ATTCTATGTTCCAAGGTTGCACAAGCCTTACAACTGCACCAGCGCTGCCTGCGACGACGTTGGCAACTTACTGTTACGATTCTATGTTCCAAGGTTGCACAAGCCTTACAACTGCACCAGCGCTGCCTGCGACTAGGCTGGCATGGTGGTGTTACGAGTCTATGTTCCGCGGTTGTACAAGTCTCGCAACTGCACCGGCGCTGTCTGCGACGACGTTGGCAGAGTCTTGTTACGCTTCTATGTTCCGCGGTTGTACAAGCCTTACAACTGCACCAGCGCTGCCTGCGACGACGTTGGCAACTTACTGTTACGATTCTATGTTCCAAGGTTGCACGGCGCTGAAGAGCATTCCGATGCTACCCGCAACCACACTGTACACCAGATGTTATAAGATGATGTTCTCCGGCTGTAAGACAATCAAAGTCTCCACAGCAAAAACTGGCGAATATACGAAAAAATATCGTGTGCCCACAACGGGAACTGGTACTATCGGAACAGAATCATTATTAGATATGTTTGACGGCACGTCAGGTACTTTTGTCGGCACGCCGACCATCAATACCGCCTATTATCTTAGTTCTGCCAATCGTATTGTCGGGTGATGCGATGCCGACCGACGGCGGTCGACGTATTGTAAAAATATTTAAGGAGTTTTTTTATGATTATATCCGGTCAAGTGTCATCAGTGCCAGATAGCGCGCCTGCGGCACAAGTCGAGACTTGCACGCTATCTGTTGGTGGTTACGGCGAAGTGCTATGTACTATTTATGAAGATGGTATGTTTCAAGCAAAACATATAACAGTGAATTCAGACAACCCAGGCAACTGCCAGATAATTTCAAACGTCGTTGTTGGCAGTTTGGTAGTACCAATGAGCACTGGAGAAAGCTATCTCGCGAGTACAGATAATTACAATGCTCTTACTCCGGTGTACGGCACCGCTTCAGACAGCATTTTTAGAATCATTGGCGACGCATCTATGAGCGTCGCCTGTTTCGTCCGCGGTACACGCATCGCCACTGGTTTGCGCTCAGCAAAAGCAGTCGAAGATATTACGTATGAAGATATGCTGCTTGTCTGGGATTTTGACAATGCTTGTCTAACGTATGCCAAACCGTGTTGGATCAAAAAGAGTGAAGCGACCACGTATTATTATAATTGCGTATTTTCGGATGGAACAGAATTGAAGGTTGTTGGGTCGGATGGCAAATCGCACCGCCTGTTTAACTGCGATAAGCAAGAATTCATTTCTGCAACAGACTGTGTTGGGCAGATGGTTATGGGGTTGAACGGCCCCGTCAAAATGTTGTCCTGTGATCGTGTCGAGGAACTGGTCGAATTCTATAATGTGGTCACATCGAAGCATATGAATCTGTATGCAAATGGCATGTTGGCTTCCTGCCGTCTTAACAACCTTTATCCGATTCAAAATATGCAGTATGTGAAGGATGACCGCGCGGTCGTCCGAAAAGGTGCATATGATCTCATCGCTCAGAAATACTACGATGATCTCCGGTTGGGCGAACGCCTACCAGGCGACGTCGACTGGATTAACCAATATGTCGAGAGGATGGACCAACGCAGGGTATAAACGCAGTATTCATTTTGATTGGACAGAGGATGCACAGCGTACTCTGGACATGAGCCGCAAGATGGAATTTGCCGGCACTAAGCAGATCCAGTGGATTCCCGGCGGCAAGTTCGAGGTCGAATATGACGCTAACGGCTATGCAAAACGGGCTGTAAAGGTCAAATAAGGCGCATAAAATTCTACTTTTATACAGCAAAAGAGGGCGGCAATAGCCGCCCTCTTTCCTTCTTTTCACGTAATTTTGTGTTATAGCTCGCTCTCTTCCAACACCCGGCCGGTACGCCAATCAAGTGTCGGGTCGTGCGACGCCCATTGCTCCGCTCCGCAGCGCGGGCACGGCTGGTGCCAGTGCCACGTTCCCCATGGATGGTTACCGTCTGGCGGATCATACGGCGCTAATGTACCGCATCTGGTACAGATCACAACAACGTTCATCTCGTTCTTCATGACATCAGCTCCCATTCATCAAGTTGATGGTGCAGCTAACTGCTCCGCAGACGGGATAGTATTATTATAAGTCGTTTAGGCTGAAAACTCAAGCATATTCAGGAGGTGCTGCTGATGTATCTCAAAATTCCACGCACAAAAATTGCACGAATCCAAATCGTAAAAACCGACCGCAAGCTGACATTGCAGCAAGTAGTCGCGCAGTATAAATGTGATGCCGCCATCAACGGCGGCTTGTATGATATGCATACGGGCGAAATCAATCCCATCCCTCTGCGTATCAACGGGCGGACTATTGCCACGTCACCGGATGGCTATTGGTGTCTCGCCTGGGATGTTGGTCCTGACATCAAAATGATTCATTCGAGAGACATGACAAAATACAAGAATGTCCTTGCTTGCGCTGCCATGCTGAAAGATGGCCGGCATACCGATTTCCATTATCAGCCTGCTCAAGGCGGAATCCGTGGCCGTACTGGCATTGGTTGTGATAAGGACAACCTGCATCTGTTCGTTTCCAACGATGGAAGCGGTGCCCTCTCCCCTACTGCATTGCGGTCTAAAATGCAGTCAAATGGCTGTTTGGACGCTATCATGATGGATTGCGGCGGCAGTTCTCAGGGATTTGATGGCAAGAAATATTACCAGTCTGAGCGTCGCCGTGTCTCGTACTGGATCTGTGTCTGGTACAAGAAGGATAGTGTGACAAAGCCCGCGGTGCCAGCTGCATCCAATAAGTGCCCCTATCCTGTGCCAACAGTGACTCTGCGGAAGGGCAATACCGGTGATGGCGTTAAGTGGGTCCAGTGGCATTTGAAACAGACAGTAGCCCCTGCTATTACAGTGGGCGGTACATTCAGTACCTATACGCATACGTCAGTTTGCAATTTCCAGCGCAAATATGGTCTTGATGTTGACGGTATCGTTGGACGGGTCACGAGAGAAAAAATGCAGGAGGTGTGTCATGGGTAAAAGAGTAACGAAAAAGCAGTTCATGAAGCGGGTGCTTCTACTCGCATTTATTCAGGTCACCATCTTCACGATTTGGCAGATGGTGGTATTCACGATCACTGGTAATGAGGCTGCGACCCTCATCCAGTGGTTTTTTACTTTATGGGGCGTTGAAGTCGGCCTGTTGATGCTGAAAAAGATTCTGGAAGGCCGCAAGCCCAAGGACGGTGGTGAGTCCAATGACACAGATTGAGAAGATCCTGTCTGTCGCCGCTAAGGAAATTGGCTACAAGGAAGGCCGTGGCAACAAGACTAAGTATGGCAAAGCATATGGTCTTGACGGTGTGCCTTGGTGTGTGCTTTTCCAGTGGTGGGTCTTCAAGACGGCCGGTCTGAGCGCCCTGTTTTATGGTGGCAAAAAGATCGCGTCTTGCTCTGCGTTGAAGAAATACGCACAGTCTAAGAAGCAATGGGTCACATCTGGATACAAGCCTGGTGATCTGGTCATTCTGAACTTTCCAAAGACTGACTGCGAAACGGATCACATTGCACTGGTAGAAAGTGTCAATGGTTCTGTGCTGACCACGATTGAGGGCAACACCTCCGCCGCCGGCTCTGGCAGCCAATCTAACGGCGACGGTGTTTACCGTAAGCAGAGGGATATTGCGCTGGTGAACGGTGCTTATCGTCCGCTGTATGACGGCGCTGTGAAGCCCGTACAGCAGCCTGCTGTAAAGAAAGTGTCGGTGTCCTGTGTGCAGGTTGGCCCCGGCTCCACAGGCAATGCTGTTATGGCTGTGCAGGCGATCCTTAATGCTAATCTGAGTGTCGGTATTAGCACTGATGGCATTTATGGCCCAAAAACTGCGACTGCAATCGAACAATTTCAGTCCGCTCATCATCTGTCCCCAGACGGCATTGTCGGCAGGGATACTTGGGCGGCATTATTAAACTAATGGAGGTATCGTTATGGAACTGGATTGGGTGAAAATGATCTGCGAGTTGCTTGTCGGTCTGGCAACTCTGATTCCTCTGGTTGTGAAGCTGATTGAGTATGTCAAGACTGCAACTAAAGAGAAGAACTGGAATGAGCTGATGCGCATGACCATCGAGTACATGAAGGTCGCAGAGAAGAAGTTTACGGACGGTGCTACTCGTAAGGAGTGGGTTATGGCTATGATCCGCACCAGCGCGGCCAATATTAACTATGATCTGGACGACGCCGCTCTGGCAAAGATCTCTACACTGATTGATGACATCTGCGCGGCTTCTAAGGTTTTGAACAAAGAAGCTGTCGGCATTACCGCTGAATAAGGCGGTGATGACCGATGAGCGTACTGTCTGAACTTGCGAAGATCCCCATTGGCTCGTATGCCACTTGGGGTGCTGTTATCTTGGTCGCGGCGACCGGGCTAGTCCAGATCGCGCCCATCAAAATCAATCCTTGGTCTGCTGCGGCCAATGCGATTGGCCGTGCAATCAACAAGGATGTCATTGCAAAAGTTGATAAGCTGGAAGACGAAATCACGGAGATGCGCAAGGTTGGTGAGAAGCGTAGAAATGAAGAGGACGAGCGCAATGCAAAAGAGGCTCGCAGAAGGATCTTACGCTTTGGAGATGAAGTTCGTCATGGTCAGAGACATAGTAAGGAGCACTGTGACGAGATCATCTTGGACATTACTGACTATGAGCATTACTGCGCCACGCATCCAGATTTTAAGAACCAGAAGGCTCAATCGACTATCAAGCTGCTTGTAAAGGAATACGAGAGATGCTTGGCTGAGAATGATTTCTTGGAATAAAATTTGAAGGCTGATTGCCGATTGCAGTCGACAAAAAGCCTTCTATCGTTTACAAAAATATTTGACAACTTTGATTATTGCCGATATAATAAAAGTGTGAAGACCAGACGGTCGCCACAACCATACAACCTACATGGTCGGGGCTAAGCCCCAAACACTGTGAGTCGTCTGTTCGCGGCAGACGGCTCACTTCATTTTGTTATGGAAATGGTCCCACATTTGGATGAGCATCCAAGTGATTCCAATAATCCAATAAGCATTCTGAAGTGTTATATGTATCACCTCCCCAGGAATTATTTCCCGCGAGGGCTCTACATTCGCCTCCATTCCGCTCTCGCGGGATGATATGGGCGACCGTCTCTTGTAACCGCCACCGTCTCTGACTGTCATGACGTGGTCTTCACAATAATATTGTACGGCTAATGGCGAATTTTGTCAAACGTTAAAATAAAGGGTACGTTTACCGGAGCAATCCGATATTCGTACCCTTATTTTTTACGTTTTACCTTTTGATCAGCACACGAGATTCGTATGTTTATCAAAAGGTAAAAATATGTAGATGGGCGACATTCATCGCCCAGAGGATTAGGGACTATGTCAGGCTCCCTACTTGGTGTAAAAGTGGTGTAATTTGAGTTTGATTATACCCGGTTTCCGTTGGTATTACAAGGTTTTACAAGATGTGCTGCACCTCCAGTGCTTTTAAGTACATCTATGTCTCACCTCGTCTCATAAGTTCTCATATCTTCTCATTTGACTGATATTGAGAACTTTGAAGTGGTATAACTTCTCATATCTTCTCATAACTTCTCAGTCAATTGGTGTAGATTTTGGTGTAAATTCGATTCTACACCAATCTGAATCAGGCCAGCTTGATTTTGCCATCTAACTGTGCGAAGCTCGCAGCCTTAATGTCGTCTGTGGCATGAGCGTAAACGTCTAAGGTCGTTGAGCTATGTTTGTGTCCCATGACATCCTGAATGACTTTGATATTTTGTCCTTGTTCACAAAGGCGTGTGCAGAATGTGTGACGCAGGACATGCGGAGAAATGTGTGGCAACAAAATAGGCTGTCGATTTTCTTCTATGGCTCGCATCTTCTCAACACAGTTGTGGTCGTGTTGGATCTGTTTGAGCACTTCGCAAAGGCGCGAAGCCCTCATTCCCTTACCGCGCTGGTTAAGGAAGATAAAGTCCGTGTAGCCATCCACTTCAAAAGCTGGTTGCGTATTGTTTCGGTGTTCGTTGATCTCTCTTAGAAGAGCAGTCCTCACTTCGGCCATCATTGGGATTGTTCTGTAACCAGATGGGGTTTTGGGGCGCAGTATCATATACCGATATCCTTCTCCGTCTGGTTGTTTGTATACCAAGGAATGGGTAACACGAATCATATTCGCTTCGAAGTCACAATCACATACCCGTAGTCCGAGGGCCTCGCCAATGCGCATTCCTGTGCCAAGCAGCACCGTGAACAAGTTCCCGTACCTCTCTGTCGCCTTCGTACCGTAGACGTAATTGACGAAGGATGTCTGTTGTTCTACTGTTAAAGCCTCTCGTTTGACGGGCGGCCTTGCGACATCGGATTTGGAGATGACTCCAAACGCGTTTGCTGCCGGATTGCTGCGAATAATATTATCTTCAACCGCTCGTTCGCATATCAGGTACACAATGTTATGAGCCACAAGAATTGTGCTTGCCGAGTATCCACGTTCGCGTGCGAGCGAGAGATAGAACTTTTCGATAGTGCTATGACGCAAAGAGGCCAGAGTTCTGTTCCCTAATTGAGGGGCAATCATTGTGTTGAAGATCAGATTGTAATTTGACTTCGTGGTCGTTCTCAAATCTACTCTGATTTCCATCATGTTCTGATATGCCTGTGCGACGGTCAACGTATTCTGAACGATCCCGTCGTCCACGTCTCGCACAATCTGCTTTTCCATATCTCGCAAAGCGATCTTGCTGCGCTTGCCTTTCGGCACCTTATCCGTTGAGACCAACGTCCAACTATAGACTGTTTTCCTATCCCCGAGGGCATCTGTATAGCGATACATATACTGGCCATCCGCTCTCTGGGATTCTCCCGGTCGTAAAATTCGTCCCTTTCGATCTCTCCTGTCTGACATAAATAATCAGCTCCTTTACTTCCGGAGCCTGACATAGTAGTTTATTGTACCATGGCAGGCGTATTTTTTCAAGGTTTTATATAAGTGTGCAGCGATCAATATAGTCCTCAAATTTCTTCCGTTTGATCTGTGCTCTCGCTCCGTTCCATAAAACATAATCGGCGTCTTGGTTTTCACTGACAATTTTGCGTAACTTAGCTTCACCGACTCGAAAATAAACAGCGGCCTCATCGATGGTAAGCGTGTATTTTTCCCAGATGGGGATCTCCTTCATAGCAACCTCCTTATGTATCCGCGCGTATAAAAAAGGGAGGCCGAAGCCTCCCTTCCATACGAAATATTGATTATGCTTACTCCTCGTCTCCGAGCATGATACGATACTCGCGAGCACCGTCATCGACGGCGCACTGGATATCGTCATCTGTGTATCCTGCTTCGTACATATCATGTACAAGCCAGTTCATGCGGTAGCTGAGGTCGGCGATTTTGTCAAGCATTTCCTCTTTACTCATATTGATTCTCCTTGAGTTTTTTCTGTCTCTGAACCTCGTGGCAATGTTTCATCCGTTGCCGAAGCTCTTCAATCTGTTCCGGCGTATACTGTCTTGTTGTTGGAGCGCGATATGGATTCTTGCCCATTCTAAACGGATGCAGAGGGCAGGTTTCAGTGGTACAGGTTTTGATATATGACTCGTGCCCACCCATACAGTCCACGCAGAAGGCATGGATAGCCTTGACGGGATTTTTCATATTTGCCATATCAATTGCTCCCGGTACTGCCGAAGCCTCCTCGGTCAGGGTTTCCAAGATGATCGACAGTTTCAAAATTCAATTTAGGTTGATTTTCAACGATACGAAATTGGCAGATGCGGTCATTCTTATGGATTACTGTATCTCGTACAGCCAACACAGGATCGTGCCACTGATCGAGGTCTCCGCAATATGCTTGATCAATGACGCCCATATGATTCGTCTGGATAATGCCCCACTTCTTAAAGGTGGAACTGCGGGGCACTACATGAGCCTCATATCCTTCCGGGAGTTCCATCGCGACGCCAAGAGGGATCAACTTGAACTCACCTGCCTTCAGTTCGACGTCTTCCGCCGCCCGCAGGTCGATCCAATCGCCGCCATCGATTTGCTCAAGCGGTTCAATGTCTGTAAAGTATTTTACCTTAATATTAAGAGGCATATAACTCTCCTTGCTTTAACTGGAATTTGAATGTATAATGGCTGAGATGGAGCTCGGTGAGCGACATGGAGCATAGTGCGCATAAGGTTCCATGCCGCGTCACCGCAACCCATCCGCCCAAAGCGTAGATACGTTTGCCGCGGAAAATGGTGGTCAGGCGCAGAGTTAGAAGCTCAGGGCGAAGCGCAAGAAAGGTGGCGCTGATCCATGAAGAAAATTCGTTTTTCCGATGTGGAGCGTCTGATTCAAGACGCCGCTTCCTTATTGGCGATCTTAACGGCCGTCCATAAGCTGATGGTCCTTGTCGCCAGGTGGTACGGTCTTTAAGCAGATGCCGTCACCTACCCCACCGGAATTGTACTCCGGTGGGGTTTGCTATATCTACGCATTGGTTATAAAGTGGTGAGGGTCACACAATAGTTTTGTTTGTGGCACCGTTATGCGCTGTTGTCACAGATTCCGCGAATCGGACGAAGCCGCTTAATTCGCCGGTGGAATCGCTTGGGCCATTAGAATAGCAGGGAATCGGATAATTGTTCCTCTCCCAGATAGACTCGCTGCGTTCCGTCTGTTCCGTTGTAATGGTCTTCTTAGTGAGCTTGCCGTTCTGATCGTATTCTTCGACGGTAATTGTTTTTGTAGTCTTGACCATAAAGTATTACTCCTTTACATATAGTCCGCAATGGCATTCTCCGGGTATTTTCTGTTCCCGAAATTCTTTACACGGGCACTTCGTATCAGGTGTCTGATCGATCCGGCATGGGCAGTAGCCGCCGTTAGCTTTCAACGCTTCTCTGATCTGCCGAACACGATCCTCATTTGGATTCAGCTTCGTTTTCATTTATAGCTCCTTTGGAACGCGGATGTAATATCTTCCCAATGTCCATCCGGCTGCTTTTTGTACATCCGCTGGTTGGTAGTCGGGCTGTCCAAACCTCCGCGCTCTGCGATATATGGACCAATCTTGATATAATCGAAGAACGGGAATGATTCGCTGATTGCCCGCACAGTGGGAGCTCCAATATAGATGGCCAATTTGATCATGGGATCAGTTGTCTTGATATAGTCGCACAGATGTGCAAGATCTTGATCATCCTGGTCCCCACCCATAAAGCAGACACAGGTAATCATGCCTTTGTATCGCTCCAACAGTTCTGGGAGTTTGTCAGCAACAAATTCGCCACGGTCTTCCCACATATAAGGCGAGTGGCACCCAGGACAGTGATGCGGACAGCCGGTGATGTTGAGGGCCAGGCTGATTTCGCCTGGCACCTCCTGCATCACGATGTCATATCCGTCAAACTTTAATCTGCCCATCATCGTAGAACCTCTTGGCGGCCTCTTCTTGTCTAGCCTCAGAGAATCTGGATACTCGCTTTAAGTATCCGATAATCCTTGTCGCGTAATCAAGATTCTCGCTTCCACACTTGGGGCAACGGTCCAACTTGTGCTTGCTGATATACCCGCAATCATTGCAGATCGTGTTAGGGACGTTGAAGGTGAAATATGGGCATCCAGTTTGGACGGCTACCTCCATAATTTTTTGGTACTGTTCCTTTGTAAGATGCTCATCCAGATTGGCATGCAGTGCGGAACCTCCGTCCAGATACTGTGTCATGAGCTTGCCATGCAGTACGAACTTGTCCAACAGGTTGCAAGTGGCATCTTCGACCTTGTAAAAATAACTGTTGTAGCAAGGACGCGGGACAACATAACCAGCCTCCGCATCCCATTTTGCATTTTTAACACCGAGATTTTCCGCAGGCACGAATTCGGTATTAAACATAATAGAATCGGTTTTGGCTGCGCGATTAGCCGTGTAGATCGGCTCAAGGATCATCTTGCCGTACTCGAAATAACGATCATTGGGCGAGATGTCAATGCCAAGGAACTCGGCGCCCTCTACGAAGCCGTTGATGCCGATTGTGAGGTACTGTTTGTCCAAGGAAATATATCCAGCATTATATACACCGAGAAGACCGGAATTGAAGTTGTCTTCGACGATGGCATTATAAGCCAGAAGATATTTGTGGACCTTCTCAATCTGCTCTCTGACACGTTCAGAGATATCTACACCATCTCTGACAGCGTTCTGCACCAGGCGGTTGATATTGATCGTCATGACGCCCTTGCTGCCGGTAGAGACGCCTCCGGCTCCAAGCGTATAGGAGAAGGAGTTGTCCTGCATCTCATTGCGCAGACGGCAGCAAGATGCCAGACTGTCAACGCTGTCACTGGTGTACGTGAAGAAGGAGTGGCCCTCTGCGTACATTTCTGCCGCGAAATCGGCCCATTCTTTATCAACATACTCGTGACCGTCGTTCAACAGATTTACAGTCTCAACGGGGAACGTCAGAATCTCTTTCAGACGCTCGGCATTGAACCACTTCATAAAGTCCTTCTGGAGGAAAGACAGCGTTTCCCAGCATGGCTCAGAACCATCTGGGAACACAAAGTTGTCGAACATGCCATGGAAATAGGGTTGATCAAAATAGGCGATGTTCCAAAACACAGACTGGAAATCACGTGCCGCGGCAGGCTGGTTGATGCTGTAAACGATCTGCTGGAATTTGTCATGGACCAGATCCTTCATGGTGCGCTGACGAAGCACACCGGAAGCCGTCACGGTTTCATCCCAGCGCTCCGTATAATTATTGCCGTAATCCTTGCGGATGAAGTAGTCCATGTACATCAGGAACTCCGGCGTAGAGACTGCTCCTGCGAATTGCGCAGCAACGGCGAACACCATATTGATAAAAGAACCACAGAAACTGTCCAGGTTCTTCGGTGCGGCTGCCATGCCGCCGAGTCCCTTCAGTCCGCTGAACAGGAACGGATACATCGTGATGCTAACGCAATATGGATAAATACTGGTCTCATCATGCTTGTAGAGTTCATGAGACTCTAACTGGCGGATATATTCTTCTGCCAGTTCTGAGTCGAACATTTCTGTGATCTTGTCCATCATCAGCAGTCGGTTGCAGCCGATTTTTTCTCTCTTGCAGAGTTCGCCGCTGCATGTAGCGATATTCTTATTTTCGACATTTGCGTTGGAGTCAACCTCACTGCCGGTCGCAGCATTGGATGCCGCACGGTATCTCTTAATGAAGTTGACGTATTTTCGATACTGACCGTTGTATTTCTCAGCGTACATTTTATACCTGCTCCTTTACCCAAGATAATGCATCCTTCATGAGAAGGAGCTGACCGTCGACGTCAAGAACAGGGACAGATGTGATTCCCATTTCCCGCATCGTCTGCACATTCTCACAAGTAGAGTACGTAATGTGGTGCGCATCTAACTGAGCCTGCAGCACTGTGCATTGAGGACAATGCGTTGTATAAAGAGTGACACTCATTCAATTTCCCCTTTCAAATTGTTGCCCAACGATAGATCATATCGCCGACTTCCGCCAGTGGCTTTTCGTTATTGACGGACAGACAGGAATCGAAGTTCTCCATCAGATATTCCTTAGCTCCAGAGAACACCCTATCGTCGTTTGTGGCGCGTCTCAAAGTTGCCATGAACCCGTCTCCCCTATCGAGCATTCGCCGCATACAAACGCCGGTAGAGGCATCTACGAACACAGGCATGATTCGCGAACTCCCGCAATAGCGTTCCTGCAGGGTTTTAACGCCATCGACATCGACAACATAAAGATCGCATTGATCGATTTGATCCGCAGTCGCGCAATACCGGTGCCCGTCGAATTCCGTATAGGCCACGATGTTTTGAAGCTGATCAAACTCACGGTCATTAACGAATGTGTGGCCGGTTTCCGATTCATATCTCGGTTGGCGTGTAGTATAAGATGCTACGGCGTTCCACCCATATTGATCATGGAGGTAGTTGGCAAGAGCCGTTTTGCCGGAGCCGGAACGCCCTACAAGCAAGATGATTCTGTGCTGCTTCATGCCGCCGCCTCCCGGATAATCAGGTCGTGTGCTCTTGGTAGTGTTTCAATCCACTGACAGAACTCTCTCCACTCCGGAAGCCGATGGTTCTTTCTCTGCTGATAAATCGTTTTGAGTTGGCGGTAATTTGTGGACATACCGGCCACCAACTGAAATCCACATGGATTGCTATACAGGACTCGCAGATAATCCTCGGGGTCTTTTGTCTCGTTGTAACGGGCTACGAGTTCCTTCATGATCTCGACCATGCGGGGATCGGTGTAGGAAATGTATTGGTTATCCAGATTGAACTTGGCGATGCGGTGCATCGTAGACTGGGAAGAAATGAAGTCCAGGAAAGTATATCTCTCAGCCTCCGTCCATGCCTTAACGGTATACCGGAGGTCGAACTGGACGATAACGCCGGTCTCCCACTGGTCGTGGCCCTCCCCGGTAGCGCTCTGAGCCAATGCCCGGATACCCTTTGTCAATTCCGTGTTCAAATCCGCCGTGTCAACTGCCATCGGATATTTAGCCCGACGAATACTCTCGTCGAGCCCGTAAACAGCAACATTTGTAATGTTGCCGAAATCAGGTACATGATACTCGCTCAAAACTGGTTCCTCCTTATCGGAATGTATGGTGTCCAATTTTTATGTGATCTGCTGCCTTCGTAGATCCGGTGGAAAAGAAATAGTAATGCGCCGGTACGGCGTACTCCTCTTCCTCCAGCACTTCGTTCACGACGTCAAAACAGTTGGCGAGTGCGTCTGGTTCCTTGATGGGAGCAGTAGTCAAAGCCGGTGCACAGACGAATTGATAGGTATTGTTATATTTTTGATAAATGACCTTTTCGACTGTGTCTGGAAATTTCTCAGACAGCGTGCGGTTCAAAATGACTTCCGCAACAGCTCTCTGGCCGTCATGCGGTTCACCTCGAGACTCGTGATAAACAACCATGGCCATTAGCCCCTTCTCCTTCTGGGAAATTGACTCGGCGATTGCTGCATATCTGGTCTCGACTGGTGTCTCGTCAACTGGCTCTTCCATTTCGACCGCAAGTTTACAGATCGCACAAGGAACTTCTTGCTCCTCGATGGTAGATAATTCCACGTTGCGCTGATCTTCTGCTTGTGTGGCAAAGCAAACTGTCGCATTTTTCAGCGACACCAAAACCAATGCCATGCTGCAGATGATTAGTGTTCTCTTGGTTAAAAGACGCATGCTTTTCCTTTCTCAGAGTGCCAGCTGTTTATGCCGGCACGATGTCATATTGTAACAGCCACCAATAGCCCTTCTTATCCTCGTGAAGATTGTGTGCATAGAGGATATCCCCCTCGGAAAACTGCGCCTTCTCGAATAGGAATGGTTTAATGAAAATACGGGAGGTCTTTCCTGACCCGATACTTTTGGCATTGGCAGCATAGCTCCACGTTTTCCCCGTGAATTTACTTTGTAGTGGGCGCACATCCAGTATGTATATCTTTCTGCGATCCGCCTCTAAATGGGTCGTCAGATCCACATACCCAAGGATCTCCTTCTGGTTTTGCGCCCGTGTGCGGAACGGCAACTCCGGGAGGTGGAGACCCATAATGTAGTCCTCCAGATCATTCAGCAGGCCGTCCATATCTGTGATGGTGTATGATTTGAGTTCGGCTCCTTTAGCTCCCTTATCCGTGCCATGTGCAGCGATGAAGGATGCCATTTGGGAATTGAGTTTCTCTTTCCGAATAGTTTTTGCGGTTCCATTCTTGAAAAAGTCCATTATGTCAACCAATCTCAAGAGTTCGGCATTATTACCAAATTGCTGGAAATAGTCGATCTTGATCAGTGGCTCCACTTTGGCTCTCTTCACGGAATGGGCATCCAGCCATCGCAGAATATCCATAAAGGATTTGTGTGGCTGCTGGGAACAGGTGTATAATGTTGCCCCCAAAGACTTACTAAAGCCCTTGATAGAAGCAATAGAATTGGTGATGATGTTCTCGCCTGTCACTGCTTTGATGCCACGATTGTCCTGTCCATAGCGGATAGGGGCAAAGTGGATCATGAAGTAGCTCTCTGCTTCTTCTTTCAAGGCATTCATCTTGTCTTTGTTGCCCTTCTTCTCGTAGATGTTCAGGGCCACTTCATAGAATTCCAAAGGATGGTGGGATTTCAGCCATGCCTCATAGAGGCTGTCCAATGCTACGCAATAAGAGTGTGATGCGTTGAAAGAATACGAGGAAGCATCCGTAATGATCTGCCAGAGCTGTGCGGCCATAGTGTCGGCATCCTCTTGGGAACGATGTTCGTCCTCAATCATGGTGCGCACCAAACCGCTTTTGAATTTTTCCTCATAAGCAAGGACTTTTTCTTTGCGCTTCTTGGCAATATTCTTGACGGCGGTATAACACTCTGACATGGGAATCCCAGCATAATGAAGCGCTGCCATTTCCTGCTCCTGATAAAGGATGAAGCTGTTCGGCATTTCTTCCGTCCGAATGAGTTCGTCAAAAGCTTTGACACCATACGCGAATGGCGAACGGGCTTCAAAAATCTTATACATTGATTTAAATCCAGGACGGATAGCGGCTACAAAGGCGCACAACTCGGAGATGTTGGATGGTTTATAGACACGTACTCTGGCGGAGGTTCCCTCTCTCTCTACCTGATTCAAGCAGAGCGTGCAGCCCTTATCATACATGTTCCAGGTGGTTTGATCACCGCTTGTCCAGGACAATAGTTCGTTCACATTCGGCGGTTCTCTTCCGATACGACGAAAGGCTTGATAGATTAGATTCACGACCTGCACAGTCAGCAGGTCATTTTTCAGGAAGTGACATTCTTCAGCCCAGTGGCCGTCCATGCAGCAGCAAAGGTGATCCTTCACACGCACCAGTCCAATTTCACGACGGATACTGCCTTGATAGAGCAGATAGGAGCATGGGGCCACCGACCACGAGGTAATAAGGCCCAAATAATCTTTGCTTTTTGAGAAGATCTCACGGTACTGTTCATCGATATAATCAAAAGGATCGATCTCTGTATCGTCATCTTCATCCTGATGTTTGACGGCCATTTCATACCGTTTGATTTGATCTGACACAGTATTGGCCAGTTCGAACGGCACGCCCTGAGATTTGGCATAAAGCTTCCATGCTGCAGATACCTTGGCCGTGCCATAAGCCACCATGGGGTATGCATGATCTTCTCCCAACACTTCCTGTTGAGCGCGAGCAAACGGCTCCTGGTCAGCCACATTAAAGTCAATATCGGGTAATGTGCCAGACTCTAAGATTCTGGTCGTACTCATAAAGCGCTCCGGATACATTTTTACAGAAGCGGCAATACGGTCGACTTCAGTGAAACCCAGAAGCTTATTGGTGATGAAGCTCACGGCAGAGCCTCTTCCCGTCTTCGTCAGCCATCCACCGTTCTCTTTGCCTTTGCGGATGATATGGTAGTTGTCGATGAAGTAATCAGCCATGTGGGTATCCACAACAGTTTGGACTTCACTTTTGATTTCGTCCTCGTAGTGTGGCCATTTTTCTCTCGGAATGTCTGTCTTGTACGCATCCCATCCCGACCAAACCAGTCTTTTATATTCTTCGTCTCGTTGCTCCTGTGTCCAGTCGGGATACAGGGTCGGCATTTTGATGTCCGAATTGAAGATTGGGCTGTCATATTCTTCTACATCACAGAAGACCTGTGTATTGTTGATGGCGTCCATGATGTCGGTATGGGTCAATACGCCCTGCTTGGCAAACCGCTCGTAGGCCGTATTCCCATCCGGCATATCCATGTACCAGTTATCTTCATCTGCATAGTGCATGCCTTTGCTGTTGATGAAGTCAATTCGGTTCTGGTCTTCCTGTGGGAAGATAAAATGGCTGTCACATCCCATGATCAGAGGAGCTTTGATCTGGTTATGCAGCTTCAGGACACGTTCGTTGATTTCCCGCTGCTTATCCGTGTCGTGATACTGGACTTCCAGAAAGAAATTCTTGCCGAAATGGTCAAACAATGTTGTCCAAATATCTTCAGCATCCTCATACCACCAACCAGCAAGACAGGCGGATGTGACCCAGACATCATCCTTTGGCAGGGACAACAACAGAGGAATATCAACTCTGGGACGGCCGTAGAAGCCAGTCAAATTAGCTTCAGACAGAATGTCATTCAGACATTGCCGCCCATGTTCATTCTTCGCTCCAAGAAAAATATGGCAGTTGGTACTGTCCTTTTCCAAGCGGTCTTTGACCCAATACGCTTCCGATGCAAATAGCATCTTCAAGCCATATTGTTTGGCCAGTTTGTAACACTCCCAATAGTTGCCCTGCCAGCCGTGTTCGCAAGTGGAAAGAATAGTCTGGCCCAGTTCGACAGCCCGCTTTGCGTAGGCTTCATTGGTGACAACGGAATCCGAGATGCGGACATTGGTATACATGGAATGGCGATGGTAATTCTGATACTGGATCACATACCATCACCCCTTACATTTCCAATGCGTCCGCCCAGGTACTGATCCACCCACGATGGTTGGTATGCAGTTCGCAGACCGCACAACGTTCCTGCCCGCGGAAGTGCTCCAGATACGGGATAAAGCCACTGCGGGAAGCGTTCTTGACCAGATCACACTGCTCCTTTTGGCCAATACAAATGACCTTGCAGCCATCTGTGACACGGGTCAAAATCGTTTTAATCTGGTCAACGAATCCATTTTGCACTTCATCAAGGAGCAAAATTGTACGCGGACTAATTGTCCGGCCACGCATCCAGATGTCGGTTACGCAGGTGATATACCCTCCACCTTGCGCTTTCCAATCATCGGAAGGCGTATTGATGTCGGTATACGGATTGATGTCCAATATGGGCGCTGCGTCATACAGAGGCAGGAAATACGGTGCCAGCTTCTCTTCTGTGCTGCCAGGCCGATAGCCGCACCGTGCTTCTTTTTCACTGTGCGGAATCATGAGATACTGGATCTCATCGTACTGGCCGCTCTTGACCAACAGCTTGGCAGCCCCCAATGCGGTCACAGTTTTACCACTGCCGCTGCGAGCGTTACAGAACACAATGTCAATGTCCGGATTGAAGATACAGGAAACAAAATGCTTCTGGTCTTCATCCAACTGCAGGCCATAGAAATTCATATTGTCGATTTCTGCTGGAATAGAAACCGGCTCCTCAGTCAGAGGAGCCGGTTTTTTCTTATTTGCCATGTAAATTCTCCTTACTGGGGTTGATGTGGGCCGAGGACTTCAAGGTCATAATTTTCTGCTTCCACCAGCGAAGGTGTTTCATATGGAAGTGGTACGCCCTTATAGTCCGAATCGGCGTCCCACTGGTATTGGTGGTCTAAAGTGTCCAGCGTGTCATAAAACCGCTTGCTGGGCACATCGTAATAGAGCCCAATGGTCTTACCAGCACCGGAACCAAAACGATCTTTCAATACCTCAATGGTCACGTCATACGGAATAGGCTCCTGCACCCAGCCTCCCTTGCTTTTCATCATCTTTCCCTTCTTTTCCTCTGGCCGGACACGATACAAAGCCAGGACTCGGTGTGTCAGGTTGACGGCGGCGGAAACACCCTGCAAATCGAAGATGGACATTTTGCGATACATATCCATTTTCTTCGGATGCAGAACAACAACACAGCAGACATCCCACTGTGTAGCGAAGGACACGATATTTCGGATGAACTCTTCCTGCTTCTGATATTTGTTGTTATCGTCATTCTCCAAATCCATGGACGTTAAATTATCGAACACGAGAAAACGCACGCCATATTTCCGGACAACAGATTCCGCCGTCTGCATGATATGGGAAACCTTTTGATCAAAGCTATCCTTATAAAAGAAAATTTTCCCTTTATAGAATTCATTGATCTTCTGGGCCACATCATTGCGGACACGATAATAAAAACCATGACCAACCGTCTTTTCATATTGATTGAGCCCACGCCGTCCGGCATGGACATAGTCAATCCAGCTCTTCAACGACGGATTACTGAGCTCTCCACTGTAGACAAACACCGGGAAATCTTGCTCAACAGCCTTGCAGATCAAGGTGCTCAGTAAGCTGGTCTTGCCGCTGCCTGCAGTGCCTGTAAGCACAGTGGTACTTCCCATGTAGAATTTATCCAGGGTTTCGTCCATATCGGCAATACCGGTTGTAACGCCAGTCACTTCCGACATATCGAATTTCTTGACATCCGCATAGTCAACGATCGACGGGATCTCGCTGTCTCTCGCGTCATTGATCACAGCCTGTACGACCTGTCTGCCGGCAGCGCAGTACAGCTCATTTAAGTCCTTCGCTTCGTGTGGATCGTGCCCAGGCTCATCAATGCAGATTGCGACATCAGCCACCTTGATCCGGTACTCGCCAAGGCGTGTACTGACGGCTTTGAGCCACTTTCTACCGGTTTCATCATTGTCCGGGACTAAAATGATCTCCTTAAATTGTTGGAGCCATTCCCAGCAGTTTGCGATCCAGTTGAAATTCTGTTCTCCGCTGTTGATGCTGACAGTATTCGGGAACCCACATTCAATGGCGGTCATCGTATCTGCTTCGCCACATGTAATGATCAGTGGCTGATCCGGATTGATCCGGTTCATATTCCAAAGAATATCCATGTGATCTGCGTTTGGCAGATGCCAGAACCGGTGCTTTTGTTCCTTGGTGTTATGGCTGCGAACCTTAACGGTCACCAGCTCTCCTGTCAGATCGTAGTATTGAAGCAACGAGTTGCCATGCTCATCTTCTTGTACGTCGAGATGATCAAGAGTCTTCTCTGAAATTTGTCTACCCTTCCAGTAAGCGTTAACACGGTCGCGATTCGCTGCGTACTTGGGATTCGGATACCGATAATCACGGATTTTTGCGTGCCGGTCAATTTCCGAGAAGTCATACTGGTAACCGGCCTCCTCAAACAATTTGCGGCATGCTCCGACGAAGCTCGCTCCATCCAGCATATAAGCGCTGACAAGATCAATCGTGTATCCGCAGCTGAAACAATGAAACAAATGGCGCTTTGGGTCATAGGAGCAACTCGGCGTATGGTCATCGTGATCAGGATTGGGACAACACCCCAGCTTGCGCTGGGGGTTGTACTTCTCCATCTGCAGGATCTCCTGCATCAGATCTGCGTTGCGATCACCGAGCTGCTCTTTCGCTTGCTGAATAGCCCCCCGGTCAATCAGTGTCATTTACTCCTCGCAATCTCCGCAGCAAATGCAGCCGTCATCGTCGTCATCTGCATAGCCGATCATGATCTTCAAATTGCCGTACTCGTCAACCTCAAAATCCTGCAGCATCTCGTCGGAGACATACATCTGAGTGATGCTGCCATCGCTGTACTCCATCTCAACACAACCGATCGGCTCGTCTTCTGCCAACAGGCGCTGGAAAATCGTCTGCGTGCTGGGACTGCCAAACGAATTGTATGTATGATTCGTACTGGATTTTAAGACCATGACGAGCGCATCAAATGACTGGAACTGATACGCTTCTGAGCCGATATGTGCGATCTGCTCAGTGATATTCATCACGTCCAAATCAGCAATGTCCTCCATCGTCAGGTTGATGGTCTCCATATTCTCCAGAGTCAAAGAGATGTGAGTGATTGCCTTCATAAGAGTTCCTCCTAAAAGTTTTGATAGAATTGACTGCGACTGCAAAAATGCTTGCTTCCACAAAGGAAATTACAAAAGAAATTGTTCTTCTTGAATTCTGAGAGGGGTTTGTTCTTCGCATCGTATTCCATGGATATTTGGTCCCAGAAATCCGTGTCTTCGTAGATTGTTTGGATGGTACCGGTGAACCAGCTCAACGCTGCCTCCTGATCTTCATCACAATACGGAATGGTCACAATTGTTCCCGCCCGGAACATATCGAAGACCAGTTCTTTGGGGCGTTCCCCATAGTTCAGATACACCCAATACGCATACAGGTAGAGTTGGATTGCGTAATGCGCCTGTTCTTCCGGAGTTTTGAACTCGCTTTTGCTTTTGTGGTCGACCACGATCAGGCGACCATCGCGCTTATCTCGCACAAGCAGATCGATATAACCGAGGAACTTACGCCCCTCGATCTCAAATTCGACTTTGAGTTCCACCCCGAGGATCTCCCAGTAGTCAGGAAATCCCTCGAAGGATGCGAACAGCTCCCTTCCGCGTTCATAATAACGGTCGGCCATCGACTTCCCTCTGATAGGAGGAAAATCGTTGTGCATATATTGCGGATATCGTTCATCGTAGGCATCCAGCAGTTCAAAATCGGCCAGCGCACCCTTCTCATAATCCTCAAAAATGGAATGACAAAGCGAGCCCCAGTCTGCAAAACCGGAGCCCGCTTGTTCAACGTGGTCTAGGTAATGAAGTTTCCAGCCGTAGGGACATTGCTCATACGAATTAACACGGCTAAAACTCCACACCATCTTATCTAATTGTTCCTGATAAGGGGTGCCCAAAGAATCACCCCATTAGAAAGGGAGATCGTCCTGATCGTCTGCAGCTGCGCTCTGAGCGCCATCCTTCTTATTGGAGCCGAAGTAGACGTTTTCTGCGACAACATCATAAGCAGTCCGCTTATTGCCGTCCTTGTCCTCATAGGATCTGGTCTGCAGTCGGCCAGAGACGACCATCATGTCGCCCTTTGCAAAATACTGCGCCAGGAAATCAGCAGTGCCACGCCAAGCTGTGACATTGATGAAGTCTGCCTCACGCTCGCCGGTCTCCTTGTTCTTGCGGTCACGGTCAACAGCGATGCGGCAGGACACTACGTGCACATCCTCGCCGACAGTACGTAATTCGGGATCGGCCACCAGCCGGCCCATCAGATCAATGTGATTCAAAGCCATATTAGTTTTCCTCCAAGTCATTCAAATTTGCCAACACTGCGTCGGCGGTTTTAAAATCTTCAATGCGATTGTAATTTGCCGTGGACACCATAACATTCTTGATCGCCGCGACGATATCGTCCTTGGAGACGCCATTAGCCTGCAGCTTTTTGACCTTTGCGTCGATCTCTATGATCTTGCTGGGAACGTCGTTGGCAGTAGCGGCGGTGGTCGCGGGAGCGGCAGTATTCTTGGTCTTCGGTGCAGGCGTTTCGCCGCTGTTAGCCCAATCATAAATCGCTTCACCGTCTGCCTCGGTCAGAACGTCATAACGATCTTCAAAGAGGTGTGTATTGTCCTTGGTAGCGCTAAAACGGTGAGTGGCCTGATCGAGATTCAGGGTAACCGTGTAGTTGAACTCTGCGCCGTCCCGCTGCGTATATCCGAGGCCGACCTTCTTTGGGATCTTCTTGCCGTTGCTATCCTCAAGCACATACTCATCCTTGCCTCGCACCGTGGCAATGATATGGATGGGAGCCTGGAGGATCTTTTCCATAAAGGCATTGTGTCTCGGTGTGACAGACTTCCATTTGGTATATGAGTTAGAGCCCGGCATATTGTTTACCAGGTCGAGGCAGAAGTTCCACTCGTGAGAAGTGGAATCGATCACCAAAACCTTGTAACCAGCCTTAACTGCCTCGTCGATTGCTTCGATGTACTTCTCAGGAGAATACGGTTCCTCCAGCTGCATGTCGTCGAAATCAAACTCATTGGCGTAATACCGGATACGTCCGTTCTCCGTGTCAACAACCGCTACGCGGCTGCCACACTTTCTTGCCATACCTGTGGCAAGCCGGAGGGCACTGTAAGACTTGCCGCCACCACTGGGGGAGTTCAGCAAAATCTTGGCCCAGATTTGTTCTCGCTTTGCTTTTTGGAATGCCATTGCTAAAACCTGCTTTCTGTTATATTTAGAAAATGCATTTTGCATGATCTATCTCTTTTGCTTCTTGGCCGGCTTTTCCGGTGGGTATACGACAGAATCAAAGTCTGCCGGAGTTGCTGCTTTTTTCATCAGTTCATACCCATCGGATGTGCGTCGGTATAAAAAATAAACACTGCGATCCGGCTTGGAAGTTACCAGCCATTCGCAGTGATCATTGTCTATGTAAGAGACCCAGCGAATGTCCTTCGCCGGGACTGCTTTGAGTTTTTTGGGCGTTGATGCCGCCATTTTTGCATCATCCTTTCTTAGGTCATAAGAGTGGGAGATTCTGTCCTCCTTCAACCTGCCAAACCGTTGAAAACCCTACACTCTTTAGTGGAATAAAGAAATTTGAGAGTCCTGAAAGCCTTGTGCCGCAAGGGTTCTAAGAAACTATAAAACAGTAGTTTTGTGACGCTTAATTCAAATCGTAGAATGGAGACTGTGTTCGCCGCGCTTGCCCGATCAGTCCCAATGTTTCACGATCAAGCACGCCCAAATAAACCAACAAGCGCCGTTTGGGAATCGTTACGACTTGCTCGGCCAAAACAATGCTGGCCGTCTTCAAGCCATTGAGCGTGCTCGGATGTACCAACACATGAGTCGGCATGTACTTGGCCTTGTTGACACGGGAAGACATGGGGATCACTTCAACTGTTGTGCTGAAACGGTTGCCGATATCGTTTTGAGCGATTACCACAGGGCGCTTGCCAGACTGTACGTGGTCATCTCCTAAGAGGTCTGCAAAAAAGACATCTCCAAAATGGGGCTGCGGTACTTCGTAGTAACTCATAACAGATCTCCTTTCAATGATTATTGGCATAAAAAGAGCCCCGCCGAAGCGGGGCTAAGAACAATATTGTATGTTTTTATAAGTGTGCTTGCTTGAGAGAAATAATTTTCCTGATGGTTTGTCGCAACTCTTGGATAAGAATATCTCTTCGCAGGCCGTTCTCATCTGGCATAGGGTTCCGCACGGTCTGCGTGCACTGACGCATGCTGGCCTCTCTATTCGCCTTTGCTTTAGCACAAGCTTGCTCTAGTTGACGGCGCTCTTTGATTTCTTGCTCATAATTCCTTGGAGTGCCTGGTCTTATATAGCCTAAGCTATTGCGATAAATGCGAATATCGTCATATGCAGGGATTTGTTGCTTAATCCAATCGCTCTTAATATAGTATCCCTGGCCCATCCAAAAAAACTGGTCAAAAGGGTGTAATGCACCAGAATCCATTTTAATTTCCTGTTCCCACGCCTGTGCTTCTCTGTCGACATATGATGACGGCAATTCTATGATAGGGATGATCTTTTCCAAAAGAGGTGCAGATAAACGTACATTCTCCTTATGAATAAACAACTGTTCGCCATGATCAACAAGTTCCTGTAAAGCTTGTGCGATAGCTTTTTGAGATATCGGCTCACCCATAAGAGCTTCACTGTATTTCTCTAAGTCGTTGCCGCAGAGGTTTCTAAGTCCGGCCGCCTGAGCCGATTGTAGAACAACTGGCTCTAACTCTTGATAATGATTCCAGCTTAAAACATACAAACTCCCGACAAATTCATTCTGCCCATCGTAAAGATCAATACTTTTCCGTGCTTTTTTGCCTGACTGATAATCAGCCGCCTTGCAAATGCTTCCACCTATCCAAAGGAACAGTGCCAATGTAATTAACCAGGCCATAGATCACCTCACTTTAAGTTAAATGCCTTTTTATAGGCATTGTACATCAATAATGCATCCCCCGGATACGCAGCCGGAGTATTAAGCCCATTGCGCCCGTAGTCGAGGATGTCTGATAATTGACGTCCGTTTCTCTCCATAAGATACATGCGATGTAGCCAACCCGACTTTGCAAGCTCACTATACTTTAATGGTTTACAAAGATTATGCGCAGTCAGTGTTTTTGCGGCAACCGCCAACACGTTCGCCGCGTCTACTTGATTTGTAGAGGCGTCCGACGTCGTTCTGTTTTGAATTGCAAGCCGGTACAAAAAAGCATTTGAAGTATATGTCCGTATCATGGTCATGTTATTATCTCGACGAGCACAAGAAAAACTATCGTATCTCAGCAAGATATCGGCTATTTCTTCATCGAAGCACAAGCGAACACGCTCCGTTTCGATGTACTTGTTTTTAATGTTGACTTGTTCCCTCTCGATTGTTCCGGCTTCTTTTAGCGGAACTCCAACCCACGCAAATACAGTCACTGGGTATACTGGCAGTCCATCATCCGGTGTCCACACCGTGTTTAATATATTTAACAATGCCGAATAATTTGGCCAATATGTTTCCTTCGCTCCAGTCACATAGTCAACATCCTTGTATGAAATCTCCATAGCTGGATTATCTTTGCAGTAACCACAGCTATCAGCCCATTTAAAAAATGACCGCATCATTAGGATGTATGTTCTAATCGTGCTTGGCGAGGTTGAGCAGCGACTATTTAACATTTTTATCAACTGGTCTGGCTTCGACAATACGAACGGCGTCTCAGTTGTGGTTTCATATTCTTTGATCCATTTCCACATTCCATTTGTATTGATGCGTGCTTGTTTAGCTTCGATCGTCGCAATATATTGTTCAAACAATGGCTTTGGCTGTTCCATATGGCACCTCCTATTAGAGTGAGATTATACCATATTCGTTAGATAGCGTCAAACATTTGGAACAAACTTATCAGCTCCGTCTTCGAATATGTAACAGCCAAATAATCTTCGTTTTCACCATATGTGGGATCAACATCGTTAGGGTTTGCGTGGGCGATCAGATAGTGCTCTGCGTATTCTATATCTTCTGGAACAAGCAAAGAACATACCGGAAGATCTGTCAGGCATACCGCTGTGCTCAGGATATCTTCGCTCGGTTCGGCAATGCAAATGCGTCCGTCCTCGTTTTTGCTGAAGGAAACTGGGTACTCTTCATCAATCCAATATCCCGCAAATTTCATCCTGTTTCTCACTCCCCTTTCGTCTGACGCACGGGCTGCTTAGCCCGTGCGTCGCCCACCATTCCGGGCGTTTTTTCGAAGCATTTCGTCTGCTACCTGATCAGCCAATGTCAAATCACTTGGTGGGATGTCTTCTTCCCACAACTCGGCATTGCCACAGCGCAAACATTTTGGATGCTTGTAATGTCCTTTACGGAATGCCAATCCGCACTGATCACAATAGCAATAGATCACACATTTTCCTCCTGCAATTGGATTTTTACAAAGTGTTCCTCCATTTCTTTAGCCGTTACAATGCCTGCTGTATTTTTCATAAATAGGACAACGTAGTCACCCTCATGAGCAGTTGCGGTCGAGCCATCTACCTTGTGAAGCACAACACGCGGTGGTGTAGAAAGAATTACATCCAACTCCTTCGTGTTGGTGGCCCAGGTTGGTATTGCTGTATCGCCGACGCGGAACGCCTCGCAAACCGATTCGTTCAGACAGTATGTGAAAGTCGGTTCCTCGTCGGCTGCATCATCTTCGTGGTGCCACCTGCCATCTGTTCCCGGATAAAAACCATGATCCTCCAAAACTTCGGATAGAACACTTAAACCTATCCAATAGCTAAGTAGGATCACTGCACAGGAAATTGCCAAAATTCGAAACCACATAAGCATCACCTCTCTATGTTATTGCCACGGTGCTATGTGCCGCCGCTCCATCTCCGCTCGAATCTGCTTCAGGAATTGCATCCACGTTGCATAGTCGCAATCCATTCCATAGGACGGGGCCTCCCGAATGTCGCGCTCCATGCAGCCAATGGTTTGATCATCGAGATACGGAAGCAGAGGGAAAACAAAGTCACAGACCAGCTTCGGCATATAAGTACAGCGCCCCAGACAATATCGGATGGCGCATGTTACAAGACAGCCGAAATCATGATCGGCAAGATCAATATTTGGTTTTTTGTTCGTACTCATATTCCTCCTAAAATCGAACGTATGTTCGTATTATAATAACGTCCGGCCTAAAATGCTATAGGCCGATTCAACAAGAATATGCTCGAAAAATCTACAAGCGTTTATAAACCCTTGGAATTACAGGATTGGATCACCTTTTTGATGTTCAAAAAGTTCTCCAACTTCAACATCCATGGCGTCTGCCAATTTACACAGGCAACGGAGCGTCGGGTTCGACCACTCATTTTCGATTCGGAGAATGTGTGTGCGACTGATGCCAGATCGCCTTGATAACTCTTTCGCCGATAATCCGCGCTCGGTACGCACTTGATACAGTAAGATTTTCATAATATCACCGGAAGTAGCTTGCCCTCCCACTTCCAGTCTATACTCCTTACGTGCACATATGTGTGACCGTTTGGCTGGCTCTTAGTGCTCTTTAAAGACAATCTGTTGCCCATTTTGTAAGGACCAACAGCCACCATCTGTAATGGCACAATTAGCACAGTTTCCAGAACACGGAATGGCGTCTGGTCTTGCTGTCGTTGTACCGTCTTTGAATTTCACGTGTGCTTCTGGGAGATTATGAGGGTTCTGCATTTTGAGACCAGTCCACCCACTAAAGATCAAATGCAGATTTGAGGGGATCGCAGCGCCGGAATCCAGAAATGCATTAACCAATTCAAACTTTTTGGTAAAGCATAAGATTTGGCAATGTGTTTGGCGAGCTGCCACACCGACCATCCTGATCAGATAGCTCATATCCGGAATGTCGCCGCTCACATGAAAACGAAAGAAGCGGCTCATCATAACAGCCGCTTCTACTTCTCTCCAATATGTATCCGGTTCGGTTTTGAGAACATGCAAGTTCGTTCCGTATGCCTTTCTCACGGAAGGCCGCAGCCGTTCGATCTTAGCGGCATAACACTTTTTCTGACAATCGCACTGCCGACAAGTCAAGATAGATGGCAGAGACACACTTGGGATTTTACCCATTTTTATATTTCCGCCGGAAATACTGATGTGAGCCAAACCAAAAACTCCTTTCTGAAAATGGGAGGGCAACCGAAGTCACCCTCCCATTTCATATCAAATTATTAGCCGAGATAAATTGTGAGCCCCACTCCAACGCCGAGTGGGATCGACCAAAGCAAAAATGGCCAGATTGCTTTCAATGTCACAGCCAAAGCGATAGGACCTACAATCATCAAAAGACCAACCACAACTACAAGGATGCCGAACACACAACAGAGCAACAGCTTAGCCCATTCGGGGAGGTCATCCCACTCGACAGGTTCTTTCTCTTTTTTCATTTCGTCACCACAGTATTGGCACCCTGAACGGTCACCCAGCCATGCTCCATACGGGCTTCAGCTTCCTTCATACGAATCAGTTCGTCTGTAATAGAAGCGGCGATAGTACGGTTGGATTCAGCCTCTGCCTCAGCTTCAATCAGCTTCACGGCAGCCTTGGATTCTGCGACCACCTTATCAGTTTCCGCCTGAGCCTGGGCTGTCTGCTTAGCCAGTTCAGCGATCTCCGCATCCTGCTTAGCTTGTTCCTTGGCCTGCACCTTCTGCTGCAGAGCGGAATCCAGTTCTACATCAATGATCAGAGCACTGGAAACGTTGATACCATACTCTTCAGACAGCTTTTCATTTAAGTAAGTAGTGATTGCCTGGTTGACTTCGGATTTCTTGTCAGAATAGATGTCCATGACCGAAAATTTCGGCGTGACTTCTTTAACGTAGGCAATGATGCTGTTCTGGACTCGGCTTTCTACAATGGATTCACCGTCCATGCCATTGAATTTCTTATAAAGATCAATGACTCGGTCAGGCATGAAATTGTAATTGACAGTTAGATTGACCTTGACCATGCCACCATTAGCTGGTGCGTCGATTGACCAATCAGGGTGTTCTTTGTCGTTGTAGTCAGCCGGATCATCAGAGAATACGATCTGTTGCTGGCTGACGGGAAACTGCTTGACATGCTTGAAGGGTGACATCAGGTGCCAACCTTGAGACAATGTCTGTTCTTCAACACCGTGAGCGGAATACACCACGCCTACATTGCCGACAGAAACCCGCTCAATAGACATCACGACACCCAAGGCAATTACAATGGCCGCAAGTCCAGCCAAAATCTTTTTCATCATTTGTTCTTTCCTCCAGTAAATAAAGTGATTAGTATATAAACGGCCGCCGCAACTACGACGAACACGGAGAACATTTCTTTCATGTGATCCTCCTTTGATCATGAATCCGCAAAAGCCAGACAGCTCGCGCTAAAATGGCAGGGTCTCTGTACGGCAAGTCATATCCAGTAGAATGGTCAAAGTTTTGGAACGATTCTGCATACGGTGCTTCTACCGCCTCCGTTGGAAAATCTCTTTGCAGTTGTTCCAATTCCAGGGCCCAATTCTTCCATTGCTCATCCGTGACAATCGATTCGTTGTAGGCATAGTAGATGGCGCTATGCACCAGTAGCTGCAATCTGCGTCGCTGGATCAGCGACTTAATTTCTTCGTTGATCATAAGTATTTCTTCCCCCTGTACTTGGTCGGCAACGCATATACAGTGATCAATCTGGAGCCACTAAAGATAAAGAGTGCCTCCCCGTAGATCCGCATCTGGTTGGCATTCCCGTAAGATAAGTAGACACTATCCAGATAACGATGCAAAGACCCACGGGTTTCCCCGTGGGTCTTTCCTTCCGTATATGCTTTATTGGCCATCCGTTGGCCAGCCTTCCGATTCCATCCAAGACGCTCCTTCATTCGGTCATAGGCATGCTCGGTGATGACAATATCCATATCATGCCTTGGGCAGACTAGCTTCTTGCCGAACATACCGATCTTCCGTTACCAAATAACGACAGCCATCATTCAGATTATTCGCCACACAGCTCAGAGAGATCGCCACTGTTCCTATGGCTGCTTCAAACTCGTCAAACGCATCTTGAAATTCTCTGCTGGTTCCTTGCTCCCCGATTTGGTTCACCAGTTCTTTGAGAAACGCAAAGTAAGCGTCGCGCATTTCATTATAGTAGCTGCCCAGCTCATAGATTGCCGCCTGCATCGTGGTTGAGTTGGCATACTTAAAAAATTGTTCTTCCATATAAAGCCTCCTTTTACATTTAGCTGAAATAATCTGCCGGAATTTCTTGGAATGGCGAGGCAGGGACCGGAGTGACACAGAGCCCCGTCTCCTGTGCCTGCCCCTTCTGAATCTGCGTTGCTTGCTTCAAATCGAAGATAATAACATCTTCCTCAGCAAAGCGCACACCCGGAGCACGCAGGGGCACATCAGCTCCAACGCCCATGCCAGTCTTGATGAGAGCCACTAAAGCCCGGTTGCCAACGGGCAGTGTCCGTTTTTTCTTGGCCACCATATCCTGAGTAAAGAATTTCATTGCGTTTGGTGTTTCTTTGGTGCAGGGCTGCAGGGCGACTTGACTTTTATCCCGGCTGATAAACAACCGAACAAACCCCGGATACCCCATTTCAGATGCGGCGGCTAAATTGAATGACAAACGGTTTTTCAAAATACGAACTTCCGCAATGCTGAATGTGCGGGGCACCCCAATCACATCAAAATTATCCAAAATGCTCACTTCTTGAACTCCTTTCTGGGTTTCACTACGCAAAAATCGCTGAGAATATCAGGCGTTGCATCCTGCATATCGGTGACCGCATCCAAACTCGGAATAACGCTGGGCAGTTCTCCATTGAGGATCTTTTGCACTTCATTCCAAACATCTTTGGATACGATCGGATCGTGATAATCCTGCAGGTAGAATTGGTCAGCACGGCCGTCATTTCGAATGGATTTATGAGAAAACAAATCAATCGTGACAGTCTTCTGCATCAGCACATCGCCACAGTATTTTTCATTGGTCAGGATTCCATGTACGGTAGAATAGCTCCACCGTGCCCCACGGGGTGACGGGATGCCTTGCAGGTTCAGAATGTCGGCCACTTCGCTGATGGTTCTGTCGTCTAAAATCATCTGATAAATCAGCTTGACGACGGCAGATTCCAAGGGATTGATGGTCAGTACCCGCTTTTCCCGGTCATATCCATACAGATCAGCCAGCTTTGGCAAGCCTTTAGCAAATCGCTTTTGGAAACCCCACTTGATGCTGGAAGACTTTGTTTCGGATTCTCCTTGAGCAATAGCCGCCATGACGATCATTAAAAGCTCACCGGTTTGTGTTAATGTATTGATCCCAATATCCTCAAAATAAACAGCTACGGGATGTTCTAGCGCTTTTAATTGCCGGACAGTCTCAACACAGTCCACTACATTTCGAGCAAATCTGGAAATGCTTTTAGTTATGATCATGTCAATTTTCCCGTCTATACAGTCTTGGATCATTTGGCGGAAGCCGGCTCGACGTTTGGTTGATGTACCAGAGATTCCGTCATCCGCATAAACTTGGCTGAGTATCCAACCGGGATGATTGGCCACATACTCTTGATAGTATTGGTATTGAAGCTCATAACTGGCCTGCTGCTCCGTACTGTCGGTACTGACTCGTACATAGGGCGCTACTCGGATGGCTTTTGCGAAGTCTTCTTTGGCGTTCAAATGAAGTGTTGCGGGGATATGCTCAACATGATTTTCGCGTGCGTAAGCATTTTGAATTTCTGTTTGTTTGCTGTCTTTCTGTACCATCGAATCACTCCTTTACTGATATGTAAAAGCATTGTAATGGAGCGATATATAAAGCTAATTTACTTGACAGACGTAGACACCTGCATTTTACGAATGATCTCGGCGATCTGATTTGCCACACGGACGAAATCCGTTTCCAGATATCCCTTCGTGGTCATGGCAGCAGTGCCGATACGGACACCGCTTGTCTGTACAGGGCTGCGAGTGTCGCCTGGGACCATATTCTTATTCAGTGTGATATGGTGCTTGTCCAGTTCGTCTTGCACCTGCTTACCCGAAAGGCCGGTGTCAGTCAGATCCAGCATGAACAAATGATTGTCTGTGCCGCCGGTGATCACCTTGAAGCCGAGTCGCATAAACTCTGCGGCCATTGCCTTGCAGTTCCGCACGACTTGATGGATGTAGTCATGGTAATCCGCCGTCAGGGCTTCCTCCGCACAAACGGCCTTACCTGCAATCACGTGCTCCAAAGGTCCTCCCTGCGTGCATGGAAACACGGCGGAATCCACCTTCTTGGCCAATTCCGGACGGCAAAAAATCATGCCGCCGCGAGGGCCACGAAGCGTCTTATGGGTTGTGGTCGTGATGATATCTGCAATACCAAACGGTGTCGGATGGTCGCCAGCGGCAACCAGGCCGGCGATATGAGCCATATCCACCATGAAATAGGGATGATAATCCGCATCAGAATTTCGCTTGATAATGTCGCCGATGCGTGCAAAATCAATGATACGAGAATAGGCACTGGCACCTGCCAACACCAGCTGCGGGTGATGCTCGATCAGTTTCTTTTCCAGGTCACCGTAATCGATATAACCGTCTTCGCCAACGTCATACGGGATAATATTGAACAGTTTACCGCTAAAGTTGACCGGAGAGCCATGGGTCAGGTGTCCGCCGTTATTCAGGCTCATGCCAAGGATCGTATCACCAGGTTCCAGCACAGACATATACGCCGCCAGATTAGCGCTGCTTCCGGAATGGGGCTGTACATTGACGTGGTAGTTCGTTTGAAACACTTCCCGCCACTTCTGGCAGCAGTAGGTTTCAATGGCATCCACGCATTCACAGCCGCCATAATAGCGGCCTTTATTACCGGTGTCCCGCACGGCGGGATACCCTTCGGCATACTTATTGGTCAGGCAGGAACCCACCGCCCTCATCACATTTTCGCTGACGAAATTCTCACTGGCGATCAGTTCAATATTTTCGTTCTGCCGCTTCTGCTCAGCGGCAATTAGGTCAAATACTTTTGATTCCAATGCAATTCTCCTTTTGCTTTTTATTTCGAATGACTTTAAAACTTCATTGATAATATAGTCGGATGGGAGCCGCAACAGATCCCATTCGATAAACGGGAATTCAGAGCGATGTCCGCGCACAGTCTCGCCTGCCGGCAGACATTCAATCGCACTACCATTCCGGAAAATGATTTTCGGCTCTCTATTCATCCCAACGCTCCGCATCACTTTTGGGGATACTACTCCAATCCACCAAGTGATCTTTCCAGCCGCCGTTTGGCATCTGGCAAATCCAATCAGGGCTATCAAAAATGTACTGCCGGTCGAACCCGGAGACACGTACCAGACAATCCCGGACATGAAGCCGGGACGCAAGTCGAGTGAGGCACTTAGTAGTCTCATGCAATGTCTGGTTGAACCATCTGTCGCGCAGACTGCCATGGAGTACCAAGAGTGCCCCAGACTGTGACTGAAACGGAGTCCAGCGCCCGGAATAGTGCTTGTCTCCCAAATTAGAAAAGTGCCCCAACTCGTCAAGACCGCTGCTTTGGTTATGCCATCCCGGCATTGGCACAACCACAAAATGAGCGGCCCCTTCGGAACCGGTAATGCGTGGCAAATGTTCCACCACAGTCTGTGCCTTAAAGATAGTTTCCGCATCGGTCTGCGCAAAAGTATCAACCTCGATCAGCCCGCTGACGTATGTCCAACTACTCACGGTTCGACCTCCTAAGCCTCATTATATTTGACATTTTCAGCCTTTTCGTCTATTTAATTAAACGTTATTGTTTTGTCCCTTCGTTGATTGGCTCGTCTGTAAGCATGTGACGCACAAAATCTAATTTGTTCCGGGGACCATGTTGGGTGCTTCTTCTTAATACAGAAATAGATGAACCCATACAAATTATAAATTCTGCACTTTCTCATGAGATTTTAGAAAGAACCTCGTACACGTAGTCCATATATCGGCCAAAGACCGTCGCGTGAAGGTATCCTCCGCTGAATATGACACACAGGTCACCGAGAATAAGCACAAGCCATTTACATTTCCCTTCAAACTTCGTTGATAGCCAATAGATTGCAAACATAGGTAACCCTATGAATAACCCGCCGCTTATTGCTGCGACAACCACGGATGCCAAAGCTCCTAAATAAAACGTATAACTCATAAGCCCTCCATTATAAATCTCTGTACCACCATGCCTCATATAGCATGAAGCCAACCAGGACGAAGTCGAACACCGCTCCGGCGTAATTTTCTTGGGAAATCCGACGGAAAGCCGTCATGAGATCGATAGTGGCCACGACGATACATACTTTCGAGATAAGCGAGAAATCATCTCCACCCCGCCATCGTTTCATGAAGTTCAGCACAGGTTGCCCCCATAAATCTGTTCGCAGAACTCGTCCCAATGCTGTAGTAAGTAGTCGTAATCCCTGTCTCGTTGCTTTGCTTTTTCGTGGCACAGCCACACAGATTTCTGGTTGGTATCCATATCGACGCCGAGGTTCACGCAATTCAGATCGGTAACCTGGCGTCCAATGGCGACCTTTACATTTATGTCGGCAGAATAATCTTCAAGAATCTTCCGCAGTTCCTGAACTGTCATTTGTACCCTCCTCTTTCTCAGCAACAGATGGACTATAATCGGCATCAAGTGCTGCGATATCCTGCTGGAACTGCTCTTCTGAAACTCCTTTGAGCTTCAGGACACGGCGGATCATATCCTGATAACCGGAGCCAATATCATCCGGCCACTTCCCTGCTGACCATACTGCGGCTACGCAAGCATAATACGGTTCCAACCCTTCTTGATAGCAATGTCTGCAATACGAAAAACTACATGGACCAAGTGCTGATGCTACTACAACAACTGGGACATCTTGAGCTTCACAGACTTCACAGCGCCCAATACGTGCAACTTCGTCAAATGACATCGTGCTATGTACCTCCCGTCAAATCTGGCTTTTGTGAGTAATATTTCTTCTCAATCATTTGGTCGATACAGCCTTTGTAACATCCCCGGTGGACTGTCCGGATACGGCCCTTGTGCCAAAACCATTTCCACCACGGAAGGCGGCCATTAAAATGGAAGTCATGTTCTCCATCATCGTCAAGCCACATCCAATGCGGGCACGACACTTCATTTAGAAAAGCTGGCAGGTACATGACCTTTACGGCAGAATTTCGCAATTTTGCCTTCACCATTTCGAGAAAGCAGTTACTATAGAACTCGTCCTTCATTTCCGCAATCCCCATAGATAATCAACGAAATGATTCCAATTCATCTCTACCTGCTGAAAGATGTCAACATGGAGCTGCGCCGGGACGCCAACCCATTCCTTGATGATCACTTCATATTCGCATTTACTCCAAAAGTAATACATCATGGAACTGCGAAGCTCTTTGGAAAACGCATCACGGTCGATGTCCTTCTTTTTTAAAAGTTTCTCGACATCACGGCGGAAACCACCGTGGTCAAAAACATTTAAAGGTCTAATTTTCTTTGCGTTGGAATCATGGTAATATGCATACCATTCCATCATTCATTCTCCTTTCCATATGATTGTCGAAGCCACCGTACTTCGTGATCAATGGCTTCGTCATAGTTCAAAAATTCCTCACCATCGCTGGTGCGCCAGTATGTATATGGATAGCCTTCGGTGGGGTTCTCGTCCCAATCGTATTCCTCTGTGGTGCCTTCACACATTTCCACCAGGACTACGGCCAAATCATGGTCGGACAGGGATTCCAAATAGCAGCGATTGGTCATTTCCACATAACTTGGACATATATAGCTGTCTGCATTATTGATCCAGTGCCTCATACTTCTATTGCACCGAGCCGAGCAAGAATATCAACGACTGTATCGTAGCAGTCACGGCCACGTGCACGATATTTAAGATTATCTGCATACAGGTCTCCATGGAGGCCAATTACATCTTCTTGTTCCATATCGAACAGAATGCTCCTGATGTCGAAGTAATACTTCGTCTTAATGGCTTCATTCAAGACATCGTCTTTATGAACTATACTGATTACAGGCATTATGTTTCTCCCTTCTGAGCCGCACGGCTCGCCTGATTCTTCTGCGTCGCTGGCTTATACTCGTTACAGGCCGGCGCATCTGCATATCCCAAGCAACCAATAGAAGGTTCAGTATCCAGTTGCAGCCCGTTTGCGATCAGCAGAAAGTCGCGCCCGTTGGTATAACGGGCACAGTTGCCGCAGACCTTATCAGCCAATCTTCTCCTCCAACCGATTGACGGCATCCACGAGCTCATCAATCTTATCAAGTACGGCGCTCCCGGTGGTTCCCCATTGATCCCGATCAATTTTTGAAATATGCTTGTTCTCTTGGTCAAACCGATACTGCCCTATACGGGTAATATTCGATGGGAGCTCGCCAATCAGGCCACTCCATCCGCGTTCTTTCCCATCGTCCAGCACAAACGTAAACCTATATTCTCCGAAAGTATGGCTGCACGATGTCAGATAACCAGACTGCTCGCCGACTCTGATATAATCGCCTACACGGAAGTCGTATTTCACGGCTTGTCCTCCTCTCAAAAAGATTCGAATCCATGCTGCTCAAACCATTTGTCATCGACGATCCGAGGCACCATTTTGTAGATCTCCATAGCTTTCTTCCACGACAGTTCAACGTCTCCAAGATCAAAGTCTCTGTACATTGCCGAATCGTCACTGGACAAAAACATGATCCTGACCATGGAACCAAAGTAGTATGCGTGCCAGATCTTACATACAATATGGCTTTTCCCATACCATTCAACAGGATACCTAACCCGTACCACTTTGGCGTGATGCCTATCCGCGTGGCAGTAGTTTGTCAGCTGAAATCTAATTACATCATTCATCGCCATTGGCGAGCCTCCGTTCCAAATCGAGAACAGCGTCATTGGGCGTAGCGCCAAAGCCAACGGGGATCACATTGGTTGCCCAGAAATCCAGGCAGTCCAAATCACCTGCGTCGAAGCCATAAGGCAGTTCATCGGGGCGGCGGTTCCATGCAAGATATGCGCCACCTGAATATGTACCGCCATAGCGGTCACGCAGAATTGTCAGCGGATATACAGGACTAAATTCCATTTTTGTCTGCCTCCTTCAATAAAGCATCAATATCGATATCCGGAATTGTGGCTACATAGTCACCATTTTCGTCCCAGTGTGGATGCATTTCCTCTTCGACCTTCTGCAAGAACTGGTCGCGCCGATTCAGCTCCTCGATCTTTTCCAGCAACCGCTGATGCTTCCTTCGCATTTTGCGATCCTGCGGCCAGAACCAGATACGCTGATAGCAGTTCAACTTGACGCCGAGGTGTTCTTCAACCCACAGTTTCTTCATTTCAATTATCAGCCCTTCCCGATTGCAACGCCGGTCGCCATGGCAAGTGTATACACGACGAAGAGCATTACAATTAGCGTACCATGGCTCCAATTTTGCATGATTCCAACCGTAGTGAGACCGAGGCTCAGACATGCAAAGATTCTCAAAATTGTTTTCATTATTATTCTCCTATAAAACCGAGCTTTTGTGCTTTGCGAGCAGTGCATTTAACCGACTGAGACCATTCATTGTGATCTGGTTTGATTCGTATAGCTCGTCCCGCAAAGCTATCAATTCTCTTACGGGGACAACGTAACCGGACAGTCGGTACAATGAATACTCGCATTTGAAGCAAAGTTCTTCGTGTGGACTGGTTTTGGCAAACCACTCACCACAGGCTTTACAAGCAGGCATGATCGACCCCCCCGTCATTTTTGCATGGAGAGCAAAACAATCTGTCAATCCAAGATACCTTTCCACTTCCAACAGTGGCACATTTCTTCGACTGACAGGTCTTATTCTCCTTGTGATAATAAATGCAGTCATTGCACGGATTTCGCATCATTCTACACCTCTGTCTATTTTTACGCCGCATTCGCAAAAGCTGTCCGGAAATGTCTGATGCTGCGGCATGAGAGCTGTGCCACTACAAAACCATCCATCTAATTGCGAAAACGCACAGTTCTCGCATCGAACTACTTGTACGGCATCTACGGTGGGAGCGGTCGCTACACATACGTCAGCAAACAGCTTTTGGAGATCGGTTCCCGCCCCGCGCTTAATGCTTTCAGATAGCGTGTCTGCATCAATCAATCGCATTATTCAGCACCTCCGTCCATTTTCGCGCCGCAATGGCAGTATGGATATTGTTTATAAATACTCGACTTACCAAAACGCACTTCTTCTCGTCCGCAACGTGAGCAATGATAGAGCTCACTGGGACCAAAATCAGTTGTAAATACCCAAGTGGCACGAATGACCGGGGCCACGTCGGCGGCGGGAATGGAATCTATGGCAGCAAGCAAACCGCTAAAGTTATTATTGACCAACCTCTTGACAGCTTCTCGCTTAATGTATTCAGCCATTCTCGTTGTCTCCCTTCACAAAATGCAGCACCAGATCATACCCGCTGTCCGTCTCCACTACCTCGTAGGAGTTTCCTTCATCGAGTATGTATCCATCTTGCACCGGAATTTCCCGGTTATAGGGGTCCATATTGTACTCGCTGTTCCGGTACCGCAATACCGGATATTTGGGGCTGTAATCTCGCCCAGCCCCCGCGCCAACGCACCCGGTCATGGCGATGCAGGCCGCGAGCGTGGCAGCAGCGCCGAGCGCCTTCCGTTTCTTAGCCATTGTCAACCCTCCTGTTTCAGCTCTTGCACAGTCTGGTGGATACGCTTTGCGCAAGCAGGGCATATTTCCTTCACATCCACTATCACATCCAATACGCTCGGGTCGCTTACGTAAATGCTTGCGTTTCTCTCCACGCTGACCCTATAAGTTTCCTGAAGATTGTGTATTTCTTTTCCGCAAAGATCACAAAAACGCTTCGTCATATTCTTTCGTCTCTCCTTCTTTTTCGGTTCCCTAACAGAAAGTGAACTCACGCACGTGCGGGTCGTCTGTCCATGCAGTTGTCTGGATACATTCATTTTGCCCTACTAATCCGTGCTGTTTATAGTAGCGGGCGGCGTTGTTCCAATTCCGAAAAATACTATTATCATCTCCGTCTCCCTCATAGATGAAAACGAATTGATAATGGTATCTGTATGGAATCACGCTGCATAATTGTGGGCAATGGCACATACGCCGTCGAATGCCACGTCGCAGTTCTGGAAGTTCTTCGATGACTGGGGTTCGTCCGCACCTTGGGCACGGTTCAATTCTCATATGTACCTCCTTTTAAAACTGCTCGGTCAAGTCCAGCTCCGCGCCGCAGGCGCAGCGGACACGTTGAACGATGCCAATGGAAGTGGGCACAAAAATAAAAGTGTCGGCACCACCACAGGCGCCGACATACCGTCCACCGAAATCTTTTCGGTAATATTTGCATTGGTGTTCTTGAACCCACGTCTTATATCTGGCTTCCTGCCAGTCTGATAATGTAAATGTCATCATCGACGATCATCTCCTGCAAAACGAATCTTTGATTTTTAATGTTGACTGCCGTATAAGTCACGGCGAAAGTGGTCAACAGCAGCTTCACCTTTCTCCTTCGTCCAGTTATCTCCAACGCGGGTTCTTGCGCGGAGTAAAAGACGTTTGACACCCATTTCAGTCATGACTGTTTTAAAACGACGAGCCAAGTAATCTCCTGCCATTTCGTTCCCATCCGCCGCCTTGCACCAGCTATGTTCCGGAACAGACATCCAAACTTGAAGCAAGTTTGGAGATTCATCGACTCTTTCTATTTGAACGCCTTTCTCTGTCCATACCTGCATTACAACATTGCCAATCTTCAAGAGACTCCTCCCTTTCTTTGTCTTTCTCGTTTCAGACACCGGCGGCATTGAATTAAAGGAATTACCTCTTTCCCGGATAAGGTGCAGATATATTTGTAGTCTGGATGATCGAATACATCACCGTGCCACGGCGTAACATCAATGGCCTCTCGATATTCGCACTCCATATCACATTCTCCAATCAATCGACATAAAACTATCCTTTCAGGGTCTCTTGATGATCCAGGAGCCAACCATACCAGATGCACTTAACATAAACGCTTGGTTCGATTGCGTGAGCCAAACACTCAAGTAAGTTGATGCATTGTGGACACGCTGGCTTGAGTGTGTCTACCGGCGCACTTTGAATGAATTTGGCATTCTGTTTGATCTGCTCTAATCTCTCTTGGCTGAGCACATTCTCCTTAGCTCCTGCTTTACGCTGGCCGAATATATAATCGTTACCGCTCATTTAGAGCCTCCTTTCATCAGCCGCATTCGATAAGAAATCACTTCTTCTGATCGTCTTGTTTGAACAGATCCATGATGTCGTCATAGACATCGGCGACCACATCCGTCGCCTGCTCGACCCGCTCATAGGTCACATTCTGCGCAATCACCATTTTTTCGATAGTCGCCGTGCTTGGGATAAAGATTCTGATCGTCAAAACGGCCATTCCAATCACAAATATTCTCTTCACTCGGCGGCAGGCTCTTTTGAAACAATCCTCGTCATCAGAAATGGCGATAGCATAGACAACTGGCAAAATCAACATGCCGACACCTACGAAAAAAAGAAAATCCTTCAATGCGTCCGCTACGGACATCAAATAGAACACAATTGGGTTAATGACGGGCATAAAAATATCCTCCTTGACCGCCTTGTTAGTACAGAGCTTCTGCTATCGCATCACCGAGTTTAATAAGATGACTCACCTCTGCGTCACTCATCGCTTCAATTTCATCTCTCGAAAAGGTTTGCGAGATGGCGTAATATGAGTTGTACCAGTTCTCATCACAGCCCATTCTGTTTCTCGCATCTACTACGACCGGTCTATCCATATATTCCAGCAACTTTGTTTTACTCATAAACTTACCCTTTCGTGATGAAAACATCTCCCAGTTTAGGACAATGAACTTTTAGATTTGGGTGGCTCTCTGCGAATACACATTCCTGCGGCAAGCAATGTGTCGTCCACGGGGCTAACATACATGCAGGAATTTTGTAATGATTTGCGAACTCAAAATTCCACTGATAATGAGGACAACTATTTTGGTAAGTAATTGTCTCAAGATAAGTCATTTCGGTCATAAAATCAGCCTTTCACTTCCGAAGCCGCCAGCAGCTCCGCATACTTCTGTTTGTACCAGTCACGCTCGGCGGTCAGCTTCATGATGTCGTCCGCTTTGCTTCTCAACTCATCTGCGTTGTCTTTTAATAATTGTGGAGAAACAATCGCTACTCTCTCCAGGATAAAATAGCGTTCACCGCCATGTTCAACGGCGTATGCCAAACGGTTCCACTGATCTTGATAATGTGAAAGCCTTTCGATGGAATCGCTCATGTTGTCATAGGTTTGTTTTGAAATCCACATGGCTACCTCCTAACTTGCTCCATAACCACTGCCGTTCTTACAGCCATACAACAGAATCCCGGTTGCCGAAATACAGTGGATACACGACCTCATGCAGTGTCACCGTATCTAAAGTGCTGTCGCACCACATTCTGCCAAACTTGTATCCTCTGCGTGTAATGGCGGCTGCTGCTGGAATCCATTCTAAGATGGTTCCGTCGTCAAACAACGTGCGCAAACTATTTCTGGAGCGCACTCGGCCGATTACGACTTTGCCAGCCTCTTGTTCAATATTCTGCATGATTTTTAGAGCCTGATCATGTGAAAAGCCAACGACCGCCCATTGGTTCTCAAATGCTCCGTACACGATGCGCGCCTCCCCTCAGCGGAACAAGCAAGAATCCTCGTACTGCTTTACTACAAACAACCTTCATCGTTTTTCCTCACATAATTTTACTTCATCAGCGTTCGCTCATTGCATCCGCCAGATACTTGACTGCCAGATCGATATGTTTGTCCTCATGGTCGCAGACAATAAATCCCATGACTTCGCCATCGGCCAAGACTACGTATACCCAAAGGCCAGACGTCTGGTCAAATGTTGGATGACGAAGATCGAACCAGTGGGACTCTGGATGGTCGACCGTTTCCAAATTATAATCGCTGACACGATTACGCTGGTCGAACACCGCATAGTGGTTGACACCCTGCCAGCGCAGCAAACGGCAGGCCGTTTCGAATTCAGCCATGTAATTATCAATGGCTCGATACGGCTTGAACATGACAGCGTCGTGCTCAACGAACAGTTCCATCGGATCACCTTCCCGAAGGCGCAGAGTGCGGCGAATTTCTTTCGGAATCACAATGCGCCCAAGATCATCAATACGGCGAATAATTCCAGTTGCTCTCATTTTTTGACTCTCCTTTCGGCCAGTTAACCCTTATTCGGCACTTCAACAGAAACATTGATCGTAGCAAAGCACTGCCGTACCTTGTCTCGCACCTCATCTCGAATTGCATTCGCAATTTCCTTCTCAATGATGCGTTGCACAAGCTCATCGAGATTTGTTTCCGCCGCAACCTGTTTCGCGGCTCTATCCATTTTCTCCTGAAGGACGTCCTTCACAAATGGGATGATCGTCTCCCTGTTCACCCCGTTATCCGCAAGCATCTGAGATAGGATCTTGCGCAGTTCAACCTGTTCAATCGTCATAAGCACACTCCTTTTTGTTTTACTCAAGCCAGTCATTTTCTCGTTGATAGAACGTAAAAACCACAAAACCGGTTCCGAGAATCCAAAACACCCAGAACAACACGATCACACCAAAGTTGCTTTCCAATCTATCGACAGTCTCTGCGATTGTTAAAGCACTATAAAAGGGGCTGCCGTCAGAGATCGTGCGATCAGAAAGCCTTGTAAAAACAGTCCCTTCATGTGCGACGCCGACACCGTAATACTCATAGCGGACATTCATGGACTCATACACCGTATCGATGTATCTGCTATCTGGGATTTTGAATTTTGATATTGGAAAGGCCTCGTTGCAAAAAGAAACCTGCGTCGCCGACTTAGATTCCTCTCCGGCATAGTCCCAACTCCAATAAGTTTCCGTAGTATATGTTGTATTGCCACGGCTGTCGGTGTGAGCAACGGTACGGACGTGCATGGTATACCGCTCTTTGATTTTCTTGACATACATATAAGATCCGTCGATATCCGGATAAGAAACAGGATCGAGCGCTTCGAGCGTGCCATAGACGAATGCGTTCCCGACGTTCGTTCTCATGCCATAAGCAAACATCTCAGGACTTTCGATTTTGGCGGCTTTATTGTAGATCTCGTTTTTGTCTATCTGGTACTCCGTAATCTTTCCAGAAATAAGAATCCCGGCCAGCATCATCACCGCAATGATTGAAATGCTGGCCAGGACTTCTCTCTTGGTTATTTCAAAACTGCGCATAATCAGTTCTCAAAAAGATTCTGTGGGGCGTCGACAGGAGCGTTATAATCGAGGTAACTATACACCTGCGTCTCATAGCCGAGGAGGCTCAAGAAAGCCCGTGTTGGGAATTGCCGCACATAACGATTGTACCCCTTGACTTGCTTATTAAAATTACTGCGGTATTCCGCAATTAAGTTCTCAGTCATTGAAAGCTCATTCATAAGTTCTTTGTAGTTTTCATTTGATTTGAGCTCCGGATACGCCTCAGACACGGCTGTAATGGCCGTTGTTACATTCTCGATATCTCCGGGGCCGCCGCGCCCATCTACAATAGCCGTCAGTGTCTCAGCTTCGTGCTTATCGTATTGCATGACGCAATCTGCAAGGTTGTAGACCAGATCGACTCTGCGTTTTTCCTGAACACGGATATCCGACTGTGCGGTGTTGACTTGTTCCTCCAGCGCGAATGCTTTATTCTGCGCTCCCTGAACAGTGAAAATACCGGCCATGATGACCGCCAAAATTCCAACGGCGATAATCACGCCGAGTTTTGTATTTCTCTTCATATTTTATCTCCTTACTAAATCTCAGACTCGGTTAATTCCCACGTATATACGCGGCCACCACTGAGAAAATCGCTATAAAAGCCAAATGCACGTTTCATTGCGAGAAATTCCCATCAATACAGGTCTTCACTGTACAATTGAGACTCCAGATTCCTGCGTTTCCACTCCCGCGTGACGGCAGAAAGCTGCCCACAATGCTTGGCGTGTTTGTATGCATCCTCCCTGTTGTAAAAAGTCCCTCCTACGTCTATGAATCCTTCTGTGATGCAGCTCTGCTTGAACTTCTTTCCGGTAAGAGCATAAAGCATAGAGTATCCGAACCCGTGGCGGAGGCACGGCACAATAAGAAATCCATCGGGCTTAAATGATTCATCCTTCACTTTCAGTGCAGCGATTAGAATCATAGACAACTCACCTCACTATTCCAACACCATTTCGTATCAGATACCGCGCTACGCGACACGGCTCTGCGACACCTCCGGCTGCCAGCAGCAATCTGGTGATCGCCTTTTCGTTATCCACCGGTGTCTGTTCCATTTGAAAATAGAGATGGTCACGCACCAGACATTCACTACGTTGAGCCCCACTACAATAAGGGGCTTTGGCACAGAAATCACATTTATGCATCAGATACCTCCAGGTTATCGCAATATGTCTTGGCTGCTTCCAGGTCGGCGATCAGGTGAGGTATCCAATACGCAGACATCAGATTTTGGTAACAGCCAGCTTCCCGATGAAAAGAGATCGTTCCATCGTCTTCAGACCCGATCACGATCAGCGGATTGTCTTTCTTGCCGGTGACCATAATGGGTGTGACACTATCTCCGGAACTCATGAAGAAGATGTGGTATGTGTCACGGAGCTGTTTGAGTGTGGCATCATCCCAGCATTGGTTTTCTGCGGAAAGCACGAACGGTGAATCCCAATCGCCAGGTTCCGGAATGTCGATGTATTGCAGCATAGAATCCTCCTTATCGGTTTTAATCAGTTGAATGTGTATCTAAAAGGACTGATTCAAACCCATCGGCGAAGGTATCTTCCATGGTATCAGCCAACTCCTGTACGGTGTCTGCTTCGAACATCATCTCCATAACGTTGAGTTTGATTTGTTCATATGTCATCGGATCAGTAATGTCAAACCACCAGCTCCAAACATTTCGACTGGTTCCCATATCTTCGCACAGAAAAACTTCCAATTTCGGTGTGGTCGGCTCTTTACGGAGTTCTGTCCAGAATTTTTTCCCTTCGTAAGTTGCAAAATTGATTCTCTCTGTATAATTTGTACCTGTATAAATCATGTGGTTCTCCTTTACAGTCGTTCTTCGACAACACTTAGCAGGATGCCAAGGTTGATTTTTCTCTCTTCAATTTGGGCAGCACTGTTTTCGATGCCAGCTGGGAAGGCTGCCCACAAATCCAGCTCGGCTTTGATGTCTCGGATGACGCCGGGCGCAATATCTCGCAGAGGAATATCGATTATATCCAAGCGGCTGTTTGCATCTTCGTCATCCGTAATGACATATTGCTCCACCAAGTCGAATACGATGATGAATCCATACTCTTCGGCGTCGAACTTCACTGCACTGGGACGCCGCGTTCTGACGGCACGTTCCATAGCCCACAGCAAATCAAAAGCCGGATCATCCACATAACTCAGACGACCCGACCAGTTTCCCATATGCAATTCACTCCAGCCATGAAGTGGTTTTTCTAACGAAACTTGTCCTGGCACGATATTGCCTCCTCTAAATTGACATATGAATCTTTGCATATGTCAGTAATGTGGAACTCCGGTAAATTTTGTGGCAAGTCTACCTTACCTTCGTGGAACAAATCATAGAACAGATTTACGTTTCCAATTTTGCCACAGATTGTGCAGTATGTTGCCGGAACATTGACGATTCTTGGCTGGAAACCGTTCTCTGGGGATAATTGCCCATATTTGCGCATATATGCCAGAATACAATCCTGATAATGATGCTTATGTTTCGCCTTCTTCGGAGGCTTCTTCGGAGAAGGTTTCCGGCGTGGCACCATGTCTTCCTGCCAGTCCATACTGCCCCCCTCCTTCCACGATTTCTTCTAATGTCCGCGGTGTGTAGTTCATATAAGGCAGCATACAGCCCACATTGAACGCCCGCTGAGGAAAATCATAATAACTTTCCACCGTCCTCAGGAAGTGGGAAGCCATATTCTCTTCTGTCGTTGTATGAACATGGCCGTACAGATGCATCCATCCGTAATACATATTCTTAAAGAAGACGATGGGATAATGACTCAATACGAGGTGTTGATCTCCATCTTTGATTTCCTTATAGTCCGTCACGTCGGCAAAGTATCTCCGGACTGCGGGCTGCATCGGCAGTGGAATGTCGTGATTGCCTCGAATCAGGTGTTTATTGCCAGATAATCGTTCTAAAACGGCTGGCCAATCTTTTGCTTTACCCCAGCAAAAATCTCCCAAGATATACACATGGTCTCCTTCGCTGACCGTTTGGTTCCAATTCGAGATCAAAACCTCGTCCATCTCTTCGACGGTTTTGAATGGCCGGTTGTCGAAAGCAATGATATTTTTGTGGCCAAAATGCAAATCGGCAATATAGTAGTTCATTTGCACCTCCTTGTGCGCGTAAAAGAAAACCCTGCCTTTCGGCAGGGTTTTAATTTCAAAAAGGATATGTAGTTCCGTCCTTCATAATCCCAATTAGCGTGGGATAGGACATTAAAACCAATTGCGGTTTCTCGTAGTCTCCATTGTGCATGAAAGCGCGCCATGGTCCAGAAGACAAAAATAGATTCTCATAAGTAATAGGGTCGCGCCCAGGAAACAGATTTCTTGCTGTATCTCGTAATTTGCGCTCAGTCGGGTGGTCTGTTTTGCGGTAAATTTCAACTGCTTCGTCATAGCTGAAATGTGGTGTCTTGCTGTTCATTGGAAAATCCATTATATATCCCTCCGGCGCTCATTATAGCAGAGTGCGGTTCAGACCGCAACATCCTCCGCCGGTGCGCTCGGAGATTCAGCCCGCTCCGGTTCTTCGATTAACTGCGGACATTCATGCACACAGTAAGTCTGCATGATCTTGGGGCCGATCGGACGCAGAACCGGCGTTGCGATCCAACCTTCGACAGGAACAAAATCTCTGCTCCATGAGCAGCCATGCCCAGTTGCGTCCGGGATCGCATTTGCACAAAACTCGCACAGCGTTCCAATCTGGTATTTTTGATTCTTGGCGACCGCAGGGTAATAAGTCTTCATATTACACCCCCATAGCAGGGTGATCGCTCAACAACACGAAGAATTTGCCTTCATCCTCGGGAATATCGCAGAACAGTTCCAATTCATCCCCATGTTCGCCAAGCAGGGCGGCAATTGCAACGTACTGGCTCAGCTTTGATTTGAGATTGATGCGGCTTCCGTCTCGATCCTCCAGCCAAACCTCGCCCTTGCAGCGATTGACTGTGTGCAAAAAGTCATTCACTTCTCCAAGATTATGCAGCTTCATTTTTCACTTCTCCTTTACAGCATGTAATGCATGGACTTTGTCATTTCGCGGCTCAGTGTCAGAGAAACAGGCTTCAACGCTTTGTAATGCGCCTTGCGATCCTGATCCAGATCATCATCCAACTGGAATTTAACCGTATCAAGATCAACCATGGTCTGTCCGCGTGTAACATCGTAAATACAATCAGCTGACCGGAATGTAACCTGCATAACATAGTCGCCTCTCTGGTCATCCAGCCAGCAGGTGCTGACTTCATCGGGAGTAAAGAGGTCAATTCTTTCGTGCTTGCTGGTCAAAATTTCTCCATTGTTATACCGCAGTGTCACACGATAGGATTCTTGATTGGTGTTCAAAATGTTCAGATCAAGAATTGCCCGCTCAAAAGGCTCACCATTGGAAAGTTCAAAAGCAATCGCCCGCAGGCAATCATAGTTCAACTCTGTCTTTTGAGAGAACGTGACGACCTTATCGATTTCTCCATAGTATTTTTCGGGAAGCTTGTCTCTCAGATAAGCCGTTACTTCCGCAGGAGTCGGGCACTCAAAACGGAAATGATAATGGAAACGGCCAGGTCGATTCACCAGAAAGTCACTCAGGCCCGACAGGCTGTTGCAGGTAATAATAAACAGCTTCTTACCGACAGACGTGCCATCAAATAAGCTCAGCAGGCCAGCCTGTGCGTCCGCCTGGCCTTCTTGCTGTTTAACGCCGCCGAAAGTCTTATCAAACTCGTCGAATAAGACCACCGCCTCCTGATCGATGGACTCAATGTAGGCAGCGATGCCGTTATAGAACTGATCTGCGATAAAGACTGGCAGGCCCATCTGATTGGCACGAATACAGACCATGCGGGCGAACAGAGACTTACCGATGCCCTTTGCTCCGCTCAAAATCACACCAAGATTGCGCTGGAACTGTGCAAAAGACCGTATGACTTTTTCAACTTTCTCAGGATGCACACCGTAAATTTTCTCATTGATGGTAAAATCCGGGTGCTCTTCCAGATAGAAGCCGGACATTTTGCTGCAGCGGATATTGTAGATCTTAGGTGGAAATGTGTCGAACGTCTGCAAAGAATCATCGTAAATCCGATACTCATTACCTGTTTTAATTGCCTTCATATGTACTTCTCCTATTCTACGTGTATTATTTCTGTTCCATTTCGTTGTCACGAAGCTCCGGGAAGCGGATGAAATCGTAGTTTTGTAATCCATCCAACCCTTTCACAGTGGCGGTGCGTCCATTAGCCACCATCAGGCTCATCAAAGTCGTACCGGGCATCTCAACTACGATCACACGCTTGCCGATGCCGAACGCATATCCAGCTTCCCAAGCAGTGCCAGCTGAACCGAGACGGCCATAACTTAATACAACGACCGTATCAGAATTGCGAATTGCTTTGACATCTGCTCGATACACAGCGGCTCCCCACTCATGGTTTGGCAGATCCCACGCATTGGGGACTTTGTGCTCCAACGGTAAATACGTATCAATTCCTCTACTCCGCAAGATTTCCGCAGCCTTCACAGCGGCAGCACGGTGCGCATCCTCAAAGAACGGCGAAGCGATATACGCACGTGTACAGCAAGTCGAGATCTGATCCCAACCCTCTTTCTTTTCTGGTTCCTCACCGATTGAAAAATACGGAAGTATCTTTTCCAACGGGATGTCTCTGTCTCGTTGCAGATGCCGCTCGGCACAAACCTCCATATTGGTCGGAAGTTTAATAACTTCCCTGTGAATTGGAATTGAGGGCAAATCGAACAGAAAATCCAAACGATCCTGACGTCGCAAATTCGTTCCATCATACAGAACGGACTTCCCGTCTCGCAGTGCATCTGTCATTTGTCGGACAAGCTCCGCATAGATTTCTTTTGAATCTCCGTAGTGATCTTCGCTTCCATACAGCGTCTGTCTGACCGCATCAGCTCCGATCCCAACGAAATCCTTATGCTCTTGCAGGAAGTGCCTTGCGAATGTGGTTTTCCCAGCCGCCGGGAATCCATATAAACAAACAAAACTCTGCATACGCCCCTCACAAAATTGCGCTGATGTCCATACATGGCAGGTCGACTTCTGACATTGGATTCTCATCGAGCATAATTTCAGCCATAAAGTCTGAGAAGTTCATCGATCTTGTTATCGACCCATATTGTCTTTTCAGTTCTTCAATGGTGCTTTCAAAACTCGGGCAACCGCAGTCATCAACAAAATAGTAGGGGTTGCACCGCGCTGTAGAATCAGATACAGCCGAACAATGACTTATATCTATATCCGTTTCTGCTCTCAGAAGATCATCAACTGCCGCGTATTCTGCAGCGGTTGTACAAACAACTGCCAAACGTGTATTTGCCAAATCATCTATCACCATATCTCTCGCTCCTTCCATTCTGCGTTGATATTGTAAATTCTCCATAAGTTGCGCAGGCGTGCGATGCGACGCGGGCGCCTTCCCAGAGCTGTTGAATTCAGGGATTTCCTCCTTAATAATAGCCCTTGGGACCTGTGATTCGTTGAGCTCACCCGGATATTTACCCAATTGGGCGGATTCCAGCGCGCTTTACGGCTGGGAATGACTCTGGCAGCTAGCTGCGAGCAGATCCTGCTGCCGGCTGCCGCTTCCAGGGGGAGTTCTCCTTTGGGACAATGCGACACCCCTATTTACAATAGAGGCCGTGTGAAACACGAATTCCAATTTACAATATCATATTATTTTACTGAACTGGCCACTCGTGTGGCTGCCCCTCAAGAATGCCTACGTCGACACAGATTCTTTGAAGGACTATGTCTTCTGCGAGAGTATCACTAATAGGGAAACGTCCCCAAATCGAATACTCCTTCGTCAGGATAACGGGCTCGCCAGCTTCTTTCAGCTTCTTCCCGAGCCAATCACTTACCAGATACCACTCTGTTTCACTTGGGATCTCCGGGTCAGTCAGTTCGTCCATATGATTTTCTGAACAAAGGGAGTGGCAATTTGTGCAGTAATAAGCGATCTGTCCGACGCAGCACTGTCTGGCCTCTTCCTGCGTACCGTAAGGCATTCCACAGAGTGGGCATGAATACCGCTCGTTCATATCCGCCTCTGGATTATATTCCGGAGAGACCATCTGCGGTTCGATGACCACCTCTTCCAGAGAGTCTTCATTGCAAGTCGGACACATGGGTTTAATCTCGTACTCGATATCACCCGGATTAAATGGAGGTGCATTCTCGAGTGTCTCCGTGTCAAACACATATTCTACCAGCGACGTGATGTTCTTCATGACTTCCCGCTTTGCGAACAGTGCAACGATTTTTTGATTTTTGAGCGACCGCTCACTATGCGGCGCCCCATTCACATAGTACATAGGTTCCTCCCTTACAAAATTTCATTTAAATCGCAAACTTGTAACTGGACATCCTCGTTGCTTGCATAATCGACTCTGACGGTATCTGAATCGATCAGCCTCTGCAGATCGTACCACCGGAGGCTGCAACCAATCTTCCAGTTGCCGTAGTATGTCTCTGTTGGCATCCGCCTCATTTGATACCATCCGTTTGCGCTTGTGATGGAGATTGGGCAGGGGTCGCCGTCCCCCCAGCGCACGTATTCCCCCAGCATCTCTTTCGGAAACGGATTTTTAGATTTGCTCATCAGAAGCCTCCCGATCTGCCGTGACACAAAGTCGAATATGCTTGCCATCGGCAAATTGGTGAAGGATCTGCATCACGTCTACGTAATTGATCTCGCCGGAAAACGTCATTTCCAAATGTGAACAGCTGGAAAGCATATTTACCTTACGGGGCTTATCACTACAAGGTTTTTCCACAATTGGATCGTCTTTTTGTTCTGCGGACGTGGTCGCTTCACACCACTTCATAAACTTATCGCGAGTGCCTTGATCCATGCGCTTTCCGCGCTTGAAAGACGACATGTCAATTCCGATCTTCTGGAAGTTCCTGGAGATTGTCATCGGATTGACGTGGAACATAAGTCCGAAATCATGCAGGGAACACCCAAATGTGTCAACACACTTCTGGATGTATTCCTTTTGCAGGTCATTCGGTACATCTTTAAAGGCTTGCCAGCTCATTGGCTGATTCAGATTCACGGTTTTTACCTCCCCGTTGTGTTTCTTCCATTGTGCATGCGTCATGTGGTCGCTTGGCAATCCACAAAACTTACTTTTACTGCCGCAGACGCGGCGTCTGGCATTGGATGCGATGCGTTTTTTCTGCATCACATCGTAATCGAAATCATTCAACATCCTCTTCCTCCCCCAACTGGCTTAACTCCGTATAATCATCTTTGGAGTTTTTGAATCCTCGGCGCAGATAATCATGACCGCCGTCTACACGGCAGCATCCGCATTTACAGACTACATAGTCATGACAATACTTCGACTCAATGACGTCTCCACAATGGTTGCAGCGAACCATATTTCGAATGATTTTCATGGTTACTCCACTTTCCTTTCTTGTTTTTTGGTCAGTACAAATCTACATGTAGTGAGTCTTGAGGTGATATGGGCCTTGGCCGCCGGCTTGCGTCGGTTCCAGTCTCCAGACGCAGTCTGGGGCGTGAACCGCGCAAGCCTGGCTGCCGGGCCTCATATCACCTCGCGAACTACTTGTGCGGCTGCCGAAGTATAGCCTACAGCGTTTCTGAGTTTGGCGATGCGATACCCCTATTGACAATAGAGGCGGAATTACAACTGGTATGTATATTCCAATGGCATTTGTACATAAAGTCGGCTAACCGAGGTGTGGCCACCACCTCGGTTATGTAGGCCGACACATCCATCGCGGGTGACCAAGCCCGCTGGAGCGAGGAAGCAGAATCGAACTGCAAATCACATACAACACGGCCACGTCCTCGCATATATGAGGGGTTAAGGATTCCCCCTACCACACATCCCGCCTCTCTTGGCCTGCCGTTTTCGCAATGCCTGCTTCATACTTGCCACTGTACACATGACTTTCTTACTTTGGGCACTTAAAGCTACTTGGCACTGGGGCTGGCGGTCATTTGCTCTCTGCCCCTACTGGTAGCTGGGGATTTAAGGTTACACCAGCCATTCAACCGTGGATGTCACACTATCGTAGTGACCTACGTTACGATTCTTTGAGCCACTGAGTCGGAAGCGCAAGGACACGAAATCCTGTTTCATCGTGAGCATCACTAACGTTAACGCCAATGCTTCACTCCCAACAGATAGGCTCTTGTGGCACAGGTTGGACTTGAACCAACATCGAAGGCGTTTCGTCTGCATATACCCTTCCGAAGCAGAAGGCTCTCCCATTGAGCTACTGTGCCATATTCCCGCCTTGTTTACGTCTTGGCGGGCGAGCTGACGATGGAGCTGGATATCAGAATCGAACTGATGGCCTGTTGTGTACGAAACAACCGCTCTGCCAACTGAGCTAATCCAGCTTGTCACCGCAGATTACCCGCTGCGGTGCCGGGACACAAAAAGGAGAAGACAATGTCCGGGAAGATCATCCCGGTGGCAGCGCCGGCTGGACTCGAACCAGCGAATGAGTGAGTCAAAGTCACTTACCTTACCACTTGGCTACGGCGCTGTATCACCGCAGATTGCCCGCTGCGGCGCCGGGGCTAGGGAAACAAGAAAGGTAGGTAAGAAAGGAAGGTATCGTCGGCTATGGCAACCGACGTGGTCTGAGCGGCGGGATTTGAACCCACGACTACTTGATCCCAAATCAAGTGCGCTACCACTGCGCTACGCCCAGATAAAAAGGACTGCCATACAGCAGTCCTCAAATTTCAGTAAAGATCGCGACATAGGATTCGAATTGGGAAACCAATTCTTCATCCTCCATATAGAATGGCACCTTCTGATGCTCCTCCAACCAGTGAAAATAATTCAGTATGAGCTGCCCGAATCTCTGCTCGGGCATTTTAGACCACGCCGTTTGCACACGAGCAAGCAGCGTGGGAATACGCTGTGGATCTCTCAAACAATTTCACCTCACATATCCGGAAGCGAAATTGCGCTGACATCATCCTCGACAGGCGGTACGGTTGTCAAAACATTATCGTCATCGAGGTACAGTTTTTGCATCTGAGAAGGGTCAAAGGGCGGGATCTGTGAATATTGTTCCTCATACGAACCATCCTGCCAATACTCATCCCAAAGGTCGTCTTCATCTTCTCCACGGCCATGAAGACAAAACAACAGATTGGGAAATTTCAAAGACAGATCATACATATCGTGTTTTTGCTCGTACCATTTCTGCTCTGGTGCATACCATGAGAGGTCTCCCCATTCTTCAAATATACCGCCGTCGATCTCCATAACTGCGCGATTTAATTCATCGCGGTCAAACGAGCCTTGGCTCTGATAGACATCCAAGGTATAGTCTGTATAGTATCCCATGAATCCTCCTTTATAAGATTGACTCGAGCCCATCCGCGCAGAGCTCAATCTCTTCGCCGCCGCTCAAGATGTTTTTCACATCTTCGAATTCCATATATGTATCTGCGTGATAAGCGACCCCTCCGCCTGTCCATCCTGTCAGACTTCCCCATAGTGAGAAGATGGCCCAGGGAAACTCTGCCAGACTATAATGCTTGGATGACGTCTGGATGCCGGCTGCGCTTGCGGCCTCCCAGAAGACTGATTGGTCACTGCGGTTCCTTATTGCGACCGCGATTTTTCTGGCGAGAAATTGCTCCCAGAATTCCTTAGCATCCATGCTGATCCTCCTTTCTAAAGCACATCGATGAGTGATGCAGACTGTAAATCAACATCTTCTTCATCATATTCAATGACCTCCAGCCACTCGTTGAAAGTCAATGCAATCCGTTGGCCTATACGATCTAGCGCGTCTAATCTCCCCCGTTTATTCACAGACACATACGGGTATGCGTCACAATCATGTTTGGTGGCCAAAAGTGGACGATGAACATTTAATTTACTTATTGCGTAGTCATAAATTCTTTGCCACTCATCCAAGTTAACCGCCTTTACGACGCATTTTTCGTGCAGAAATTCATCATCAAACTGTTCTTTCGTCATCATAAGACGTCCTCTAAGGAGGTAGACGCAAGTTCAATACTCGAGTCAGCTCCATATACCAAGTCTCTGAACTGATCAACCGAGAGAAGTTTGTAGCCATCTGCCGCGGTGTAGAGACACCACTCGCCCACTCCGACCCCGACACATGGCCAGCTCTCAGGAAAATATGTCTGAGATAAGTAACGTGTGTCGGCGCGAGGGTTCAGGTCGAGCAAGACGGAGATCACTTCCTGCCGGGTATCTAAATCAGGACAGTCGATGAGAGCTTTGTGATTCTTCATATATGAGGTTATCTCGTCGTAATTCATTGAATTCCCCTTTCATTTTGCTGTCTGGCTGCAGCATCGGAATAGGCATTCAGATTTGCAGCAACACAACGTTTTTCTCCTTTCTAATGGGCAGGCTGTGATCTCGTGGATAAAACCATCTCTGAAGACAACAAGGTTACCGCGGTACCAGGAAATCCGACGGGGTCCCGGTGTTACTCGGTCGTTATCTTTTAATGTGAACTCGTGGAGAATCTGAATATCTGGTGGGTTTTTCTAAAAATCAGGCTCTCTCGGAGTTCGAAGAGGCAGCAGGCCGGCCACTCCTTCCGGAGGACTCGGAGGGGATGCCCCCCTTCTCCTTTGGGACAATGCGAAACCCCTATTTACAATAGAGGTGCCGGCGGGAAATCCCGCCGGCGATTCCATCACAGCTTTGTTAAATTTACTTAATCAGTGGACCGCCTTTATGATGCATTGCCAATGTCGGGACTGTGCTTTCGTCATCATAAGACGTCCTCCAGACTGGCCACGCAGAGACTATCTTCGACCGGAGAAAAGCCGATCATCTCTAAAAGCTCTTCTGCCGTAATGGTGGCTGCTGGGTTGGCACCCATCCATAAACACCACCCGTTTCGGCGACTATTCAATCCCATATATGGCCAACAGTTCGCTGAAAAGTCATCTGTCAGATAGGATATATCTTCATTTGGATTCAGAGATTTCAGAGCGCCGATCAAAACATGCCGCGTTTCCAATGTGGAGCACCGCACAGTAATATCTCGGTTACGAAATTCTTTGATCAGTTCATCTCTTGTCATAAGACATCCTCCAAGGAACCGCAGGCAAGCTCAATTTCGTCCGCATGATCGTCGACAAGCTCTCGCAGCGTTTCGACCGTCATAAGTTTGCCGGAATCCCAGTTTCTCCATAACGCCCATTCGTCCGCCATTCTGTCGTATCCCATACTGGGAAACTCTGAGGCATTATATTTCTGACTGATAAACGTGGTATCCAAAGAAGGATTAAGCTTCTTTAGAATATCGACGGCTTCCGCTCTCTGTTCTTTAGTACGACAGATTATCTGTAGTTTGGTAGCTTCCATATATTTAAGGAGCGTTTTATACTCCATGGCGATTCTCTCCTTTCTTTATAGGATTTCTGTTAAATCTGTACCAGAGAGCTCTTCGTCATCCGGCTGTTCGCCATATACAATGTCAATCAGATCACACATGCCGACTGGTAGAGCTTGAATGGCAAGGTCCGAATACGGGCGTCGAAATCTCCAATTCTTTCCGGAACTTGTGGCCCATATCTCGCCACGAAAGGTTTCTCCCCTCCGAAACCTATAACCATCTGTTGTCCGGCTTTTGAATCCCAGCTCTTCAAGGATTTCAACTGTCTGAGACACTTCTTCGGGAAACCCAACAAGACACAGCCGACGACAGCTAAACGGGTCTTTGAACTCTTCTCTCGTCATAGAACATCCTCCAAATTGGCACCGCATATGGACTCGTCTACCACCTCTACAGCCTGATAGTAGAGGGCAACAACATCCTCCCATTCTGATACGTTTGTAAACTGGAACCGATATGCATCAGACCGTTGATAGCCAGAATCAAGCGAATGTAATACGCCGTCTATTTGCCCGTTTCTGAATCGCATATGCCTTGCGTTATGGGTCGCTTCCCGATGATTCTGGAGCCAGTAATAATCAATAAGTTCCAAGGGCGTATGATTGACCGCACAGTCCGGATATTGCGCCAGCCACCAATTCATGATGGCAATTTGATCAGAAAGGTACATCTTCCACACCTCTTGTAGCTGTACCCAAATCAGCCAGGATGATTTTATTCAGATCGACATGGTTCTTAGTGTTGATCCGTTCGATCGTCTGCCGCCAATAATTAGGCTCGATAGACGAATAGTAGGACAGCAACCCGGCCATGACCTGAAGATCATGCAGAGGGATCGGATCGTTCCGCAAATGATGCTGGATGTAGTCGTAAAGCTGACTGCGAAATGCCATTTTCCGCTTATAACCGATGGTGATGTCGTTGTTTTCATTGAGGATGACGCCCAAGTTAAAGTTGTGCCCATTTGCAGAGCCAAACCGGGTTTTGGAATCCTTCAACCGGAACGGAGCCTGGAACTCCTCCAAAGTCTCGTTGATATAGTCAACGACAGTATGATAGTTGAATTTGATTTTACTGCTGATCTGCATATCATCTGCGTATCTGGTATAGATGTAATGCACACTCTTGTGCTCACGCAGTGTATTGGCCAGTCGATGGTCGATGGGGATCATAAACAGATTCGTCAGCATTGGGGAAATCGGCGTGCCCTGAGGCAAACCGCCATTCAGAAAGCAGAGGTCCAAAGCCTTGTCCAAAACGACTTCTCCCTCTGCGTCTTTATAGATCTCGGAAAACGGGAAGATCATAGACAGCATGTGTTTCACAAACTCCGGCGTCGTAGAGCCGAAGAAATTGCTAAAGTCGGTCTTGAGAAACCACTTGGACTTGTTTGCCTGATGACGGCGGATGGCATCCACGGCGCACCGGTTATGAATATAGGCGAATGCGTTGGTGTGGTAGCTGGCCCCGCACTGATTTTCAAAAATGGACTTCAATTCATATTGAGCCGTTTTTAACTCAGGCAGCGGAGCATCGATAGGGCGAACACCATATCTCCCTGTTTTCGGGTCGATGGTGTTCTTGGGAATCTCGAAATGGGTGTACAGCTCGTTCCGCTGCACCTCGTATAGAGCCGCATGCTTGACAGTGAATTCTTTCAATACACGAATCATGCCGGGGACATTAAATCGATTGATAAACGGCTGAGGAAGGTTGGCGCGGAATACCGTTCTCGTACTGGATGGTGCGTTTCTGCTTGGCTGGAACATAGCCGGGTTCAGATCGCCATCCAGAATGTCTTCCAGTGTAACCTGCTTGTATACAGGGTTTACTTGCATCGTAACATATGGCATATGATCTTCTCCTTTCTGATGGGTAGGCTGTGATCTCGTGAATAAAACCACCTCTGAAGACGACCCAGTCACCGCGGTCCCAGGACATCCGACAGGGTTCCGGGCTTCTGGTCGTCATCTTCGAGTGCAAAACTCGTGGCGAATCTGAATATCCAGTGGATTTTTTCCTTTGCCACTCAGGTTCTTTGGGAGTCCGAAAGGCAGATCCTCTTCCTGCCGAGACGGCAGCTCAGGATACCGGTTGCCTCTCCTTTGGGACAATGCGAAACCCCTATTTACAATAGAGGTGCCGGCGGGAAATCCCGCCGGCGATTCCATCACAGCTTTTGCATTTACTTAAAATGCTTGAATATCAAAATCAAATGCGCTTGCCAAGATCATTTTCTTAATGGCAGCGCCGCCGCTCTTAACGAAATTGATGAAGTTGCTGACACCCAATGCGCAGATCTGCCGCACCGTCGGAGCAACGCTCAGTTCAACATTGCATGCAGAGACCTGGGTCTCTTTCTTGGCTTCTTCATGGGAGAACTGCATGGTGGCCAAGAAGTTGTTCACCATCTTCGGATTCTTCCAGTCAGCCGCATAATGCTGGGCATCCTCCAGTCGAATCCGGAAATCAAACATGGCTTTGATATAGGTATTTCCCTTATTTGCCGTAGCGATTTCCCGCCGCAGATCGATATTATCGACACACAGGAAAACATATCCGCTGAGTCGCTGACCGTGGTAGCCCTCGGCCTCGATTTTCATTTTGCCTTCCAATTCCGGATTGATCTCTGTCAGAATTTCCGCCAGAGCCTGCGTCTTCGGCTTTCCGATATCGATCGTCCGGAACATCTGGTTCGCAATGTTGTGAGCTTCGACCGTGTCGAAATCGTACAACGTGATGTTCGTCAGTCCGAAACGAACCAGATTTTCTGCCACTGTGGAACCCACAGCGCCGCACCCAATAATATGGATGCGGTCGCCGCAGGTTTCCGGTTTAAAAAAGTCGTAACTCTTTACCAGATCCATTTTGCTTCTCCTTCCGTTGCTTACATGCCACAGCCGTATCCGTATTCATACGGGTATCCGGTGTGGTCTTCGTCTCTGTCTCGATCTCGGAAACCGGCAATCTGCGTCTGAGCGCCGGTGCGAGGTGCGTTGCCAGTATAGCCCTGATAGCTGTACGTCTGGGTCGTGACCAGACCCTTTGCCTCTGCAATGAAATCTGCCCATGTGTGCTCGTCTTCCGTTACCACATGAACTTCATTCCCGGCGTAATACCGGTTTGTCTGCATATCGTAAACGCGGACATTGTGCTCTCCACGTTTATTCCAGATCATAAAGATGTAAAATGCGGAGTCACCGAGAGTCTCGATAAACTTTGCCTGCTCCTCAGGCTGCAAACCATCTCCACGGAGTTTCTTCAGCGTATCCAACTGGAACTTATCATCAGTTCCGGATGGCGTTGTGGACATATTTACATGACTATGTCCGTGGTACCGACACTGATTAAACTGCTCATCGGGAAGCTGCATCAGCCATGTTTCGTATGCCTTCTGATCCGGATTGACTGTCGCGCCAGTTACCTTTTGGGGGAATACGATGATGTCGTCGATCCAGAATGTTTTCGGATCTTCTGCATCCCTCCGGACAATGCCGTGCCAACCAACCTCAGTTGAAAACTCTCTCACGAGCATGTCCTGCTTTTCCTTTGCCTGTTTGGAGAAGATGACGGTCACGAAATCTTCGATCTCTTTTCCGTTCTCATCTTTCTCCTTGGGCCAGTAGTAAGAGGTCTCGTATTTAACCTTCCCGTCCATGAAGTTCATGGCTTCAAGCTGCTTCGCAAATTCTTCCAGAACTTCCCGCTTCATCTGCGGAGTGAAATAAATCGGCTTACTCATCTTACGCTCTTGCCTCCTTTGCTTCCTTTTCTGCTTCCTGCTTCTTCCCATTCTGCTTCTCCTTCAACCACTCGATCGCATCCTTTGTGGTCTTAAACTCACCAAGCTCATTGATGTAAACAACCTCCCCAAACGCCGGATCGAAAAGGTCTCTGCAGAAATACTGATAAGACGCATGCTCTGTGATGTTGATTCCGGCCGTCGCAGAAATGCACTGCTCCAAAGCACCAACGATATCTCGATCGATGATGGCTTGGGCAACATATGACCGGTTGCCGCCACCACAAGAGTTATACTGGTGATGCGGATTCGGCAGAGCGTTATGGATATCGCTCAAACAGCTGCTGCCGCCATAAATGTACATCGGGTCATCACCACGCAGATACAGCTTGATATGAGACCACAGTCTGACCTTGACGGTCTCCTCGAGGAATAGTGCCTTATACAGAAGCATGGCGTCTTCATCAGAAATGCCGAACTTCTTGTTGTGAGACAGCCAGTTGGAGCAATGTCCACGGCCAAAGGTTGCATCCGCCTTATCGGGGTCCCAGTTGGTAAACCATGCGGTATCATAGAATTCCAGATAGTCCTGATTGGCCTCCCGCAAATAGAGATTCTTATTTGCAAGGAAGTAATTCATAGTCAAAGGTTCGATGTCCTTGGCTGATTGCGTCTGGTATCCAAACAACATTGCCAGGATGTCTTCCTTTTTCCGCAGCCGCTCTCCGATTCTTCTGCTGTAATCAGAAATTTCGTTATCCAAAGTACGGCACTGCTCTTCCAGAGTCTTCGCTCTCAGTTTCGCAAACTTGACCTCAAAGTCTTTGAGCTTGCTGCGAATCGCCATACCACGGAAGTCATATTCCTGCGCATACTTTTCAAAAGCAGCGTTCAGGATATCCGGCGACTCGGCCATGAAGCCCTGCAGCATTGTCGTCTCGTCGGCGGTACGAGGCTTCTCATTAAACCACTTACCCAAAAACCGAGGAAGCAAGGCGCCGATCAGGTGCCATCTGGAGAGAATCATGTTCTCTACGATCACAATGGTTTTTGAGTTATCCACCGGACTGCGAGGGATCTTTGGATCGTAGGGTTTGTCCGTGTAAACCAACGCCGTTGTGGGCGTAGCGGCAAACCACTTCTCAATTGCTTCCAGCTCATACAGACCGCTATCTTTTAATGCGTCCTTGGCGGCCGGAATCCACTTCCCCAAATCTGCCGTCTTCGTAGAAACCGAAAAGATCTTCAGATCGCCACATTTCAAGCTCATCGCGGCATCTTTAATTTGTGCTGCAGGGAAACCGTCGTTGTAGTACAACGGGGTCAGCGTGATTCTGATCTTTTCTTTGTCCGCGAGTCTCTTGTCAAAAAGAACCCGCGCAGTCGCCGCCAGACTTACGTCAGAGCGGAAGTTTGCGCACTCGATGCGCTCTCCGAAACAATCTTCGGCCAAACCACCTGTCAACGGAGATGCGGTGATTGCCGTCTTGAACATGGAACTCTTCTGGGACATACAAATCTCCTCCTGATTGTGTATTTCAAATTCATTTCAAGAAGTGAATAAGATCATTGCACTTCTTCACTCCATATAAAAAGGACGGGGCCGAAGCCCCGTCCGATGTAAATCAGATAGCCGCAGAGTCAGCCTTCGTGACGGAAGTCAGGAAGCAGTTCTCATACACGTCATTCTGAGCGAAGGTCTTGTCCATCATGTCGGCGGTGACGGTGTCGCCGTTCAGGTGGAAGGTGAAGCGGCCGGCGTCCATGCCGTTCTCCTCCAGAACGGAACGCAGGGTGGTGGTGGACTCATCGACGGAAACAGTCTTCTTCATCATGTTCTGGCCAATGGTAACGTTGATCATAGTAAAAATCCTCCAAAAAATATATTTTTCAAATTGGGTTGATAGGGTTGTGCCCCGCTTAACGGACGGGGTGTGAGAAAAACACCGAAACAGTTTGAATTCCCGTTTTGGAATTGCCGCTCAAATCACTGAACGGTGATGCGCTCCAGCATCTGTGCCTTAGCGGTGTCGACAGAGGTGGATGCGGAGGCCATCACCCGCTCCAGATCGGCCAAGTTGAGGTACACGCGGCCCAGCAGATCAGCGGCGTACTCCTTGGCGTCGTGAACAGAGGCGGGGATGGACAGGGTCACGGTGGCCAGGCCCTCGGCATCGTGGGTCACGGGAGCGAAGTAGACGGCCTTCTCGGAGATGCTGCCCTCGCCCTCGCCGGCGATAGCGGCCTTGAAGATCAGACGATCCTTCTCGTCACGCATCTCCATGGCGTCGGGCTGGTACTTGGACAGCTTCTTCAGGTTGGCCAGGGTCAGGCCGGACTTCAGGACGATAGCGGAACCAGTGATAATGATCTTAGACATAGTAAGATCTCCTTTCTGAGGATTAGCGATCCTCTGCGCATTTGATGTAATTGAACCTCTGTGGGCTCAAAAAAGCGGCCACCTTCGTGGCCGCTCGTTTCAGCTTACAGAATGTCGCTTAAGCTTTGTGACTGCATGTCGATTTCTTCCGGCTCAAATAGTGGTTCAAGCCATTTTCCAAGCCATGTAAAGCGATTTTCTTTTACAAAGATCCAGTCTCCATTATGACCTTCGACTGTCACTTCTTGCCCAGCGAGATCCAACATATCATAAGCAATTGTCGGACCCTCCCCCCTGTCAAAAAGCGCAAGGTCTTTCCTGATTCGGAACATCTTCCCTTCTTCAAATTCCATCACAATACCTCACTTAAATCTGAACTTGATATATCTAACTCATCGTCATTCTCAGTGAGCATTGCCCACTCAGAGTATTCGATTTTCTTCTGCGCATATCTGGGGCCTTCACCAGTCCATCCGGTAATACGGTCGCCGTCGAAATACATATATGGAAATAACGGGTCGTAGTTGTGCCTTCTACTGATTCTGTCCCCATAGGCTTCTAGGACGCCACTCATGAAGATATCGTGCTCGTGAAGAGAAGGGACATGGACGGCATAGTGGTGGTTTTCAAATCCCTCCCAGAATTCTGCTTGTGTCATAATATCTCCTCCAGGTTGACATTCTCAATTTCCACTGTGCTAACCAGGATCAATTTTTCGGCCAATACCCATGTGGCGTGTCCTGATTGTACGTTGGGACACCCACAGTTATGGCCTCCGACATCTCGCCCCCAGTCAACACCAACAATCTCATCGTCATCGCAATCGATGACGGTTCCAACATCGTCCCGTCGAACGTAACCATAAAAAATAGAATTAGGAAGGTTGGGATTTGCCCGCACAACGTCTCCGATTTGAAAACTCATCTTAATCAGTCCTCCAAACTACCAGAACTTCATCATCCTTCGTGTCCTTTGTGCCTTTGCTGTCCATGTGCAAAAGGTACGGTACATCGTCCGGCCAAATGTGGTCGCCGGTTTCCACTGCGTAAATCTTCTGCGAATCGGAATCGACGGTGCCGAAATACGTACAATAGTCATTGGCGGCGACGATTTCACATGGGAGATAGTATGTGTCCTGGTTCAAGGCCAGGAAGAGAAACGACCCCAAAAAGCTGCCGGCGATCGCCGACAACATAAGCCCAGCACCCAGGATTACGGCTGGATGTGATTCGCTCACCGTCGCCATCCAGCCAGTAACATACACCACCAGAAACAAAACGGAAACTATTAAAATCATACCAATTTGAATCATAAAATCTCCTCCAAAGAATCGACGGAGATATCTTCTTCGTTGGCGTAATCGACTTGAATCGAAACGATCTTCCAATCCCCATCTTGAATGTTCTGCAATACATCTTTTGCACGCCAACTGCCATAGTCGTCATGCGCCAACGCATCCTGATAGCTCTGGATATCCTTCCAAATATGATAACGATCCTCATCCGGCATCCATTGAACGTTATAGAATCTACCATAAGCATCCATCGTGAATTTTTCAGGCAGGTGGAATTCGTTCTCCATCATAAGACTTCCTCCAGATTCGGACAGCAAATGTCTGTTTCGTGGCTGGCTGTATAGGTGTAGCGGTAAATCGAGTCGCAATCCTCCGAATGGAGCCTCCCGCCTCCCCGCCGCATAAAGCAGTCGCTAGCGGCTACGTATTGGCGGAATGCATAAGCTGCCATTGCGCTGCTTCTAAAAACCAACACAATTTCGCCGTCCGGAATTATTGTCGTGTTGCCAGTAAACTGTTCCCAATTTGCTGGGTTGTCCCAATCAGGGTATGGACGTGGCATAGAACTTGGCTCTCGAATTGCCCGCTCAAAACGCTGTTCAAAAACATCCGGATCGATATGTGCGTTCATAGAATTTCCTCCAGATTTTGCATTTCAATATCAACATCTTCGTCGGGTGATTCAACGGGGCCAAGATACGTCCAAGCTCCTTGGTCGAAGTTCTCCCGTATCTCTCTTTCAGTCCATCCGCCATAGTAATAAGAGGCGAACGGATCGTATTCTTCAAAGTATTCCACGTGGTATAGATCGCAACCTGCAAGAACAGCCACGTAAATTCTTGAACGGGTCTTAAACATGAAAACCTCTGGTAATTTGCTCATAGGATTTCCTCCAAAGATGCAGACGAAAGCTCCGTTTCATCCGTGGCGCATTCCTGATAACGATAGATATAGTATTCGTTCCACCGATCTTCTCTTGGTTCGCCGAACACTCCTCCCCTACGTCTGAACGCTCTGTCTGTAAGATCGACTTCACGAAAAGTCCAATCATAATAACTGTCCCCGCCCATGCGTTCTGAAGCATCCCATGCCATCAGGACGTTCTCACCATCCTCAAAGTCATTGATGCTACAACCGGAGAAAGGAACCCAATTACATGGGTCATCATAAGCGTCATATTGGGGGAGGATAGACCGCGCATTTGCCAACGCAGTTTTGAGCGCAGACTCAATATCAGTTTTGATTATCATAACGGAGATTCCTTTCTTTATAAGAATCGCCCCGGAGACCGCTAACTCCGGGGCATTTGAAGCAGGTGCCGTGTCAGAGGGAAGCAACTGCCACAGTGGTTCGGTGGCGGAACACATCGTATGCTTCCTGATCGTTCGTTTCCGGGCCTTACTTCGGTTGGCCTGGCATGCATCCGTTGTTAATAATTACACAGCGTCCCATTGGACACGCTGCTCCAGGTCGGTTTTGAATGTTTGGCGCGGCAAACAGGACTCGAACCTGCACGCCTTTTTCAGGTTACTATCGGTTTTCAGGACCGATCCCTTACCAATTAGGGTTATTGCCGCATAAAAAAGCCGCCCTCTCGGGCGGCTATCTCCACATTGTTATAGACTGTGTGGACGCACTGTCTTTTGCGGTGAGGGGAGATCACCGCCATGGAGCTGGTGACAGGACTCGAACCCGCGACACTCGGAGTACAGAACCGATGCTCTACCAACTGAGCTACACCAGCATGAAGCCCGATTTACGGGCGTCAAATAGATGTTTTATCTCCAATTAGTTGATACTCGTCCATTTGGGTGAATAATGATATTAGAATAGCCATCCCCATAGCCATTATGGCGTTGCTGCCACATATCACCCAGCGTCACCCTAGCGTGTTTCCCTGCATAATCAAAGGTTGCATAGACGAAGAAGTCTCCGATACGGAATGTACGAATGGTAATCTTAGGATCATTTTGCAAATCGTTCCAAACATCTACCGGATAGTCTTTCTTTTCAAGGCCACTCAAAAAGCGGAACGAAAAGCTGCTCGCTTCCATCTTCATATACTCTTTGATGAAAGCAAGTGTGGGATTCTCAACCACCGTTTGTACAGTGCATCCCGGATAACCAGATGGATCTGCCCAGACATAATCGTTGCGGGAAAGGTTAATATGTGCCAGCCCATTTAACTCCGTGCTAAAACCAGTAGTGTTGATGGAGCAAAACACGTTGTTGCCATTATTCTTATAAGTTTGAACAATGTGAGAGACATGTTCAGGATACAAACCCGGTTCTCCGCCTGTAATTGACAGTCGGGCATCAGGATGTTCGGCCAAAACCCGCTTTAACGATTCAATTTGTGCTTCAAAATCGTTGTTCCCAGTCATTGGATTCTGTCGCTCCAAACAAAACGGACAATAGAATGGGCACTCTTGCGTTGTGATTATCTGGACGTTAATATGATAGTAAAGAGGACGCCCGAGAGAAGTCTTTGCAGTTCGATTTGCCAATCGATATTGTAAGTCGTTGGTCATTTCGGTACGAACATTTTCGTAAGAAGAAATAAACGGGATATTACTCATTTTGCTGCTCATTGTAATTCTCCTCTCACAATGCCACGGTCTCCACAAGCGTGCAGCTCTCCATCTTCGTCTTCAACCTTTTGTTTTCTCTTCCTCATAGATGTTTTATTCGTTTGAAAATATGCTTCACATCTCTCAGATCGACATTCGATTCATGCGCCGCATCCTTAATAGCCTCTTCAACCTTGCTGAGTTCTCTCGCCGCTGAGGAGCGGCGCTCGTGGTACATCTCGTAAATGTTGCATAGGGCTGCGAAATACGCCTGGTCCGCTGGTTCGAAAGCCCTGCCGGATATTGTATTATACGGCTCACCATGCTTGTCCATATGTTTGTCAATGCAGGTATTACAAGGGGAGTCCATCGGTGACAGTTGCGAATGGACACATAACGCACAGTCTTTTTTACATTTGTCAAGGATCTGCTGATAAATCTGCGTATTCATTTTGACGCCCCTCCTCAATAGCTGCACACGGTGCGCCATCCCGTATTCTGTATCATTCTCAAAGAGAGTTTTTATATGAACTCCCACTCAGCATTGAAGCGAATATTTTCGTTAAGAATACTGTCCAAATACTCGTCAATGTACTCTTCGGCATCTCTGCCTGCGGGAATTGTGATTTCCATTTTGCATTCCGGATGGAAACAATCCGGTGTCAGCACGATGGTCCGCCGCTCCGCTTGAGGACTTTGCGGCCGCTACTTCCAATCATCCAAGAACTGTTCCCACATATATGCCTCCACCAAAGTCAAATTTCATCTTCATCTGCAAATTGGCAGTTCTCTTCATCCAGCACATCGGAATCCGAAATGTACTCCAACGGAGAGAGAATGTTGATCTCATCAAGATGCTTCTTCGCATATTCAATGGCCTGTTCTTCCGTGAGGTCGTCAGGCACATCAATATGAGAGTTATATGTGGCCATGCACTGGACCGTTACTAACAAACGCTTCATGCTTACCTCCTAAAATCTAAGTTTTATTTGGCGTTCCATCCGAGGAAGGAAACCAAATCCTCAAAAGTAGGAGCCACAATCTCAACACCATCCATTTTGGCCATAACCAACCGATCATCATTTGCGGGGACCATGTCGCACGGGCCAAAGTAATCTGCTTTCAACTCGTTCTCATTAAAAATCCGCACAGGTAACTGCTCCCCGTCAACGTTAATGCTTTGCAATTCAATTTTCCTCATTTTCTCCACTCCTTTTCATAAGCGCACTTCACCATCAGCGCAATGTATGAATGATGACCTTCCCGCCACCGCGGTATGCGGTATCAACATCAAGCGGTGTACTCTGCCACTCTTGTGCCTCATACACCCACTCGGACACCTTAATGCACACCTCCGGATCGTCATCTTGGCACTCACCTTGCAGGATACCGATCAATTCACTCACTTTCACTCTGATACTCCTTTGTTCTCTCGGATCTGGAATCCAAAATGGCAATAGCCATACTCGTCGGAAAGCCAATCCGAAATCTCATCCATCAGGTCTTCGTCTGTGAGGTCGTTATACCCGTCGAATGTGTGGTCAACTTCGGTCGGCAGGTCGACTGCTTCTCCATCCGTGTCCCACTTGATGTCATAGATATGGACATTGACATGGCTGTCGAGTTTTTCAAAGCGCTCAACCTCTTCATACGCCTTGTTAATGGGGCACCACTCACACTCTTCTCCATTGCAATGTCCCTTCCCCATCTCTGCACGGCAATACTTGCTAAAGAGCGTTTTGAATGCCCGCAGTTCATCGTTTGTCATAGGTACACCTCCTTAAAAGTTAGCCTTCATTTTCCTCCATTTCATCAAGCCACAGACTAAGCCAAGAATAGATCTCGTCACCGAGCCGCTCGTTGAATTCAGGGTGTTCATCCACGCTGATTGGGCAATCGATCTGCGAACACTCGCCGCTTTCCGGCTCATAGATATCAATTTCAACGTGTTCGTCATCAAAACGAAGTGTAAGGTCTAAACGTCTTTCACGCATATTTTTTCTCCTTATAAGATGTCCTCAAGAGGCTGCGCAGATATGGTTTCCTCGCGCAGAGGCGCGGGCTGCAACCATATGGGTGCAAAGCTGTCCCGTAAACCATCTGGACTGATATGCCCGAAAAAGAGGCTCGGTTTGATAATGGGTTTGTCGAGTACAACGTGGTACAGAGGGTCGGCGCCAGGTCTGTCTTGTACCATCTCTACAGTCCCGAGCGTCCCGGTCCACTGCTCAGCTTCATACGCTCCCGCCAAATCGAGCATCACTCGATCTCCGGGATAATATTCATATTTCTGTTCCACAACGTCTGTCTCCTTATAAGATCGCATCCAGAGAGACAGCGACCAATTCGTCGCCACCTCCTTCCGTACATCTCGAAATGAAATCGTCGACGGAAATCATATACCAGTCTCCATAGGCAGCAAAGTGCTTCTTCTCATAAAAGGTTTTTGGCCCAAAGGTTACTTCGCTGTGATTCAACCTGTAACAACTTGCGCCTTTATTGACATCCCAATAGGTTGTCTTTTGCAGCTTGTTGCCCGCCGCCCAGCGAATTCCTTGTGCATCCAAGAAATCCATCAAACATTGCGCTTGTTGCTGTGTTGGTGCTGCAATGATGGCTCTATTTGGCAGCATACGAACTCCTTACAGAATCAAATCTAATGCATCAGGGTCGATTTCGATTTCCGATTCTAGTTTTGGTTCAAGGCCACGGCATATAGCCATGAAGTCTTTTGCGCTGATAAATTGGAACGCCGGATCGTCGGGCCAGCACGGGTCAGACGGCCCATTCTCTTCATACCACTCCCGCGAACAGTAGAGAACTTCACCGTCTGGTTCAATGCTGTAACATGTGTTTGCTTCGTGGATTTCCCACAAATTTCCGCTGGCTCCCCAGCGATAGCCACATTCCTCAAGCAACTCAAGGAGCGAGTCCGCTTCCTCAGGTGATGAGGTTGTAATAATTGCCCGTTTTGGCACAAGGCTTTTATCAATCATCGTATTCCTCCAGTGTAGCCAGAGGGATCACATCATAGTTCCCGTTCTCACCACCAAGGAACTCAAACAATTCCTGCTGCTTATCAGGAGTCAGATCCTGAAAGTAAATCTCAAATGTTCTCATATATACCCTCCTTGTCAAAGCGTTTAATCTTCTATGGTGTCGCTACCGGGGATCGAACCCGGACACCGTTACCGGCAGCGGATTTTAAATCCGATTTGTCTACCAATTCCAACATAGCGACATAAAACCCGGCGGACACCACGACCGCCGGGTATATGAAAACAAGAGGAGCAATTACACATGAGTTTCCTGAATCACCAGCCTTGAGGAAATCCCTTGGCCGTTCACAACAAAACCGAACCTGCTTCAAGGATTTTGTAAAACTTTATCCTTTTGCGGCATCAGCACGCCTCTTTAAATCTTGATCTTTGACGAAAGAAAAGACCTTTGAGCGTTGACCTTTCATACTTGATCTTTAACCTGTAACCTTTACAGTTGATTTTCATCACCCGTCTAAGTCCCACGCATCAAGCGCAAGCCATAAAGGAGCAATGACTTGTAAATCCAGCATTATCAATCTCGCATGATAGCCGAAAAAGAATATTCGATTAACGGTCGAATCCTTTTTTATTGACGCCGTTTTTATTTGTTTAACCTGAAAGAACCGGCGAACTCACAGGTGTTGTGGTTGAGGGTTTTCGGTGACCCAGGAATTCATGTTTATGCCTTAATACTCGACTTCGATTTTCGTGATGGCATTGGATACAGACAGAGCCGCATCCACATTTGCCGTAAAGGATGCAATGTCTGCTTCCATTTTGGCAAGGATATCCTGAATGCCCAGGGGATCGACCAGCTCATAGCTGTTGGCATCGATGTATGCCTGCATCTGAGCCTTTGCGGAATCGGCATCGACCTTGTCTTTGCCGCCGTACAGGCCGTTAATGTAGTTCTCGGCTTTCTGCTGGATATAGGGGCCAGAGTTGCGGTTGATTTCCGACTGCGCGATCATCATCTGGCGACGAATCTCATCGTAAAGCTGCTGTTCGAAATCAATACCGTGGTTGTTCATCTCGATGGCTTCAGCCACAGTGTAGGTGGTTCCTCCGATATCAACCGTTGTCACGGCATTGGACTTCACAACCGCTCTCTTGATTGCGTTACGCCGAGCAATCAAGCCGATCGCGCTGTCATAGCTGGCACGGATCGTCTTGGTGCAATATTCGCCGACATCCACACCGCCGATTTTCTTATCGCAATGGCGCTTGACGTCCATATACTTGCCGCCAGCAATCGCCTTTGTGATGCGGGAATCCAACACTTTCAGTTCGGCCAGGGCCTGATGCACGGTCATAGTTTCATGTGTCATTTGCTTTTCTCCTTTGAATTTTGATTTGTGAATTGGATTTAAAATCAGCTGATGTCGATAGGCTTCAAATCAAGAACATCCTTGCATTCGTCAAAACCGTACCACTGGGATGCTTTATACTGCCGCTCTGCCAACTCCTGGTTACATTCAGTGGCCTGCTGCACCAGAGCGACACGTTCATATCCAGATAACAATTCGCTCTGCAGGCTGCTCTCGATAGTCTCTTTTTGCGCCCGGTAACCAACTGCCCATTGCCGGCTCATTTCAACCCTCATATAGAGCGTGACAATAACAGCGAGAATAAAAACCACGCAGCCGATCCCGATAAATAGCTTTTCGTGATCTTCTACCAACACATATATCAGGAAAACTACCATGAGGGGCACTAACCCTCCGAACATTCCTATTAAAATGCCAGACATACCGAAATTCTCCTTTCGTTACACCTTCTCAAAAGTGAGAGTTTTGATCGGACGCTGATTTTGCAGTGAATCGTACATCACTCTTCGGCTGACTTTCATTGCATCAGCAGCTGCCGTGATAGACGGGTAGATCAACCCGGTTTGTGTGCAGCGAATTGCAACGGGTTTTCGCGAATGTACCTGCGGTGTCCGCCCTTTCTGAAAATCTTGTAAGATGCTTGTCGATACCGTTTTGAATCCAGCTCGATCAACTTCGGTCGGAATTTCTCCGTTTTTAATTCTGCGATACAGGCAGGTCAACGAAACATTCAGCATACGAGCAGCTTCTGCAATCCGCAATCTGGAATGCTGCTCTCTGACAGCCTCTTTGGTAACCTTAGGTGCCTTTGCTGGTTCGGTGGCGGGCTCGACGACAGGCTTACTGTCAAATTTCTGCTGGGCCACCTGCACAGAAGCAATGCAGATTTCAAGCCCTCTTCGCTTTGCTTCCTCTGCGGTTTGCAGAATGAATTCGGCTATGTTGTCCATATGTAATTCCCCTTTCAATTTTTAAATTGCATTCTCAAACGCAAATTGAATTCTGGTATCGGTATGCAGGCTGTTGACATCTGGACAGCCCGACAATGAGCGTAAAAAAGAAGAATCGTTACAGAACCATATTTGACCCAAACGCTGGACAGCCATTAGGAGTGATGCATACCGATTGGTGCCACAACCGGGATTTGAACCCGGACGCCATTTGGCAACAGATTTTGAATCTGCCTTGTCTACCAGTTTCAACATTGTGGCATAAAAGCCCGGCCGAAGCCGGGCAAATGATTATTCCGCGGGGATAGGTTCCTCAACCAGCTTGATTTCCTTTTCAGAAAGCCAAGCGAGGGTCTTATTCTTGAACCGCACCAGAACAGCAAAGTCCTTGTTGTCAGGGTCCAGCTGCTCCACGATGCCGATACCGTTCGCCTTGTTGCGAACCTTGTTACCAATTTCAAACTGCATTTGTACTCTCCCTTTCTATTTGACGATGAAGTTTGGATCTCCTACTGCCTTTACGGCAGCAATGAGCTTTTGCAAATTGGTGTCCATTGGATGGTCACACCAATCTTTGATGGCGCACTTCATGCACCCTTTAATGCTACATTCGTTCTGCATGACTCATCCTCCGGATCAGTTTCACGGTCAGGATCGTAATGGTGGGCAGATAGCACAGAACGCAGGCCAAGTCCTGTCTTCCAATCAGGCAAACAGTGCCGACAGTCACATAGGCACCAGCCACCCAAGAAGCGAAATTGGAATGGTTCCCGTCATTGAATTCCGAAATCAGAATTTCGGCGACGACCAGTGATACGCCGATACAGGCCAGAACAAGCACCAACATCATTTATCTCCCTCCAGTCTTGCAATGGCCCGCATAAATCCGGTGGCAACGGTGCAGACGCCGATAATCATAAACCAGAACATAGTACCCATTTTACTTTGCCTCCTTCTCTGCCAGCTTCTTCTTGTTCTCCGCCAGACGCTTTAAGTAGCGCTCGAACGCCAGGTCTCTGAAGACCAAATCGATATTTGACATACTTATCCCCTTTCAGGTTTTAGATTTGAAATTTGATTCACTCTCGGTTATAATAAGCATAGTCACAGACGGAACCTGAGCGATCCTCTGCACTTTTGATGTAATTGAACCTCCTCGTGCTCAGAGAGGAGGGGTAGGATGGGAATTGCTGTTAGCATTTTGAGCAGCGTGTATTACGCCGTTTGGATTGCCGTTGGCATTTCTGAACTTTCCAAATCACGCCGCCTGTGACTATAAAAGCGGCACCGTGAGTTTCGCACGGTGCCGCTTGCTTATTCAAATTTGGGTATAAAAAAAAGACCGCCCAAGGCGGTCAAAGAATGCGTTTCGGAATTGATATTAAGTTTTGGATTTTGCAATATCGGCGCGAATAAGAGCCTTAATGTATCCATTCTTATTCGGTACCGAATCCAACTTTTCAATTATGTCCTGTTCGGTACTATGTACCAATCGAATGGTTACCGTTGAGGTTTTCCCTTTGTTATATACCTCTTGCGGGGTCAATTTCCGATTTGACATTTGAACCAACTCCTGCTATACTGAATAGCAAGAGAGCGGCTCACTTCGCAGGTGCTGGTCGCTTCCCCGCTTCGATTTAAGGTCGAAAGAAAAGCCGCTGCCTACTTAGGTGGCGGTTATTTCTTTATGTATCCTAAGATACCAAAGATAACCACAGCGAGCAGATTCAAAAGTGAAATCACTTCTAAAACTGTCATGCGGTCACCCCCTTTAAGGGGAAACAACCGTGCCGCTCTCTTGCTGCATTTAATATAGCATACGTCAGTACGTATGTCAAGTCGAAATTTGATTGTCTCTTAGGAGTTGTAATTGAGAATCCAATCCACAGCTTCTGTTAGCGAATCACATTCCCAATCAGAATCGGATGGGGTAAGTCCACCGCACCCCATGTTGTCCGGATGGATCACTGCATAATGGAAACCATATTCGGTTTCCTCTTTTGCGTTCAGTTTATAGATTCCCCATTTGCGGAGAGATTTCACTTTGACCACTCATATCCCGCCTTTCGTTCTGATAAAACAACCCGGTACCTGATTTTGGTGCCGGGTTTTGATTTTCACTTGCAGTATTTCATAGAGCCGTGCTGATCATATTCCTGATGAATGACGCCCTCCTGCGTCAGAGATTTCACATCGGCTCTGGTGCACGAACCCAGAATCTGATTTTGGTATATGATTTTCCGGGTCTGACCCCAAGGGTCATAATGGATTTCCGCACCGGCCTGACACCACGCTCTGATTTCTCCACGCTTCATCGTGCGAGTGGTTTTAAAATTCGCTTTCGGATATTCGGGATGCGTTCCACGGTCGAATTTGTCAACCTGTTTGCAGTCCATCAGTTTGGCGATTTTCCGGGTCTTTTTCCATTCGCGCTTGTGATATTTGATCCCGGAATTATCCAGACGCTTGTTGTCACGGAGCGCTTCCGTAACCTGATTCACACCCCGCTTGGGTACATACCTACTGGGCAAAGTGCAAATCACTTGCACATTACCATTCTGCTTCACTGTTGTTTCCATGATTTACACTCCCATTTCAGATTTGATTTCAGAATTCAAAAATACCCCGGAATCAAAAGCTGTTCCGGGGTACGGTTTCAATTCTGAAATTTTAGACCTCTTCCGTGATGTTATACACGGTTCCGGAAGCAGTCACAAATCTGATGTAACCACAGTCCGGCGTGCAGTAAAACTGCTTGATGGGCGTCGTGTGCCAATTCGTCAGACCGGAACGGCTTTTCAAAATTGCACACCCGTTTTGAATTTCGAATTCGAACACAGGATTCTCCTTGAACCACTGTTCCCGTTTCGGATTCACGCCACTGAATCCGCTTTCCAGCATATACCATTTGTCCATTTTGAACTCCCTTTTTGTTTTTCAAATTTGGTTTCAAGGCATAATAATACCCCGGAGCGTGTTGGCGTTCCGGGGTACTGGTTACAACTTGAATTCGGTTTTTGGTTTAGGCAGCGGCTTCTGCTTCGGGGACAGGCTTGCCGTCCTGCTTCTCGGATTCGGTCTTGGCGTTACCGTCCTTAACGTCACCGCCCTTGGCATCACCGGCCTTGGGTGCGTTCTTGTCGGCGTGCTTCTTCTCTTCAAGCCCGGTTTCCAGGTTGATGCAGAGGTTGTTCATCCGGGTATAGATTTCCGTGAACAGAATGGATTCAAGGGTCTTGACGTTGGCCAACTGCAAGGTGGCCGCTTCGTTGCCGTCGATACGCTTCGCCTTGGAAATGGAAGCCGTAATCACTTTCTGGTCAACGCTGACCATGTGGAAAGTCGGCTGGAGTTCTTCGGGAAACACCATCTTCACGAGGTCATTCAACTGCTGTACGAGTGCAGAGTGGCTGTGCTTGAGCCAGTTACCGCCGAGGGTCTTGCGCTTTTCCAACAGTTCCGGGGACAGTGCGGTCTTGACAGACAGTGCGTGTTCTCCCTTACCGTTGTCGGCGATGAAAGCGAACACGTTGTCTCCGTAGATCTGCATATACTTCCGCCATGCACCGTTGCTGGTTAGCTTGACCTTGCTAACGTTGTCGATGGCACTGAACGGAACACGCAGGGTCTTTGCGTCAGTGTGGATAGCACCACCGTCATCGGCGTTATCCTGAACGACCTTATAGCCGTCCACCGTCCAGTCCTCGAAATACTTTGCGATGAAGGCGGTCTTGTCCTGTTCGGCGATAGCGCAGAAGTGCTTGATGCCGTCCTCGATGATGGCCTTGTTGGCGTCATTGCACGCCTCCTTGGCCTTGTCCAACAGTTCGCCCTTTCCGGCGTAAGCCAGACCGTTAGAACGGGCTTCTTCCGCCGCATCAATGGCGGTCTGCATGGCCTTGATAGCGTCAGTGGTCTTGGTAGAGTAAGTAATCTTCATGGTAATACTTCCTTTCTTGTCTTGTGTTGTGGTGTTACAGAGTCAGTTAAAAGCGCAATGTTTTGTGCTCTTAACACACCCTGTAAAAGGGTAGACTCCACCTGCGGCGTCCAGGCGTCACCGTTCCATTGCCTTTATCGCAACGTTCCTTTGAACGGCTGAACTCTTATAACGAGGGTGTTATCTGGTACGGAAGCCATGTAATCACGCCGTACCCTGCTTTCCGCCGTTGGTGCGCTAAACAAGCCTAATTGTCACACTTGCGTCAGGGCGCACTTTACCCGATGGAAACATCGTCCCTTGTCAAACGTTCTATAATCAGCACGCCAAACCACCGTCAACCGTTGTTGCGTTCCGTCATAAAGGCGTTCCGCACGGCTTCAAGTTGCCCGGTCATATAGGCCGGACTTTTGGCGCTATGCTGTTTTCAAGGTGCAAGGCAACGCTTAACCGCCGTTGCATGGCGTCCGCATGGTTGATGCTATCATAGGTTCAATGAAATGTGACTGTTGCGCTTGTCAGCCCTTGCACCGTGTACGCCGTGCCTATCAGGCCGGGCGGTTGGTTTCTCGTGCTGACGTTATGGAGTATAGCACATGTTCAATGAAATGTCAAGGAAAATTTTCTCGCCCCCCTTGACCGGGGCGAACTGACAAGCCTTGCGGGCCAGCCCGGTGAAGTGCCGTTCCGCTTAACTTGTGCCTATGGTATCACAAGTTGATTGAATTGTCAATAGTTTTTTTGAGAAAATTTTTTACCATTTCCGCCGCTATGATGAACGCGCGCGTATAGGATTGTATATAGCACGTTCTGGCGCTGGACATGCTGACGTTGCCCCCCCTCGCAAGCCTTGAGTTTTCAGCCGTTCCCGTGTCCGTCTGTTTATGGCGTGTTTCCCACGTTTACGCCATAGGGGGGATCTTTACACCCGGTAGCCGTCCGACGTCCAGCGCCACAGATGGTGTCATTACATCATATCCTCAATTCCTATATTCCCCTCGATAATAAACTCAGAAATCATCACCCATTAGATCACCACTTCCCTGCCAAAATAATCGTAAGGCGGTTTCGTAGAAGCTGTAGAGCAAGAAAGATAGAGGCTGTAAAGGTTACTATTCTGAAAAATATCTCGTCAAGAGTAAATTTGCAAAAATGTTTACAAAGACTTGATATTTACACAATTTTAATAAGTTTTTGCCAATTTAGGTTACAAATTGCTTTCCTTTTGTGCTGTTTTGTGGTATAATCCAAGTATAGAAAAACAGGAAAACAGACCGAAATGATTAGCGGAAAGGAGCTTATACATGGTCGTTCAGTTCCCACAGAATACGGTGAGCAACACCGAAACGGAGACAGTCACAGTAAGTACGAACCAAACGCCTCAGATTAGTCACTCCCCTGCTCGTAAGATCGCTCGCCCTGTGTCTGTCCAGATCACTGGTGGTGCTTTTGAGGAAGAGGTCCCTGAAAAGAAGAAGGAAGCTGCTGAACCGATCAAGAGCTTGGATGACATCCAACATATCAGCCAGTATCTCATCCAGAATGGTCGCTACCGGGACAATCTTTTGTTCGTTGCTGGTATCAACTTCGGACTACGGTGTGGCGATTTACTGAAACTGAAGGTTGGGCACATTCTGACAGAAGATGGCACAGCTTATCGGGACAAGATCATTATCCGAGAGCAGAAGACAAAGAAGATCCGAGAAGCCTATTTGAATGATGCTATCTGTGACGCAGCCGATCTTTACTTTGGCTCTGTCGGTATGGTGGATCTCAATGACTACCTGTTTAAGAGCCAGTGCAATCGAGTGAAGAGCAAAGGGACTCCGATGACGGTGCGCAGTGTTGAGCGTCTCCTCAAGGAGATCATCAATGACGAATGCGGTCTGGATGTACACGCCAGTACCCACACACTCCGAAAGACATTCAGCTACCATATTCTGATGAATGCTCCCGACCGTACCAGAGCCGTCGAGTTCCTGATGAAGATCCTTGGCCACAGCTCCCCCTCCGTCACACTGGCTTATGCAGGTATCACCAAGGAAGAGATTGAACAGAGTTACAAGAACTTGAACCTTGCTAAAGATACTGCCACTTTCCAGTGGTCTCTGCGCGGCAAGCTGGTATCCTAAGCAACCCGATCATGAGCGTCAGCTCACAGGGATTCATCCTATATAGGCCGCTGAGCCGAAGGCGAAGCAAAATAAAAAACAAAAGACACGTCTGGGCGTGTCGACGCGAGACGTCACCGGGAGGCGAGCAAAAAACGGCGTTACAAACGCGACGCCCCACTCGACCGGCCGGGAACCGGTCTCGAAAGGCCGTCAGCGGCTTTTATAGATTTTAAAAAGATTGAACGCAGCGACCTGCGTATCTATAGAGGAGGTGACCTGCCGATGGACGGTTGAGTATGACAGTGGTCCCGTACCAGGCCGGTGGCTGATACCGGACGCTGACGATCCCGATTATTTTGTGGTAAAGGAATACGAATGCCGTCGTGAGGTAAGCGGTATCCGGGAGGGTGGCTCGTCCCCTCCAACATCCCGACGAGTGTGCACCTTGGAAACTGAATATACCCAAGCAAATACCATCTCGAAAGGCATTCTGCTCACCCCAGGGTGAGCAAAACTTTCAAAAAACCCTGATTTTTCAATGGGTTCAGAGGCTGTCTCTATAAAAGAATATATTAGGATAGCTATCATCGCAACAAAGCTAAGAGCGAGAGGTCTCTTTAAAAAGCTGTGTAGCTTCGCTACGATGATACAACCTGGCCCGAAAAGGTGAGCAAGCCTGCTGCCACAAGGGTTTCGGGGCACAAAAGTGCCTTTTAAATGAAATTTCACATAATGACAAAGGAGGAAACGACCATTATTGTAAAAGTTATCGACGCACCAATGGGCACTGGAAAAACATCAGCCATGATCAACTTCATGAATGAGACCGGTAACCAGCGCCGTTTTATTTTTGTGACTCCGTTTCTTGCTGAGGGGCAGCGGGTAATTGATGCCTGCCCGAACCTTCACTTTCAAGATCCGCAAGCTACGCAAATCGGAGATCCGAAAGACAAAAAGGTCAGCAGTAAGCTGATCGATTTCAAGCGATTTCTTAGAAATCGCGACAACATTGTAACCACGCATGCTTTATTCGAGCGGTTCGACCCAGAGGCAATCCAGTTGATAGCCGACGGGGGTTATACAATGGTGATGGACGAGGTCCCAAATGCGGCCAGCAAGGCGGAATTCTCCCCAAAGGATGCCCATAATATTATGGCAACGTATGCCGATATTGATTCGTCAGGGCTGCTCTCTTGGAAAGACACAGAACGTGCATATTGGGGGAAATATGATGATGCCATGAAAATGTGTGAGATCGGCGTTCTGTGGAGATATCGGGACAGCGTGATGCTCAAGATGCTCCCACCCGGTATTTTCGAGGCATTTGACGATGTATATCTGATGACCTATATGTTTGAAGCTCAAATCACGTGGGCATACTTTCGGCTCTTCGGAATCGAGTATGAACATAGGTACGTAGTTGGCAATTCTCCGACAACATATCAGCTGACAGAGGTCCCACAAGCCTACTATATGCCTGGGCTGACGAAGCTCATCAATATATGCCGAGACCCAAAGTTCAACCTGATCGGCAAAGGGCCATCCGATCTCTCCGTTGGTTGGTACAACAAGGAAGACAACAAGCCATTGGTAAAAAAAGTGAAAGATAACGTGTATCGGTATTTTCGCCATACGCAGAACGCAACGGCCAACCAAGTGTTATGGGCCAGCTTCCGCCAGAAGCAAAAGCCGAACGAACCTCTCAAAGAGATGCCACCAATTTTTACGCCACATGGATACAGCACCGGATTCTTAGCCTGCAACGCACGAGCCACTAATGCCTATCGAGCGAGAAGCGTTTTAGCATATCCATTGAATCGCTATCTTGCCCCAGAGCTGAAAAATTTCTTTGCAGAACACGATATCATCATTGATGAAAAGCAATGGGCTTTATCCGAAATGGTGCAATGGATATGGCGTTCTTCCATTCGTGATAACCAATCAATTGAGCTTTACTTACCGAGCAGCCGTATGCGTGAGCTGCTGGATCATTGGATCAAACAAACAGACTCAGATGAAAATACCGCAGCCTGATTGAGCGCCCTCTCCGGCTGGGCATGATAATACGCCGATGATCACATAACAGGGCCACAGCGCCCGGAAAGTTCTAAAAAATGACCTATTGTTCTGACTGTTATTGGGCAGAGCAGTGTGGGTGCCCGACCATCACCCTCTGTTCTGACTTCACGCCACTGACAGACGATGACCCGTCTGCGGAACAGGCGTACTTGGAGGCAGTTAGAGCCGACGCATCTAATATCGCGATGACCACGCCCGACGATTTTGTCGGGGGTGTTTCCTATAAATCTCGAAATACAGCACAGCATCTATACCTTTGATACCGCTGCATTTTACACAGACGAAGAAACGGCATTAGACCACAAGCTACAAGAGCTCCGCAAGCGCATCAATGATGACAAGAGACTCCGCAAAGAAATTGAGAGCCGGGAGCAGGACGAATTAAAACAGCAGGCTAAGGCACGGGGGGAGATTTACAGCCCCCCTGCCCCACCTGACGTACCAGACGCGCGTGCCCGCTTAAAGAAGGGCGCTTCCACCCGCAAGAAGAGTTCGTACAAGGATGTCCCGACGGAAGAACTGCTGGAGAAACTGCTGTCAGCATCCGACATCAGGGAGATTAACAAAGAGATCCGTAATGTGAAGCAACAGCTCAAGGATACTATCGACGCCAACACAGATATTGACCGGCACGTGAGACCGGAGGCTATTGCGCCATACAACATTATTTCTATCTTCGATTCGTGTCTGACCCGCTGCCTGCAATTGAGCACCACGGACGTCAACGACGAATTGGTCGTGGTGAAGGTATACTACTTTGGCGTAGCGGAGAATATCATCAAGAGGGGTTTCTTCATGAACGGAGAGCACTATGTGTTCTTCTCCGCTTCTGCCGGTCAGATCCGCACTAAGAAATTTGTTGCAATTAAGGAATCTGCTTATGCAGCTATTGAGAATACACTGACATGCGGGTTGCCGGTTGAGCAGATCAATGCACACGGCGGCATTAACATCAACAAATATCTGGCATATTTGGCCCTGTGCAATAGCGCGACGACGCCGTGGCCAGAGTTCCCGGTTGAACGTACAATCGTTGTGGAAGACTTTGAGACGGCCGTACCGGGACTTGTGGATCATATCGACCCCAATACATACACGATCACACGCGAAAATATGGAAGTTCCTATCACGCACACAGATGGATGCGGTATGATTCTCCCCTCCCTGTCGCGCAAAAACTTCATGCTGCGCGCTCCGTGGGTCAAAGGATTGCTGGCAGTCTTTCCCTTCAACAAATTCATCAGAGAGATGGACGATGCGCATCCACTCGTAAACCATGCATTGATCACCGATATTTACGGTGTTGAGCACGACGTACTGAAGGAGCGCATCCAGATCATTCTGACTAAAAGCCAGTTTAAGCTCTATAAGATGTATAACAGCTGGAGCGAATATCAGCAGAAGTTCCGGAAATATGGTTGCGTTGCTGGAAAGTGCAATGAGGAGCCAGACAGAATTGACAACGCAAAGTTCAATTACCAGATGCTGCAGACCTTGACCGACCTGTCAGATGAGGAGCTGGAAAAGATTTGCGAAAAGACCAACTTGAAACTGCGCAATATGGCCTCTGATCGGCAGACCATGCTTCAGGTCTTTGGTGCTACAAAAAAATCAGATCGACTGAATGCATTTCAGAAAAGCCTTGCCTACTACCCTGAACTGCTGCAAGATCCGTATTGCCGCGAAACACTCCGTGATCTGAAGAACAGCATTGAGTGGCAGGCAGTGGCCGGCCGACTCGATATCGATGGTAAATACCTCTTCCTTATCCCTGATTTGTACGCGGCATGTCAGCATTGGTTTTGCCACGAGGATGTTCCCGCCGGCCTGCTGAAAAATGGTGAGGTAGCAACCAGAGTGTATGGCAAAAAGGACAAGCTGGATGTGTTGCGCAGCCCACACCTCTATAAGGAACACGCGGTGCGCCGCAATGTTTGGGCAGACAGTCCAGAGGTTCAGAAATGGTTTAAGACAGATGCCATCTATACCAGTAGTTTTGATACAATTTCCAAGATCTTGCAATTTGATTGTGATGGAGATAAATCCCTCGTGTGCGCAGATGCAACCATTATTGCCGCCGCCGAACGAAATTGCGCCGACGTTGTCCCCCTTTATTACCCGATGGCAAAGGCCGGAGCTGTTCAAGTGACACCGGAAGCTAAATATGACGGAATGGTTGCCGCTTGGACCGGTGGTAATATAGGAGAGATCAGCAACAAGATCTCAAAGATATGGGCCTCCCCTGCTCCTGACCTCGATGCCGTGAAGATCCTTGTCATGGAGAATAACTTCGTAATCGACTATGCAAAAACTCTCTACAAGCCTATCCGCCCGCCCGAATGGGACGAACGCATTAACGCTGCGGCAAGCGGACGGGTGCCACGTTTTTTTATTTACGCAAAGGACAAGACCCCGCACCAGTGTGAAGCCACCAACCAGTCATGCGTTAATCGCCTATTTGACAAAATCCAGTCCTACAAGTTCGCCTTTAAGAAAAAGCAGTTGGGCACATTCGATTATAAAAAACTGATGCATGATCCACGCGTTCGCATGGGAGCGAAAGAAGGTGCTCTCGTTGATAAGTATCTTCAAATGGTCAATAAGGTCGGGCAATACAAAATGGACATACAGTTAGAGGGCAACCCCTATGCTGAGGCGGCCAAGCACATCAAAAAAGAAATGTCCGCTTTCGGCTCAGAGGTGTATGTCACAGATGTACTTGTCTATTATTTGTTTGGTATAAAGAAGGCAACACATAAGGCTATGCTGTGGGACTGCTTTGGTGATGTCATATATGCAAATCTGGTTGCAAACCATGCCGGTGTGCAAAAAATGTGCTCGAGGTGCGGGAACCGATTTGTACCGATGTATCCGCATCAGTGTTTGTGTTCCGATTGCGCAAAAGAGGTTCAGAGAGTACCGGAGGAAATACCGGATGCATACTGCGTTGACTGTGGCCGTGTATTTACTCCGTCCTCGCTTAGTCAGACGAGATGTACGGTGTGCCAGTGGCTCATAGATAATGAGCTGGGAATGCCAGCACCCGGAGAACATGCGGCCGTCTGCGAGGTTTGCGGCAATCACTTTGCGGTACGCGCATCCGGAAGGGGGCGCAAAAGCAAGGTGTGCGGACACTGTCGGGAAGCTGCAAAGTCTGCTGCACATCGACTTCGGATGGTAAAGTACCGTAAGAAGAAATTGAATTAAGCGTCACTTTTTGAGTTTTTTGCAAAACCCGCTAACCCTTGTGGCACAAGGGTTAGCGGGTTTGTGCTTTTTCTGGCGTTTTTAAACCCCTTGTGCCGCAAGGGTTCCAGAGGTTGGGCTAAAAAAATCTCCCACTCTTATGGAGAAGAAGCCATGCGAAAGTACACAGAATACGTTATGCTCTCTCATATAACGGCGGGACTTTTTGTCCCGCCCATTTCCAGCTTCTTCTTACTTGAATAAAAAGGATTGAAAAATTTTGATCAAAGTCACCCGCAAGGAAGCCGATATGCTGCGCGACAAAGCACCGTCGGCTCACATCGCAATCGTGAACCGTCAGCACCGCAGCAAGGAGAAGACCTATTACGCAGAGGAAAACCGTGAGACCATTCGTCTTTTAAACGCTGCAAGAGGTATTGTGGCGCCAGAACAAGAACGCAGACCTCGCGACAAACGTCGAGGTAATCGCAATTGGCGGTGATCGCTGTGACACATCCGACCCACTATCTACGCCAGTCTGGAGAACCTTTTGTTGACTATTGGATCAGACTCTTCGAGCACAAGGATGATTATGGACTGACGTGCGAATCGATTGCCGCACTGCTAAATGCAGAACAAGGATCTGACTACACGGAGTCAAAATGGCGCAAGGATTACGCCATGTTTACACGCGGTCGCGAATATGAGCGCAAGCAGACATCTTGTATGCCGCATGACCGTATTCTGTGTTTGAGTGATTTCCACGTCCCTTTTCAATTGCCGGTCAGTACGTTTGCAGACTATGTCGGCAAAGTTGATACGCTTGTACTGAACGGTGATATCGGCGATTGCCAGGCAATCTCGAAATTCCCGAAAACTTATCGTGTGAGCCCAATGGAAGAATTGATCCAGGCCAGAAAATACCTGATTGAGCTGATTGAATATCTAACACCGCAGCGCGTGGTGTGCACATATGGCAATCACGACATTCGATTTCAGAACTATCTGGCAAAGCACCTCGACTCTGATATTTTGGAGTTGATGCCTCAGACATCACTGGAGTTGATCTTAATTGATGGCTTCAAGCATTATGACAAGCGAGAACACACCAAGGTCGCATATGCTCCATTGAAAGATGTTTTTGACGATGTTGAGATAGAGTATCAGGACGGCTGGTTCTGTCAGATCGGCGACGCCATCTTCTGTCATCCCTACGCTTTTTCTTCTGCTATGATGCAAACCGCAAGTAAAGCCATGGCCTATTTCCGAAATGAAGGGTATGATTTCCAGGTCCTTGTGATGGCGCACACGCACCGGGTTGGCAGCTATAAAGTCGGCAATACAATGCTGTACGAGCAGGGCTGCTGCTGTGATGTGGAACAACTCCATTACGGTGATGGCAAGTTGACACCCTCCCAAAAAGAAGGGTTTATTTATCTGGGGCAGGATGTGCATGGGAAGACTCTGCCTTCTTCTGTGCAGCTTGTCTCGCTGAATTAAAGGAGATACAGTATGACGAAAACAGACTTTATCAAGAAGGTCGCCGCCGATACCGGCGCCCCATACGTCCATTGTGAGAAGTGGACAAACGCAGTGCTTGATAGCATGGCAGATGCTTTAGTGACGGAGGACGTTCTGAAGCTGCGTGGCGTTGGAATCTTTGAGCATGTAGCTCGCAAGGCCAGAAAGGGGCGCAATGCATCCACTGGCGAGATTATCGTGATTCCGGCGCGGACTGGGATTAAGTATACACCCTCTGATGCAATTGCAGAGGAAATCAAAGATATTCCTGTTGCTATGGGTTGAGCAACATTTCTGACAGCGGACGGGCTTCCTCCCCCGTCCGCTGCTTTGGCATAAGGAGGTGCGATATATGCCACGGAAAACCATTCAAAACACCATTACCAACGAAGAGCTGCTCAAGCAGGTCAATCCAAAGAATATGAGACTCAAAAAGGATTTCCTGCAATATTTGCACGCCATGCAGCGTAGCGATAAGACTTGTGCTGCGTATGACAACGATTTGGACATCTTTTTCGTTTATCTGCTGCAAAACTGCGACAACAAGTTTTTTGTGGATATGACAAAGAGAGATTTGATCTCGTTCCAGACATATTTAATCGATGATAACAAGAATTCGCCGGCGCGCATTCGGCGGATCAAAGCAACGCTCAGCAGCCTGAGTAACTATATTTGCAACGCCTTAGATGACGAGTTCCCTAATTATCGGAACATTGTTCACGCAATTGAGTCTCCGCCCAACACCCCCGTTCGCGAAAAGACCGTACTGTCTGACACCCAATGTCAGGAACTGCTTGACAAGTTGGTGTCCGGTGAAAAGTATGAGCAGGCCTGTATGGCCGCGCTCGCCATGTTTGGCGGCCGCCGCAAGAGCGAGCTTGTGCGTTTTAAGGTACACTACTTTGATGACGAAAACATCATCTTCGGGAGCCTTTATAAGACGCCTGAGCCCATTAAGACGAAGGGGCGCGGCGGTAACAAGCCTCTTGTCGTCTATACACTGGCTAAGGAGTTTAAGCCGTACCTGGAGCTGTGGATGAAGGAGCGGGATAGCAAGGGTATCGAGTCAGAGTGGCTTTTCCCAGACACGGCTGATCCGGCTCAGCACATGAATTCCGACACTCTGAACAGCTGGGCGAAGACATTCAGTCGCTTGCTGGGGGTAGATTTTTATTGGCACTGCTGCCGACATAGATTTACTACCGCCCTCTCCGTCTGCGGACTTCCTGACGACGTGATTCAGCATATTCTCGGTTGGAGCTCTCTCGAGCTTGTAGGCGTTTATAAAGATATCGATCCTGTCGAAAATCTTGGCAAATATTTTAGTGATGGCGGCATTATTGCCCCACAAGCAAAAGGGCTGTCTGATCTGTGAGAATAAAAGGAGATCAGCATGGCAAATCAAGATATGCCCAATTATCCACAGCCGAAACGCGGACGTCCCAAGAAAACAATTGAGTACGTCTGTTGTTCATGCGGCGCAAAGCATAACAAGCAGGACGGAAATTTTCTTACGTCTTCTTCCCCACTGTTCGCCGCCAATAATGGGTTTGTGCCATTCTGCAAATCCTGTGCGGAAAAGTATTATTTAGAGCAATTGCTGCCTGCACTAGATTATGATGAATCCCGTGCCATTGAAGTGATGTGCTCGATTTGTGACTGGTATTACAGCGAAGACGCTCTTGCTATGAGCAAGAAAGCCCGTGAATCACAACCTAATGGCATTCTGTCTTCAATCTATGGAGCGAGACGCAGACTACGCCAGGTGCAATGTCACGGCACAACCTATCTGGATACCATTTTGCAGCGTAGAGAAGCCGCTGCAAAAATCACGTCACTCTCAGAGGCGTCTGGACTCGATGTTGACCCAGATGCGAATCACATTGAGATTCCAGAAGAAGTCTTCAAAATGTTCGGGCCAGGTTACATTCCAGAGGAATACGAATATCTATCTGAACAGTATGATGATTGGACATCTCGGTACGAGGTTAATTCAAAGGCTCTTGAGCAATGTATCCAGAGTCTATGCGTTAGCCAACTCAATATCCGGCGTGCTCAGCAAGAAGGCAACTCTAAGGCCGCGGCGGATGCCATGAAGAGTTTCCAAGAAATGCTGACAACGGCAAAGTTATCCCCGAAGCAGACAAAAGAAGACCAGTTGGCTCAAACCGAGACGTTTGGATCTTTGATCAAGGAATGGGAAAAAAGCAAACCGATCCCGGAGCCATCTCCTGAGTTTGCTGATGTAGACGGCATCAAGAAATTGGTGACCGTCTTTTTCTTTGGGCACTTGTGCAAAATGTTTAACATTAAGAATGACTATGCACAAATGTACGATGATGAAGTTTCGAAGTACACAGTCTCGAAACCTCAGATTTCTGAAGCTATTGACGAAGAGGATGATCGTGCGGAAGCACTCTTCCGGGAAGCCAGAGCTGTGCCCGATCAGAAAGATACTGACGGTGATGGCTGATGGCTGTTAGCAAAAAAAGTAGCCGACAAATCGAAAAGGAAGCAAATGATCGCGTCATGCAGACTATTGCATGGCGTGCCGCTTTTTATCGAGCGAATCCTCAACGATTTGTGAAGGACTACTTAAACATTAACCTGAAATGGTTTCAGGCAATTATTCTGTGGAGCATGTTCCACTTTACGTATGTAATGTACCTTGCCGCAAGAGGTCAAGGGAAAACGTTCCTCGCAGCAATTTACTGTGTGACTAGATGTATTCTGTATCCGGGCACCGAGATTGCCATTGCATCTAAGACTCGCAAGCAGAGTGGAGAAATTTTGGACAAGATTCAGCTTCTCCTCATTCCAGCTTCGCCATATTTACGGGCAGAGATTAAGGAGCGCGAAATAGTCAACAATTTGACTGATGGCCACATTTCATTTGTCAATGGTTCAAAAATCAAGACTGTTGCTGCCAATGATAACTCCCGGCATAATCGCGCAAACGTCTTGTTCGTGGACGAATACCGGATGGTTGACCCAGATGTGATCAATCAGGTGCTCCGCAAATTCCTGACTGTTTCCAGACACCCCGGCTTCTTAGATAAGCCGGAATACAAGAATTATCCATTAGAGCAGAACTGCGAGATCTACGCCAGCTCGTGCTGGTATGAATCATCGTGGGCATTTAAGAAGGCTCAAGGCTATTGTGTCAACATGATCGATCCGGAGCGCAGCTACTTCATCTGCTCCATCCCTTACCAGATTTCAATCCGGGAAGGCCTGTTGTTGAGAAAAGCGGTTGAAGACGAAATGTCTGAGGCGGATTTTTCGGAGCTGGCGTTCCGTATGGAATCGGAGGCATTGTGGCTTGGCTCCGGAGACGACAGCCTTTATAACTTTGATGACATCGAAAAGTGTCGCCAGCTCACATATCCGTGGCTGCCAAACGCGATAGCGGAGAGGGTGTCTGATAAACGGACACACATCCCCGCAAAACGTCCCGGAGAGATCCGTATCTTGTCAGTCGACATTGCTCTAATGGCCTCCAAAAAGCGGAACAACGACGCTGCCTCTATTTTTATCAACTCCAATATTCCAGCTGGAGGTAGCAGAACGCAACGAACCAGCAACATTGTGTATACAGAAAATATAGAGGGTGTACGGTCAGATGATTTGGCGCTTCGTGTGCGCAAGTTGTTTGACTGGTACGGTTGTGATTACCTGGTTTCGGATGCAAAGGGCAATGGTCTTCCGATCGTTGACCTTCTGATGGGCGATTTGATTGATCGCGAGACCGGTATTGTGTATCCCGCTCTTGGCTGCTGTAACAATGACGAAATCTCTGAGCGCTGCACAGATACGAATGCTCCAAAAGTGATCTGGGCTATGATGGGTAGTGAGCGGTTTAACTCCGAATGCGCGATCCAACTGCGCGAATCATTCCGCAATGGGACAGTGCGGCTACTTCGATCAGAGTACGGGTGCGATGAGATCCTCGAAAAATGCACCGGGTACAGCAAGTTAGAGCCAGAAAATCGGAACTTGTTTAAGATGCCATACATTCACACCACATTGTTGGTGAATGAACTGGTTAATCTGCAATCTGAGCAGAAAGCCGGCACCAATACGATCCGTGTTTATGAAAAAAGCGGTATGCGTAAAGACCGATATTCTTCTCTATCTTACAATATTTATGTGGCGAAGGAACTTGAACGTAAGCTATCAAAGCCCAAAAATGACATGGACACGATGGCTCGTATGATCAGCTTCCGCAGCCCCGTTCTCTATTGATGAGGAGGTGTAACATTCTATGAGCAACGCTCCTCACCGGCGTGCATCAAACGGAGGTGCGCAGCCGATCAAGCAAGATCCCCGGAAGGCAGAATTCGAAAAGGCGATGCAATACGCTGCCAACTTCGCGAGGATGGCTTCTTCCCCCATCTGGAATGTGGCGGATACAACCACTAAGCAGAATCCGACATACCAGCGGTACACCAAGGAAGATTTGCTGAATTACATGCAGGCTCCGGCAAGTAACGAAAAGTACCTGCGGAATGCCAGTATCTATATGTATGATGCATCCAGCCAGTATCGCAGACTGATTCAGTATTACGCATTGCTGTTGCGGTGGGAATATCTCATTGCTCCACTGGATTTCGACAAGACAAAAGTCAAGGAAGATGCGTTCCGCAAGCAGTACATGAAGGTTGCGTCCGCGCTTGAGATCAAGAATTTGCGGCATGAGCTGCAGAAGGCAACCATGATTGCACTGAGAGACGGCGTTATGTATGGTGCCGTTTGGTCTGCAGCAAACTCTTTTTATATCCAACGCATCAACCCGGATTACTGCTCGCTAACATCGATCAATGACGGCACGTGGATGTATTCCGTTGATATGTCTCAGATTCAGGAGAGCAAGTTGATCTTGTATCCCCCCGAATTCACAACGATGTGGAACACCTATCAAAAAACTGGCCAAAAATGGCAGGAGGTTCCGGAGAGCATCTCGTTCTGCTTAAAGGCCGATGAGACCACTGCGACATATTCAATCCCTCCTTGGTGCTCTACATTGCCTATGCTGTACGACCTGGAAACCTATAAGGCTTTACAGGAGACTGCTACGAAAATTGCGAACTACAAAATGCTGGCCATGAAAATTGACCTCAATTCGGATGGTGCTCCCACGGTTGATTGGCCGTTGGCGGAAAAGTATTACCAGCAGTTGTGCAATGTTTTGCCCCCTTATGTCGGTGCTACGATTTCTCCGATGAAAATCGAGGGTTTCGATTTTGACAAAAATTCTGGCACCTCTGACGTGGACACAGTTAGCCGGGCTGAGAAGCAGTTCTGGTTTGATACCGGCACGTCTTCTTTGCTGCACGGCAGTGACGTTAGTAATACAGCCGGTGCCTTAAAATTGTCTATTCGTGCCGACGAAGAGCTGATGTTCGGCATGATGGCTCAGGCGGAGCGTCTGGTCAACCGGATGCTGAAAAGCATGTCCGGAACCATCAAGTTCAAAATTCAGTTCTTGCCTGTTACCATCTTTAACCAAGAGGAACAAATCGGGTACTGGAAGGACGCTGCCCTTGCCGGTGTACCAGGTAGTAAGGCCGCTTATGCTGCAACGCTTGGTATCCACCAAGCAGACCTCCCCGGCATGGATTATGTTGAAAGATCTATGATCGGTACCGATGATTGGATGCCTCTGCAGAATGGTTATACCATTGGCGGCAAAGACACTGGCAGGCCCGAATCCAGTGACACGCAAATTGGCGATGCCGGAGAAAAAACCCGTGAATCCGGCGCGAACGAAAACAGGTGATCGCTATGAAGATGTTACTTTTTAGTGATGCCACGATGGCTGCGAAGCTACAAGAACGTGGGATTCCAGTTATGCGCCAGAGGACCATGGCTGGTATTCAATATGCCGTGGCCGATACGAGCGAGATCCGTAAAGCTATGCAATTAGATAATGAACACTTTGACTGGTCGAAAATTGCATCGACCAGTCATTTGTGTTTTTAAGGGGGTGGAATATGGTTAAGCAACGAGCAGCTGTACCTCTTCCCTTCTCAAAAATTGTGCCGGTCAAACCAGTTAATAAAGAGTTTACATTGACCAAGGTGTATGTTTGCAGTCCCGGCAAAAACCGGAATATGTCTAATATCTCTCAAGACGAATTAGATGCGGCCGCACCTACTCTGGGATATATCCCCGTTGTTGGGCATTTGATTGAGGAAGTGGATCAGGACGGGAACGTTATCGGTCATCATTTTGGTGGTCACGATTACGAACTCGACGACAATTTAACAGTCCGCCCGTTAACTGTCCCGTTTGGCGTTGTCACAACTGACGCCCCTGAGTACGAGACAGTAATGGAGTTCGGGAAGGAAAAGGTCTACGAAACAGCCTATGCGATCTTGTGGACTGGGCGCTATCCTGAATTAAAGGACGCCATCTATGACGAAGAGACGTGGTTTGGACAATCTATGGAGATCAACTTCGAAAATTATACGATTTTAGAAGACGATTCCAACTACGTAGATTTACACGGCATCAGCTATTCTGCCCTATGTATTTTGGGGAAATCTGACGACCCGTCAGAGCACGTTGAGCCATGTTTCCCGAACGCTCGCTTCGACCCTGTCCAATTTGATTTGGACACACAGCAATTTAGCCAAATCATGGCCGAGATGCGTCAGCAGCTCAGCTTTTGTTTTGATGATAAGATTTCCGAGAAGGGAGGAAAAACAAGTTTGAATCAGGATAAGATTATGGAAATTTTCCAGAAGTTCGGCCTGGCTCCTGCCTCTGTTGATTTTGATATCACAGAAGATATGACTGAGGAGCAGTTGACCGCGGCAATCGAAGATTTCCAGACACGGATGTCTGCCGGCGAAGACCCTGTTGCCGGCAACGCTTCTGAAGAGCCTGCTGCTGAGCCTGCTGCCGAACCTTCTCCGGTTGTGTCCGCACAGACTTTCTCCGCAACGATGAATCAGAAGCGCGATGCTCTGCGGGACGCTCTCGACCCTGTCTATACTTACAATCCCGATGGTACGGTGCAGTCTGAGATTTACTATTATGTCGAGGATTTCGACGACACCCATGTCTTCGTGGAGCGCGATTATTGGACAGCGTCTGATTATCAGTGCACTCACGGCCGTTTTCCTTATTCTTTCGATGATACCAGCAAAACTGCCGCAATCACCGGTGAATTTGAGAAAATGACTAAGATGTGGCTCACAGATGCAGAGGTCGCTAAGGTCGAGTCAGATCGAGCAGAGCTTGAGTCACTGCGCAAGTTCAAGCAGGACGCCGAGGATGCCGCATTCGCTGCGCAGGTTGAAGGCGTGTTTGCAGAGTTTGAGGATCTGGCTGGTCTAGATGAGTTCACAGCACTGAAAGAAAAGGCCGCCGAGTTCGCATCCTTGGATGAGCTGAAGACCCAGCTGTTTGCTCTGCGTGGTATGCAGGTGCAGATCAAGAAGAAGCCCGCCGCCCCCGCTGGCTTTAGCGTGAAGGTTGGCATCGATGCTGATGGCTCTGAAAATACCCCTGAGCCTTATGGCGGCCTGTTCGCCAAATTTAACATTAAGCCCCAGAAGTGATGGGGTGCCGCTGCAGTTAGCAGCGGCTTTAATTTTTTACATGGAGGTTACTGCATTATGGCTTACGAACATTGCATTTGCGATACGAGCTTGATGGCGGGCACTAAGCTCCCCTCTAAGCACGTAAACGTCAAGATCCCCGCCGACCTTGACAATGGCAACATTGTTGCTCTGGGTGCTCTGGCTGATGGCGAGAAGGAGGCCCTGGTGGGCACTAAGCCTGCCGCCAACACTGCCCTGAAGAAGCTGGCTCTCATTAAAGCTCCCGAGGTCATGAAGGATGAGCGCCTGAAGAATCTGGGCGACTTCTATAACAAGAAGGACGCTATCGTGCGTGCTTATCTGTTTGAGGACGGCGACGAATTCCGTCTGACCGCAGAGGGCCTGACCGGTTCTCCTGCCGTCGGCAACGCAGTTGAGGCTGACGCTGGCTACAAGCTGAAGACCGCCGGCTCTGCAACTGCTAGCTCTACTCAGATTGGTACCATCATCGCTCAGGAGGGCGACTATTGGGTCGTCCGTGTGGGCTAATTCGTGAAAGGAGGGTTTGATACAATGGAGAACAAAGAGATTGTTAAGCTCGCTCTGGACACGATGCGCAACAGCGTGAGCGGTAATTTTTCTGCCAAGGAAGGTTCTGAGGCTCTGCGCCAGGCCTTCATCGAGATGAATGGCGGCTCTGATAAGCTGACCGTGAAGTCTTTCCGTGACCATCCCCAGCTGTTCCAGCTGATTGAGGAGGTCATGCCCATCATGATTCAGGAAGGTCTGCGTGGTGACGAGCTGGCCTTCAACATGGTTGACTATCGCAACCTGGCCGAGGGTGACCAGAACCGTTTCTGGACCGAGGACAACTCTGATCTGATCGTGGCCAAGATTGCCGACGGTTCTACTTCCATTCGTCGTCAGCGTCTGAATGCCGGTCAGTATATCAACATCGATACCGAGATGCACGCCATCAAGGTTTATGAGGAACTGAACCGCATGCTGGCCGGCCGTGTTGATTTCAACACCCTGGTCGATCGTCTGACCCGTTCGTACACTCGCGATATGCGCAACCAGATTCTGGCTGCCTTCGAGGGTGTGACCGCCACTACCACCGGCCTGAACGCCACCTATGTGAAGACCGGCACCTTCTCTGCCCCTACTCTCCGTGAGCTGATTGATCACGTTGAGGCGTCTACCGGTGAGAAGGCAACCATTCTGGGCACCAAGGCTGGCCTCGGCAAGATCGTCGACAGCGACGCCAATGCAGTTGCTCTGACTGCAGCTTCCGCCAAGGAAGACCTGTACAACCTGGGCTACTTCGGCAAGTTCTATGCCACTCCCATGGTGTCTATGCGCCAGGTTCATAAGCCCGGCACCGATGCCTTCGCCATCAATGACAACAAGATCTACGTGATGGCTGGCAACGATAAGCCCATCAAGTTCGTCCGTGAGGGCGAGGGCCTGATGGTCGCTACCGATGCATTCTCCAATGCAGACCTGACTCAGGAGTACCTGTATGGCGAGAAGTACGGTATCGGCGTGATCTTCAACCAGAAGATGGGCATCTATACTCTGGCCTAATTACAACATAAGGGAGGGCTGCGGCCCTCCCTTTTGAAATAAAAGGAGATTATTATGCCTTCCAAAAATACAACTGCCAAAAAGGCACCAAAGCAGACTGCGCCCGTCGTTCACGACGAGATTTCTGTTGTTAAGCAAGCGCCTCTCAAACTGGACGACTCAGTCCTTATTCAAGTGAAAAGTAATGTCTTCGGCGAATTGATTTACATCAATGCGCGCACCGGAGACCGCACAACTTGGAGCGGATGCGGCGATGTGCAGATTTTGTCTGTCGGCGATCTGCGTGCTATGAAGGGTTCACAGCGGGTGTTCTTTGAGAACCAGTGGGTCTACCTTGTTGGTATCGAAGATGCCGGTTTCGAGGAGGTCAGCGTTGAGGATTTGTATAAGGCGTTACTGTTGTCCCAGTATTATCGCAGCCTTGTAAACCCCGACAATTACACCGAGATCTTCTCATATGACCTTGCTAAGATGCGGGAAGTCATCATGTCTATGTCAAGCGCTTCAAAGATGAACTTGATCGTGGCGGCGAACACCTGCATTGCTGATGGTACGCTGGACTCTCTGAAGAAAATCAAGCTCTTGGAAGAGTGCCTCGGCTGCGAATTGGATAAGCCTTAATGATGGGAGGTGGGCTGGATGTCTACCCCTTATTCAGACATTTTCAAACGTGCGGTCTTTCGATTTAAGGACTACGATTATCTACGCATGAGCAATGATCAGATTCACGAGGTTATGACAGCGTTCTTGCATTCAGCGATTTCGGATTTCGCGCCAGTATGTCAGGATGACTTATATGACGTTGATGAAGTCGCCGCTGCATTCAATGCGGATCTCAGTCTGGAAGTGCAGGAGATCTTGGCAACTGGGGTTGCTTTCTACTGGACTTCTGCGCGAATTTTAGATCAGGAGCTTTTGCGGAACTCAATGTCCACCAAAGACTACACCTACTTCTCCCCTGCCAATCTGTTGCGCGAGTCACAGACATTGCGGGATTCACTTAGAAAAGAATATCGTGACCGTATTGTTCAGTATACATATCACCATGGTGATATTGCCTCTATCAATGCGTGATGGAGGTGCTTATGGAACTGGCTGCGTATTTAGAACAGTTGGAAGGCGGAGTTTTCAAACTGCTTCCCTTATGGGAAGACCAAGATAATGGACAAGATGTCCATCTGGATCTTTACATTCAAGATCTGCTTGATGAAATGATCGGCGCTCAGGAGACATTCCCCTCATTGGCTGGGAACGGGCATTACATCAAGGTTGTTAATACCGTCCAATATATGGCAAAACATGAGTGCTCGAGAAGCGCATGGAAGCGTCGGGTGTTTGGGATGATGAACACTCTGAATCGGATGAGGGGGTACTGCCGCGATGTATGAGGTATACAAGGAATACTTAGGCGGCAGCGGCGCAACTCGTTATCAACGCATCCGTGAGAGCGCTCGCGCTGATTTGCTCGCACACGCTCAGGACAATCCAGATTATCATGATGATACGAAGAGAAATGGTGTGCCCCAACCGTTTATTCTAACAAGGGGTGGCGAAAACTTCACGTACAACATGATTTGTCTCCCTGGCGACGAAGTGTTCTGTGGAGACATTATTGATGCTTTCGGTGAAAAATGGATCGTGACGGTGGCGAGAGCCGATGATACAACCCATAAGACCGGAATTATGCATCAATGCAACCACATGTTTAGATTCCAGAACTTCACATCCGAAATAGTCGAGCGGTGGGGCTGGATCGATCAAAGCGGTTATTCTTCCCAGGTGACTGGCACAAACCAGATGCAAAAAGCAGAAGAGCAATTTGCAGTCTACATGCCATATGATGAAGACACCGCTAAGATTTTCGTGGATAAGAGGCTTGCGTCTCATGTCGGCTACGATCAATTCGGTCGCAAGATTCTGGTGACATTCCGCGTCACATCGGCTGCGCCAAACACATTTTCATTTAGCCGCGGCGACCACCTACTTGGATTGAAGGTAGTGCGCGACGTTTATCGTCCGACTACTGACAATTTAGAAGAAGTGATCTGCGACTATATCGCCGATGGTGCTGCTATTCCGGAACCTCCGGCAGAAAACGCGGCATGCAAAATCGACGGAGCCTCGAAGCTATTACTCGGGCGATCACGAACCTATAAGGCCATCTTCCTTGATTCTGCAGGAACTGATGTCTCTGCGTCTGTTGAGGCTGTCTGGGATTTGCCAACGATTGATGGCATTACATACACCGTCAACGGTAACACAGTAAAAGTGACAGCTGGCAATTTAGATTGTTTGATTGGCGTTGTAGTAACAATTGGACTGACTGCGGCCGACCCAACATTTGGCAGAGCCCTGATGAGCGTGGAGGTGGGTAATATTGTCTGAGCTACGACCACCCCTTCAGGACGGAATTGATTACAAGGCGGAAGTCATTTCCCAAATTTGCGCGTCTCAGGACGTTATTGGATTGCTGTTAGACAATCCGTCTATCGACATTGATAGCGACGAGGCATATTCGGCAACAGAAAAGAACATTTTTGATTTTGACTATATTTCCCGCACAGTCGAGCGTAGCGATGCATTTATCATGGTCGATGCCGACATGATTGAGGCTACGTCCGGATCAATGAATGCGTGGGAGCTGTATGTGCAGATTGTATGTCACAAGAAATATGTTCCTCTCGATCCGCAGAAATTCCGTGGAGTCAAAGGAAATCGTACCGACAACTTAACAAATCAAGTTGACCTCTTGCTGAACGGCAAGAGGCTTTTTGGTATCGGGCGGTTGGCCTTGCAATGTTGCAAGACGGCGACTGTGCCAGACGATTTCACTTCTAAATTGCTGGTATATCGTGTCGAGGAGTTCCGAAAGGAGCGGCTGTAATGATTCAGGTGTGTCCGATGCGGTTGATGCACGGGCTGCCGATTGTGATCAATGAACATTGTTCAGTCCGTCAGCCTCAGCTGAAAGAGATAGACGCTTTTGGTTATGACCGATATCGGTACGTTCTGTCTACATTCCTCGTCAAAAAAACAGACTTACTCAAAACACTCGGAGCGGAAGACGGGCCTGAGTTTGACGCATATAGCGTGTATGACATGATGATTGCGATTCCAGAGCTGCGTGCGACTTTGATGGAATCTCTCGGTTTTTTTGTTGTCGAGCCAATTACTTATAAGCAAGACCAGATCCTTTCTGGCGGGTATGCTCTGAGTAAAACAGATTTGGAGGATATATCTGAGGCTGTAATGCAGTTGTCATACATTGAGCATGACTCTCAGGAGCAACACCAGTTTGCCAGTGAAAAGGCAAGGCGCATTTGGGAGAAATGTCAGAAAGGCAAGGCGCAGATGCGCAAGGCGTCAAAGCAGGACATCAATATGGAACTGCCGAATTTAATTGGCGCTGTTGCCGCGCGAAGTGGTGGCTATACTCTGCTCAACATTTGGGATCTGACCGTGTATCAACTATACGACCAATTCACAAGAACGAATGTAAACGTCCAGATGGACATCTATGCATCTCGCTGGGCCGCATGGGGCAAAGATGATTTCGATGTTGCCTTGTGGTTCAAGAACATCTCGAAGAAAGAGGGTTAACAATATGAATAAAGAGACTTTTGCTTCTCGCGACGTATGTGATCTGGCATTCCTGGATTACGCTACCCAGAAGCCTGTCCTGTATATGGACTACGCCAATACGACCACCAATGGTTTGAGCGGCGAGTCTGTGTTTGCGTATGGTGGCCATGGCCACCCCAAGAGAGTGGGCTTCAACGGCGACCGTGGCGGCACGATCTCCTTCGAATCTCAGATTTCTACCATGAAGCTGTATGCTCTGGTGACCGGCGGTACTCTGTCTAACGCCGCTAAGTTCCTGAAGCGCGAAGAGCTGACTGCTGGCGCTGACGGCATTGAGCTGGGCGACACTCCTATCGAGGGCAGCGTTACTGTCTTCCCCGCTGATGACGATTGCGGCACCGCCGTTGAGGGCACCACTGTGACCGCGAAGAAGGTCACCGGCACCGCTATCAAGAAGGATGGCCACTTCATTGCTTACTACATGGTTAACAAGGAGAGCGGTGTCCAGAGCTTCAAGCTGAAGTCCACCAGCTTCCCCAAGGAGGTTACGATCCATGGCTTCACCAATATTCGTGGCGAGGACGGCAAGGATCGCAGCTTCCGTATGGTTTGCTACAAGGCTCTGCCTCAGAGCAACTTTGAGCTGAACTTTGCCAACAACGGCGATCCCTCCAGCTTCACTATCACCTTCGATCTGGAGGCCGACGGCAACAAGGATCTGATCGAGTACATCGCTGAGGACTAATTGGACAAAGGCGGGGCAATGGATTCTATCTCCACCTCCCTCTCGTCTAAAATCTTAATAGGCGGCGGAGTCTTGCCGACCCGCCGCCTATTTTTTACATGGAGGTGAGCTATGAAAATTCTCGCCTTCGACCAGAGTACGCAAAAAACCGGATGGGCTGTGTTTGAGAATGGCACATTACTGCGTTCCGGCGTTTTTGATTTTCATAAGGAAAAAGATATTAGCAAAAGATCATATGAGTTTTGGATGCGCGCCCACAGCTTAGTCGTGGATGAGCAACCGGATATGATCGCAGCAGAGGGTGTCAGCCTGCAAAACCCAAACGTGAAGACAATTGTGGAACTCGCCCGCGTACAGGGCATGATCCAGGCGGCATCCTACGCCGATGACAGACAGATTCCGACCGAATTCTACATGCCTGCCACTTGGCGAAAGGCTGTCGGAATTCAGACTGGGCGCGGAATCAAGCGCACTGAATTGAAGAAGGCCGCCATTGAACTTGTCTCACTCATATATGATAAACAAGTTACAGATGACGAGGCGGACGCTATTTTAATTGGTCGGGCCATGACGGTTTTGACCGCTGATAATAAGGAGAGTTAACATGAATACTATTACTTTTGAATTAGACGGAAAGTCCATGCAAACCGCAATCAAGGAAGATGTGCCCTTTCAGAAGCTAATGCAGGCCGTATCTGACGGCGTAGCTATTTGCTATGATGACGATGGTGCTTTTATCCCGGAACTCGTGGACTTTGCGATTGAATATGAGTGCTTATCTGTATTGACGGATATTGAACTCGGAGACAGCGTTGGTACAGCCTGGAAGTATATCCGGGCTATTGATGGCGTCCCCTCTGTGGATGCCGACTTCATTGCCGATGGAATTCGGGCGTCAATCTCTCACAGGAATCGTATGGTTATTGCGACTGTGCAGTCCACCGGTGTCCGTGATTTGATTGACAGACTGGATCGTATCGCCTCTGGCGCCGAGACCACTTTCGCATCGGTTGCCAAGTTGCTTGACGCCGTGACCGCAGATGTTGAAAAGAACAGCAAGGTTGATTTGCAGGTGATTGCGGATGCTTTAGCGAAGAACCCTATGTCTGAGGAACGTGTTGCCAAGGCCGTACTTGATTATCAGGAAGAAAAGGCGAAAGCCCAGGCGAAGAAAAGGCGCACTCCTTCCGCGAAGAAGGTCTCCGAGCCTGTTAAAGAGTGATTGGGTGGTGATGGATTGTGGATTTTGAGTCAGAGATCGCTAAGTTTTTGGGAACTGCGCAAATGAAACAGTCCGTTCGCCGTTTTGCAGCGAAAGCCATGAAGGGCCTCGCTCCTGGAACGGTTTCAGCTATGAGCGAAGCCGAAAAATGGGCCAAAAAAGCGAGAGAAGAGATCGCTGCTTCACTACCAGATGTATTGAAGAATAGTCCCTATCATGCGATTGTGGCTGATGACCTGATGATATACCCAGGAGAAGTAACGGATGATGGGACATTTCTATTCAAACTGGCGTGGAATCCGCATGCCGTGCACCGTGACTCGTTGTACACAGACGAATATCCGGACGGCATTGCTGATATCGTTGCCTTGTTCCACACAGGTTACAACGCCAAAAACAATGTGTATGGTTACTGGGATAGCCACTCGCCTCGTTCCGGTGACGTGGGCGACATGAGAAGTGTTTACGAACCGGGGGTATATAAGTTCGTATGGGTTCGTTCAAAACCAGAAAGAGCCCCATCGACATTCTTAACAGATGCGATCAAAGCATTCAATCTGGCACACAAAGACGACGGTGTTGTTGTCGAGTTACTGCCAAATGCAAAATATTACCATTAACGCGCCTTCGGGCGCTTTCTTTTTTGCCCTCTCGCCGTCTGGCAGGGCATTTCTGAAAGGACGGTGAACAGATGGCAGATACGGTATTCAGAGTGCAAGTAGGAGCTCAGATCCAGACGTCCACGGTGACTCTGAGAAGTGATATTCAAAACATCTTAAACGATATTGGTAAGAATAATCCGCCGAAGATTACTGTGGGGCTCGCTAAGACTGCCACAAAGACAAAGTTGACGGCAGATCTGAATGACCTACTGACCAAGCAAAACATCGGCATTACATTGGGGCTCAAGGGCGGAGGTAGTCTGCGGGGCTCATCCGGTGCCAAGATTACCAAAGAGTTGATTGATATTACCAGTCAGCTAAGCCAGAACCAGGCAGCCAAAATCACGTTACATTTGAACACAGCCGCTACCCAGAAAGCCATGTTGGCTGAGCTCAAGAAGCTGGATCTTGGCGTTAACATTACGCCGCGAGAAAACAAGAAAAAGCCTGCCGTAACAACACCTGCTAAGTACGGCCCCGCTTGGAGCGCCGAACCTGCTCATCCAACTGCTCAAGCCTATGTTGCGGCCGGTGAAGCGGCGAAAAATATTGCATTCCAAGTTCAAGCGGCGGCAGGAGCTGCTAGCTTGTTGCGTCAGGCCCTTCTTGGTGTTGCTCAGACGCCACAGCCAGATTATACCAAAGTTGAGGCGCAGGCAACAAATATCGCAGACGAGACTGGCCGGTGGGCTGCTGAACAGCAGGCAGCCAGGAAAGAGTATGAGGCCACTGTCCAGAAGGCCGCTACTTTGCAAAAGAGCATTTATGACCTGCAGAGGCAGCAACTTGGCACAACGGCCGGAAGTGAGGGTTTCGCTGAACTGCAGCGTCTGATTGACCAAAAGCAGACAGCTCTGCGAGAACTGACCAATGTCTATTTACAATCTGATTCTGCACAGCGGCGTGGCGATACCGCAGAATCTTTTGCCAAGGAAACAGAAGCTGTTCAAAAAGTCACTAAGGCTTTGGAAGCGTATGCAGTGGCTCGGGCAAAAGCCAATGCAAACACGTCCACTAAGTTAAATTCCGAGCAGACGAAGTTACTTCAAACAGCCGAGAAATATCGTGCGACGCTTAATAAAAGCACGACAGCTGCAACTACGTATGAATCACGCTTAGATAACTTAGTTAACAGTTTTAAAAATAACACCATCAGTGCCGACGAATTTCGACAGTCCTTAGATCGTTGGAAAAATGCCGCAAAATCAGCTGGAGCAATGGCAGAGTCTGCTGGGCAAAAATTCAGTCGGATGCTGGGTGACAAGATTGGGTACGGCGCTATTGCTCTTGCTCTGATGAAAATTCGCCAGGCATTAGGGCAAGTCTACACGAATGTTGTTAATCTGGATACCGCTATGACTGAATTGAAAAAGGTCACAGACGAGACGGATGAGACTTATCGAAAATTTCTGACGAATGCTGCGTCTCGGGCCAGGGCACTTGGTGCTACGATCACCGATACCGTGAACGCAACCGCCAGTTTTGCTCGGCTTGGCTATGGGATTGAAGATGCTTCCAAATTGGCTGATGCCGCCGTTGTGTACAAGCACGTCGGTGACGAGATTGAAAGTATTGACGAAGCGTCAAACAGTGTTATTTCTACGATGCAGGCATTTGGTGTTGAAGCATCTAATGTCATGAGCATCGTAGATAAATTTAACCAAATCGGCAACAAGTTTGCCATCTCGTCTGGTGGTGTTGGTGAAGCCATGCAGCGTTCTGCCGCTGCTATGCAGGCCGCTGGCAACACCATAGATGAAACCTTGGCGTTGATTGCTGCTATGAATACAGTGGTGCAGAACCCTGAATCTGTGGGTACAACTTTAAAAACTGTATCTATGTATCTCCGTGCCGCAAAAACAGAAGCCGAGGCTGCCGGAGAGTCCACAGACGGCATGGCCGACAGTGTTTCCAAACTGCGTGCCGAGATCAAGGCATTGACTGGTAACAAAGTCGACATCATGTTGGATGAGGATACCTTCAAAAGCTCTTATCAGATTTTGAAGGAACTGTCTCGAATCTGGGATCATCTGTCCGATGTTTCCCAAGCTAATATCTTGGAGAAATTAGCAGGTAAGCGTAATGCTAACGCTTTGGTGGCTGTGATCAATAACTTTGATATTGCGGAACAAGCATTGAAGGAATCTCAGAAGTCCGCTGGTTCTGCTTTGCAGGAGAATGAGAAATATCTGGACTCCATCAATGGCAAGCTTGATAAGCTCAAGGCTTCTTGGGAAAAGATTTCCAATAGTCTACTTGGTAATGGTGTGGTCAAGAGCTTGATTGATGCTCTTCGGACAGTGTTGGACTTTTTCAACAAATTAGATGAGGTTACTGGTGGATGGAGCTCACGTATTATCGCCTTTTTATCTGTCGTCGGAATGGCGAGCGCCACCATCTCAGCGTTTAAGTTCAAAGCACAAGATGCAACATCATTATTGGGAAGTTTAGTTCAAGCGTTCTCTAAAGGAAACATCTTTGCTACGTTCGGTTCTGGCATAGCTGCGATTGGCACAAAACTCAAAGACGTGGCTGCCGCATTTCAGTTGGCAGCTGGGGCCGGGGCGAAGGATTTCATCCCAACATTATGGAGTCTCATACCGGGAGCCGGACAGGCAGCTATCGCGATTGGGCTGGTCGCCGGTGCTATTGCTCTGGTTGTGGCCGGTTATAAGGCATATCGAAAAAGCCACCCAACTTTCGACGATTTAAGGCAAAAGGCAGAAGATCTCCAGCAGGATGTCGATGACCTTTCCTCTTCTATTGAGACGGCCAACGAGCGAATCAAAGAGCTTCAGCAGCTTGCAGACAATGGTACGATTTCTCTGGTCGAGCAAGACGAACTGGATCGCTTAAAAGACCAGAACGAATTGCTACAGGCGCAATTGGAACTGAAGCAGGCGCTGTTGGATTCTACCAACCAGCAAAAGGCCTCAGCCGCACGTGGAGAATACGATAAATTCTTCAAGAATCAGGGCGAAAAAATTTCGACCACTGAGCAAAATGCGGCAAGCGATGTTGCCAATAATGGTGCATTGCCAATGTCCTACGTTTCCAACGCAGAGGAGAGTGCGGTACAGAAATTTGACAAGCAAAAGGCCGATATCATTGAATACGACCGACAGATCCGTGAACTGACCGCGAGCATGGCCGGCATGACGGAGGCTGAAGCTAAAAAGGCTGAAAAGAAGCTGCAGGATCTGAACGACAAACGAGCAGACGCCTTGACCAAACTGGGCGAGATCGCTGAACCACTGCAGGAGATCCTGTCTTCTTTAGACCCGGAAGTCGATGCGGATAAGATCCAGCAGATCAAAATTCTGACATATCAAATTGAATACCTTTCAGGTGACGCAGCAGCGTTGCAAAAGATTTGGGATTCTGTTTGGAATGACGAGGATGCCAACTCAGGCATTAAAAAGCTCAAGTCCGATCTCGAGTCCGCCGCAACGGCCCAAGCAGAGTTCAATGAAGAGCTGAAGCAGTATCAAAGCAACGTCGACATGACTAATCGGCCCCATATCGAAGTTACACAAGATATGGTTAACACAGGCATGTGGGACAAAGCGGACATTGGTAAACATTCCACTGTCAACTCCTTCACCTTTACTGCTAAGGAATTTGGCAGCAAATCGACGCAGGCGATTTTGGTTACGCCGATTCTACCGGATGGCACATACTTCAATAGTCAGTACGATCTTGAAAAGTATCTCGCCACACTTATGGATGGCAATGGGAAATTTGATGTCGCAAAAGATACCAAGGGTATCGTCATGGGCATCTTTGACAAGGGTAGTGTCGACGAGAGTGTCCAAGAAGCTGACCGATATGCGGAGGCCGCCCATAATGTGAATGCAGCCTTTGATGATCTGCTAGAGAGTGATGTATTCCAGAGATTTAAGACAGAGATGGAGGCCATCGGCTATGATATGAGCAATGTATCTGCCGGCGACCTTGCCAAGATGTTTGAGCAACTCCCCTCTTCTGTTGACCCGGCTACGGAATCTCTGACTGGATTGGCTACAGCTCTATCTGCTTTGGAAGCCAAAGCTTCTCTGATTAAATCCGCACAAAAAGAATTAAGTTCTTCCGGTAGTTTGTCAGTATCTACATTGTCGTCCATTGTTGAAAAATTCCCAGCATTGGAAGAGGATGTTTCTCTGTATATCGCCGGGATGAAAACCGGCAAGGAACTTATCTCCGATCTTTCGGCAGCCTATCAAAGTGACACTGAAGCATATAAGGCCAATCTTGCCAAGAAACTTGCTGCGTCACCGGAGTTTTTCAAAAATCTCACCTCTGATCAAAAGCAGCTTATTTCTGACCTAGCTGACTCCTACAATGTCGACCTGGGGAATTTCAAGACCGTTGAACAAGCTAAGCTAAACTTCCAGGCCGAAATCATCAAGAAACTGGCAATTAACTACCGCCAATATTCTGGAATGACACTGGAACAGCTGAAAGATCAACGTAAGCAGATGAATATCATCGCTGCTAATGCAGACCTGTATAGGAGCACTCACGGGTCGGCGTTTGTTGATTCGACATTGTCCCAGTTAGCAGCGGTCAACCAGACGATCAAAAGTATTGAAGACGGTAATGCACGTTTGGATTCTCTCATCAATACAAATTTGGAAGGTTGGTCGCCCAGCAAATATTCAGACAAGAGCAAATCGTCTTCATCTTCCAACGATGCGTATAAGACATCTGTCCAGGAAAAGATTGATCTCCTGAAGCATCAACTGCAGATGGAGCAAATCACCGCCGAGCAATACTATGATGGATTGGAAGCCATCGAAAAGAAGTATTACAAAGACTCCAAGGCGCACATGACCAAATATGCGTCTGAGATTCGCTCCATTGATGAGGAACTCTTTTCTGGTCGCCGCCAATTAGCAGAAAGCTGGTTGCAAGCACAGGAGAAACTGGCCAGTAAGGAGGCTGCTGCCGGCAACTACGCAGGCCAACAGAATACTCTTAGCGCTATGCTGGACAAGGTCAAACAGATAATTTCCGACGCCTATGCATATGGGCTGACTGAAGCCTCTGACTATGTCCAGACCCTGCATGATAAATTGTCGAGTTTGCAGGACGACCTGCTGTCCGCCGTTCAAAGTCCGTTTGAAAAGTACATCTCGTACATGGATGACTTTGACCTGTGGGATGACATTGCTGTAGATTCGGAGCCAGTCAAAAAGATGGCAAACTCGCTGCAGGATGTCAGCAAAATTCTCGGCACGATTCCGGTTGAGAAGGCCGCCGACGCTATGCAGAAATTTGCAGGCGGCACCGATGATGCGACGAAGTCTATGAAGGGCCTGATCTCCGAATTAGGTAAGCTGAGTAAGCTGGACACCTTGAAGCTACAGCTGCAGGCAATTGACCATCAATATCAGGCCGGGCTGCTTTCATGGGACAAGTATGTGGATGCCCACAACAAAGTTGCTAAGAGTATTTATGATACTCAGCGCAATAGTCTCCAGACGATTCTTGATCTGACGATGAAGATGATCAAGCAGGAGGCCGAAGATCAGGTTGACGCTATTGAAAAGCAAGAAAAAGCCTATAAGAAAATCATCGACCTCAAGAAGCAGCTTCTGCAGGATTCCGCAGACGAAGATGATCACGAAGAGCAGGTCGCCGAAAAAGTCAAAGAGATTGCCGATCTGCAGTCTAAGATTGCCCAGCTGTCTTTGGATGACAGCCGAGAGGCTGCCGCCAAGCGGGCAAGTCTGGCCGAAGAACTGCAACAGAAGCAGAAAGAGTTGGCCGATCTGCAGAAGGACTATGCTCTGGACCAGACGATTGATACTCTGGATAAGAGTCAGGAGGCTTTTGAGGACGAGAAGGATGCCGAAAAGGACGCCGCTAAAGAGGCGGTTGATTCCTGGCAGAAGCTCTATGAAAAGGCTATCAAGCGGATCAATGGTGATTGGGATGGTCTCTATAAAGATCTGATGAAGTATGAGCAGGAGCATCGGGATTCCATTGATGGCCCCGATTCTCTGGTTTCCGCATGGCACAGCGCGACGTCCGCCATGAAGGAATACAACAATTCTTTTGAGGACGCTTATAAGAATGCTCCGAATGACGCGATCAATCCGAACGCTCCGCAGTCCCCAGAGGCTCAGGCCATCCTCAAAAAAATGAAGGCGAACAGTGATCTAGCGAAATCTCTCGGCACGAGCAGACTCCCTGATGGGCGCAATCTCCATGATGAGAATAATCAACTTGCGGCTCAGTATTATGCTTTGACCGGGCAAAAGCTGGTATACAATAATGGATGGCGCCTTGATCATGCATATGGCGATACTGCATACGACGTAACGGCAAAGCCGAGTACGAGTACCCAATCAAAACCCCAAGGATCTTCCGGTGGCCGCGCATATGAAGCGACCGTTGAGAAGTACAGTTCTCCCCCGTCCGGGACACTCAAGGAGGGGTCCACGGGTGCCGGTGTCAAGTGGCTACAGTATTATTTGAAGCAGTTGGGCTTGTTCCCGTATGATGTGGATGGTCAATTCTATAGCCGTACCAAAAATGCTCTGAAACAATTTCAGCGGATGGCTAAAATCCAGCAAGATGGCATTTATGGCAAGAACACCCGTGCAGCGTTGCCCAGATTCCACACTGGCGGTATTGTTGGCAACAGCGGCGCGATCAATGACCATGAGGTGTTGGCTTTGCTCAAAAAGGGTGAATGGGTTCTGGACGATACGCGCAAGCGTAATTTGAAGGAAATGTTCTCCAATTTGAAGATGGCGGCATCTGGCCTAATGTCTTCGACAGCAATGTCGAGAATGCAGACCATGCGCCCTGCGACTGTGACCAGCGGTGGAGATACCTTCGCACCGCATATTGAGGTCTCTATCCAACATAATGGTCAAATGACTGACAAGGACGCAAGGCAGTACGGCAGCATGGTTGCCAATACCGCTTTAGAGCAGCTCCGCACTGCTTTTGTAAAACGCGGAAAAGCATAAATAAAGGAGGGCGGGATTCCGCCCTCCTTCTCTCTTAGGGGGTGAACAGATGGTCTTCGATTTTAGCGCTTTGGATTATGTGGAAGCACCTCCGCTTCTGCTGAAGAACTTGGATGGTACCGTGATTCAGCCCCTTAGCTATGCTTTTGAGGTGACCGCAAGGTTGCTGTATAACGAGGTATCTGAGCTTCATTTTAAGGTTCCCGCTTATGTGGATGGCGTTGAGACGCCCCATTATGCAGACCTAACCAGTATGCGTCTTGTTGACTGGAGGGGTATGGGTCAGTTTATTCTGGTAAATCCGCAGGTCAAATCCGATGGTATTTCAGAGTACAAGGAATGCACCGCGTATTCTCTGGAGCACGAACTGAACTATAAGCAAATCTACATGCAGGAAAGCACGTATGATTTCTGGAACCCTGTCGCAAGAGACAACACTGTACTGGGCATCATTATTTCTCTGCTCCCAATGTGGAGTGTCGGTCATGTTGACGAAGCATTATGGGGCAAGTACCGCACATTCGGCGTTGAGAACACATCCGTATATGATTTCATAAAAGAGACCGTTCAGGAAACGTATCAGTGCGTCTTTGACTTTGATACATACCAGCGCAAGATCAATGTCCGCTCTGTTGCGTCCGATGTAGAAACGGCCCCAATTTTTCTGTCTCTGGACAACTTAGTCAAAGAACTGGAAATCACAGAGGATACGGACAACATTTTTACATGCCTTGATGTTAACGGTGCTGACGGTGTAGATATCCGCGGCGTTAACCCGCTGGGCACAAACAAAATCTACAACCTCGACTATTTTATGTCCCGCCACTATCTTGATGACGGAATGGCGCAGAAGTGGAAGTCTTGGAAGGCCACTTTTGAAAATAATCAGCAGCTATATTATAACATAACCGTTGAGAAAGTTTTGCAGGAAGCCCGGTTGGAGACTGAGCGGTCTGCAATGACGAAGTTGGAAAGCGAATTGGATCGTCACAAGACGATGCAGTCCACCTATATTGAAGCAAGCGCACAGGGTATCGATCGGGACAAAGAACTAAAAGAAGTCAAGCAAAAGATTTCCGAGACGGAGGCTGCGATTTCTGCTAAGAAGGCGTTGATTGAGAGCATCATGAACCAGGTCGACGACGCTTTGAAGCAGCAGCAGGCCATCAACCGGGAGTGCTCGTTTGGCGCGTTCTTTACCGATTCCGAGCAGAAACTCCTCGGTCTGCACATCAAGGAAAGCAGCATCTCTGAACCGTCCTTTGTATATCAGCAGGTGTCTTCATATACGGCGGAGGATATTGCCAAAACATCTCAGGCGGTGTCGGCTTTATTTACCGGTGCCACAGTGATCCGCGTCAAAAATGTGTCCGACAAGGAAATCTACACAATTCGCGGCGGATCTTTGAAACTGACGGTAGATGACGGCGTTGTATCGGCCAAGGTTGTTCGTGGTGCCATGGAGCGTAAGGAAGACGGTTCTTATGTGGCGACTGCCTATTTGAACACGGGCACGTATGGGGATTTATCATTCCCCAGCGGATGTATTTCCCTAACTGGCTCTGGCGGCACCATTACCTCTGACGTGAAGCCTGACCCTGAAATTTCGGGTTCTTATAAGGAGGGTACATCGGTCAGCATATCCTCCGGGGCATCAAACTTGTATTTTACAATTAACGCCACGGAGTATGCCAAGCGCTCTATCGAGTGGGATCTGCTGGAATTTGGTCGGGAGCAGCTTAACAAAATGAGCTATCCGTCCTACACCTTCTCTCTTGAGTCTGCTAACTTCTTGGCCTTGGATGAATTCTTGGCCTTCAAGAATAATTTTAAGCTCGGCAGCAAGGTGTATCTGGAAATGCCGGATGGCACTGTGCTTGATCCGATTGTGATTGGTGCAGAGATCGACATGGAAGACCCGTCAAAGCTGACTTTGGTCTTCTGTGATACTTACTCGGCCTCGGACGAGGCCATGAAGTTGGTGAACATTTTGGGCGAGGCTGTCTCAGTGGGTCAGCGCACGGCTGCTAACTGGGTCAACTTCAATTCGTTCATCGACACGGGCGCTTCTACGTCTGTGAGAGACTTCATGCAGAGCGCCATTGACTATACCAAAAATGCGATTCTGGCCGGTAGCGGTCAGGGTATCGTCATGGATGGTTCCGGTATCACGCTCCAAAAAGAAAACGCATCTGGCTCTGGTTATGAACCGGAGCAGATCAAAATGATCAACAACTCCATCGTCTTCAGTAAGGACAACTGGTCGACTGTTCAGATGGCTATCGGTAAATTCCATGATGAAAATGCCGGCGATATCTGGGGCGTTGTTGCTCCCGCCATCGTTGGAACTCTGATTGCCGGTTCTAATATGGTGATCGAATCCGCGAAGAAGGACGGCGGCGTTGCGGTATTTCGTGTAGATGCAGACGGAGCTAAGTTGTACAACTCTCGGTTTGATCTCGTAAACGAGTATTCTGCCGGTAGCAGCGGTCAGATTTCTCTGATCCCGCATATTGGTTTTGTCGGTGGTAAGACCACTTCCACCACTCCCCTGTTTTCTTTTGATGAAAATGGCAACCCAACTGGTTTGAAAACCGTTGGTGGTAACACGATCACCAGCGCTGCCAACATCAAAAAGGATGACCTCCCTAACGCCAATTTCTATGTGGATATGGACGGTAATGCTTACTTCAAGGGGACTGTGATTGCCACAGACGGTAAATTCACAGGTGCGGTCTATGCCACATCTGGTGAGTTCTCCGGCACGCTCAAAGCTACCAAGCTCGAAGGCGAATTGGTTGGTGCCAATGGTGGCGCTATCAAAGGTGTCAGCCTCGGCATTGGTGGCAGGAATTACGACAACTTCATGGTTGACTCCAATGGCAACGTGACCATGCAGGGCAATATCAATTTGTCCGGTGGTACGATTACATGGGGCAATAATTTGCCTGATGCTGGAATCACGGAAGATGAAGCAATTACTCTCATCAACAAATATGGGGACAAGGTTCCGAATTACATCCAAGACACGTATATTAGCCAAATCGAGATCAAATCTCCGACTATCACTGGCAATGACATTTGCGCAACAAGAGCCTTCACAGTTGGAGACCTGCAAGACCCGAATGGTTTCATGGGTATTGCCAAAGGTCGTACAATCGTTGATGACGGTTGGGGATCTTTGGAGAGAACGACATATGGCGTTGCAATGTCTGCTGGCGGATCGCTCAGCGGTGGTGTAATTACGTTTGACTCGACTGGCAACTACGTGATTGCTACGGACGCCGGCGTTCGTATGACTTATAATGCTGACGGCGATGCCTATCGGCATGAGCTGACCGTTACCAAAAATGGATGTTTCGCTGATGGCAAGCTCATTGGCACGGGCACCGGTGGCGGCGAAGTGATTGCGGTTTGGGGGTCTTGATAGATGGCTGTTAATGTATATTTGAACAGCGTTCCATCAAGTGGAACAGCTCCGGTCAGTGGCAAATGTAGTGTGCAGGTAACGTGCAGCAGCGGAGATTTGTTGTATGCCCTGAATTCTGGCCGCTATTATGTTGCTATTTATGCGGACGGGAGTCTGTTGCGATCTTCAATCACGAGTCTGGCTGGCGGGTCTACAACAAGTGTCACTGTTACTACAGGTTCGATTACACTCAGCGACCCTGGGACATATGATCTAGTGGCCTATCTGACGGACTCTTCCGGTAGTAGTCTCGGGTATTCTTCCAGAGCACGGTCAGTAACGGTTAAGGACAGCACATACCAGCAGACGATTGTCTACCGATCCGGATCTGCGGAGACAAAGCAGACGATTCAGGGTGACGGCACGCTCCAAAATGGAGGAAGGTTTTTCACTGCGCCGAGCGGATTCGCCTTCTATGGCTGGGCAGAATCCACAGGGAATAAAATCCCAGATTACAACGCCGGAGACCCGTATACTGCGACTGGATATGACAATGTGTATCTGTACGCAATTTGGAAATACGAAGACACCACTGGCGTCACTTTTTATTACGGCTACAACATGTCCGCGGCACCAAACTACCGCAAATTGCTTGGTTATGCCTACAACACCTCAGCTACAAGACAGACTACCGAGTATGAATCTGTGAAAACCCCCGCAATGACGGCGGGCAATATTACCGTGGTTGGCCGTTCATTCTCCCCCGTCGGCTGGCGTGGAGATACAAATAATAATGGCTCCGGTCTGACCGACGGCAATCAGTATATCGCAGTCTCACAGAGCAAGTGCGTATTCTATGCCGTTTACCAGAATACGTCTGGCATCCACGTATCTTATAACTCAAACGGCGGTTCTGGCACTATGGCTTCGGCAACGGTTCCGGGCACGATGTACTATAATACGGCGCAGACATCACCGACAACGATCACAGTGACGCCGCGTGACTGCACATTCACACCGCCGAAGGGCAGCCAGTTCCGTGGTTGGTCGACTCGCGAGAACGGCGAAATCGTAACAAGCGTTTCCACATCCTACGATGTTACGTTCTATGCTCGATGGGATAGTGCGAGACCTGGAAACTGGCAATGGTCGGGCTATCTCTATTTGAATGGTGTCAAAAAGCCTTATAATATGACTGCTGGTGGACGTCCCCCGATGGTCAAGCAGTCAAACGGGACTTACTATGCCTACTATATGGGTGCGGCAGAATGGGAGTCATTCAGGCAGCGTGTACAGCAATTTGCTGACTATTTGGGAGTCTCGCTGAATTCCATCGATTACAATGGTGCATCCGCGCAGGCTGGCCAGCCAATGACTAAAAAGCAAGCACGGTGCATGGCCAATTTGATTGATTCCCTGAACCCGCCGCAACGGGTTCCGGCGCTGACCAACGAGATTAGTGCGTCGTTCTTTATGGGATTGCAGAGAAGCCTGAATAGCATCAACTGATTTTAAGGAGATTTTTATGGTACAACAGCATATGACGCCTGCAGAAAAGTTGGCGCATGTATTCAATGCCTTGGACTCAATGACAGTCCAAGGCTTTTCTAATGTCTCTACTCTTGCCGCTTCCATGACAATTTTACGTGAAATGATTGGTGAGTTCCAGGCAGAGACTGTGGAACCTAAACAGAACAAGTAACCAGATAGGAGGTGCTGCATGAGCTTCTTAGGCACCGAGTTTATCTTTGACGGCACTTCCAGCTACGAATATGGATTGTGCCTGTATTCCAGAATTGATAATGTGTCACAGGATAACACATCGTGGGCTTCTACCGTGAAAATGTTTGAAGATCGGCCGTATCGCCGTTACCGTTCATATTGCTATGGCGGCAGCGTGCAGGACTCCTTAGAGTTCAAACTGGTGTTCGGCGTGAGCGAGGACAGAAAGGCGACCTTTGGAGAATACGACCATTGGGAGATGCAGAAGATTGCATCTTGGCTGACTGGTCATCGCGATTACCGGTGGTTGGAGATCGTTCAGGACGATCTGAGCCGCGTTCGGTATCACTGTTATATTACAGATTTGCAGGCTGTTGAAGTAGGAGGCAGGCACTGGGGATTCACCTGCAAGGTAACTTGCGATTCCCCGTATGGATATCTGGCCCCTGAGAAATTCACCTACACGGTGGACGGTATGGCAACGGTGATACTGCACAGTCGCAGTTCCTGTAATGACCCATACTCCCCTATTGTGCAAATCAAGCAGAGTGGCGGAACGACCTTCTCCATCAAAAATGTAACTGACAAGAACCGCGAATTTATACTGAATGGGATTCCGACTAACAGCGGAAACATTTTGTTGGACAGCAGCCATGGCGTTCTGGCCTGCGATGCCGGGCTAAACCTTTATCCATACTGCAACTTCAAGTTTCCGCGTCTGCTGCGTGGGGATAATGAGCTGATTTTGACCGGGACAGGTATTTACACAGTGACGTGTGAGTTTCCGGTAAATGTGGGAGGTTAATATGAACTTAGAAGCCATGTTACCGGATTGGGATTTTGTGGCAGGCTCTACGCAGAGCCGCACGCTGACGTTGCTGAAGCCCACCGGCGAAGTATATGACATGCAAAACGGCGTAGCACATCTTGCCATTGTGGACTATGTGAACGGCGGAGAACCGGTTTACACTAAACAGGCAACGCTTTCAGCTAGTGACGGTAAATACTGCGTTGTGACATTTGCATTGCCGTCTAACGCGACCAAGGAGTTCTTTGGTCGATATACGTACCAAATTACGATTTTAGATGGAAATGGCAACGCCGCGATTCCTCAACAAGGCAGGATGATGATTTACAAGAACATCCAGCCTGATGTGCTGTAAAGGAGGTCTCTATGGTAACTCCTTATTTTTTGAACTTGATCGCCGGCAGCGTGATGCATTCCCCCTCTATGACGCTGCCTACCAACTATTTTGTGGCATTGAGCACAACCGTACCAGCGCAGGATGGCACTGGGTTCACTGAGGTGACTGGCGGCGCTTATGCCCGTGGCACAATGGGCGCTTGGACCGCGCCTAGTAACGGCACGGTATTCAATGCTGCTGACGTGGAGTTTCAGGAATGCACTGCCGATTGGGGCACCATCAAAGCCTTCGGTGTGTATGACGCCGCAACTGGCGGGAACCTGTTAATGTATGACGAGGTGACACCAAACCAGAGCGTCGTGACCGGTAACCAGGTGCGGTTCAAACCCGGCGCATTGAAGCTGACCGTCCGGGCGGTGTGATATGCAGCGGCGCTATAGCATTACGGTGGGTGGTCTTTCCTCCTGCAAACTGACGCTGCAGGATGGAGAGACTTCCCAGGTCGTGCTGCCCGGAAATCTGTCTGGGAATCTGGTGTTGTTTGAGGGAGATCGTATTGATCTGGTGGCGCGCGATACCGACAGCGGCGCATACGAAATTCGTCTGTCCGGACTGGTATCTGATCAACAGATCATTAGTTTGTCCGGTGTCTTCGAATTGGAAGTCACGACGGAGTTTGCTAAGTTAAACCTTCCTGTCAACCTCAAAACAAACAGCGATCCTGTATTGGCGCTGGAGTCTGCTACCATCGACTTGACACTTGTCCGCAATTTGCACGGCCATGAGCATCTTGAAGTATTTTCTACAGGCTCTGTAACGGTGAGTAAGGCACTGAACGGTGGTGAAGCTACCGTTTCTGTTAGTACATCAGCCGCCAAAATTTCTGCCGAGGTTTTCACTGTGCTTACAGACTGGATCAATGCACCGTTCTCGGATATTGCAGACCTGACATTGGGCAAGTTAATTTACAAGGAGGTGTGATATGAGCACAACGCCTACTTTAAATTTGATATTAGTAGACCCTGCATCTTGGTCGACTACGCTCAGTAAAACGTGGTTGAATGATTTGATGGGTACAGATAATGTTTCCAACATGTCAAAGATCGACGCCGCCGTCGCGGCGCTGCAATCCGCCAAAGCTGATTTGGTGGATGGACTGATCCCCGCGTCTCAGCTCCCCTCTTATGTGGATGACGTACTGGAGGGCACCATCTCGGAGGACGCCTCATCTTTTACATTAACAGGGGCATCCTCCACTTGTACGCCGGAGACCGGGAAGATCTATGTGGACACAGGCAAGAATATTACCTATCGGTGGAGCGGGTCTCTCTACGTACCAATTGGCAGCGACCTGGCGCTGGGAGAAACGGAATCCACCGCTTTCCGTGGTGACCACGGTAAGGAAGCCTATAATCACATTTCCCGGAAGGACAACCCTCACGGTGTAACTGCTGCGCTGGTTGGACTTGGCCTTGTGGACAACACTGCGGATATGGATAAACCTATCAGCACGGCGACGCAGGCAGCCCTTGATGGCATCAATGCACAATTAGGGAACATTTCATCTATTTTGGACGCAATTAACGGGGAGGTGATCTGATGGGGACGATTGCTGAGAAGCTGCAAAAGCTGGTGCACACAAAAGAAGCCATTCGCCAGGCCATCATCGGCAAGGGACAGAATGTCGCGGCCTCAGACACCTTCGCAAGCTACCCTGCCAAGATTGCCGCTATCAAGACAGGAACTGATATCAGCGATGCAACGGCAACTGCGGGGGATCTCCGCAGCGGCAAGGTCGGCTACGGCAAAGGCGGGAAAATCGTCGGTACGGTACCGGATGTGGCTGTACCGACACCGGTCATTTCTGTTAGTTCTGGTGGATTGATCACGGCGTCTGCTACGCAAAACACTGGTTTTGTGGCGGGTGGGTCCACGAACGCGACAAAGCAATTGACGACACAGGGCGCGATGACGTGGACGCCGCGCACATACAGCCTGACAGTGCCGTCCGGAACCTATATGACTGGGAATCTGGTTGTTCAGGGTGACTCAAATTTGGTATCATCGAATATCAAAAAGGGTGTGTCTATTTTCGGTCAGACTGGCACGTATGAAGGTTCTGGGGCGATCATGGAGCCGTTGTCCACAGCGAACTTTGGGATGTCTATTTCATCCAGCAAGGTCATTCTTTCTATTGACACTAAGCGAAACATACAAAAACTGCTTAGTGTTTCTATTCTGACGAGAGGATCTATTTTGGTCAGTGGCCCCATGATGGACCCAGATGACGAGACGTACTTATATCTCTATTATATGTGTAGCGCAGACGGTTGGCGGGCAATTGCGGATTACGATACTGCGGTTACAGTTGGATTAGATTATGTCGATATAACCCTGAAGCCAGGTTCTACAAAAATCAATTCATTCGAAAATGGACTGCTGGAGGGAACCATCGTATACATTCCGGCTTAATGGAGGTGAAATTATGTATGCACTAAAAATGGAAAGTGGCAAAGAACTGATCACCACAGTGCGAGGCACAATTTATCAAAACGAAAAGAATGCCGACACGCTGGTTTTTTTGCTGCCACGCAAATATGAAGAGACAGATATGGCAAGTTGTACCGTGTTGATGCGGTACGTCCTCCCTTCTGGCTCTGGCCGTTCCGAGGAAATCGAAATGGACCCCGTGCCGTATAACGAAGATTATTATCGTTATCGGTTAAAGGCGGCTTCACGTTTTACAAAGGAGTTTGGCTCACTGGTTTTGTGGCTGACAGTTGTAAGTCGCGATAATGCCGTTGTATTAGAGACTGGTGAAACAACCGTTCCTGTATTAGAACGCAAGAACATTGACGACTTCATGTCCGACGCCGACAAGAGTAAGATCGATTTGATGGACGAAAAGATCGCTAAGCTCCAGAAAGAGAAGGCGGACAACTTGACCTATGATAAGGAAACCCGCAAGCTCCAACTGACCGCAGACGGTGAAGTAATCGGAAACGATGTGACCGTTCCTGCCGACGATTTCTCTTCCAGTTCCGACGACGAGTGGGGAGATATGGAGGAAGATGGCGGCTGGGGTAATATGACTGGTCAGGGCGGCGGTTCTTCCAATCAAGACTGGGAGACCATGTGATCTTCTCAGCTTTTGATATATTTTGTGAAGGAGACTTGAATGATGGAAAAGATGATTATGGCTTCCGATGGTAAGGAAATCCGCATCAGCACTCGCCCTGAGCCGTTTGGCGGCATTGAGTATGGCTCTCCCATCCCCATGATGGATCATGACGCCTCTCGCGCAGACCAGACCATTACGGCGGCTGGCTTTGAGTTGTCTTACGATTCTCGCGGCTACTGCTACAAGCGGATTCGCATCAAGAACTAACTACTGGTATGACACCCACACCATCCGGGGTGGGTTTTCTCATACATCATTCTAAAGTAAGGAGGATGTGAATGGCAAAAGTAAGCTATAAGCAGGGTCTCAAATCAACGTATTTGGGACTGAGCGAGCGGCTGTCGACTGCGCTGTATTTCTGTACAGACACGCACGAACTGTTCAAGGGCGACGATCTGTACACAGATGGGCTGCGCGTGGTCGCCAGTCATGCGGCGCTTCCGGAATTTACCAAAGCGGCCGAAGGCAAGATTTACTACTGCGTCGACAGTAAGTGCGGATACGTTCTGAACGAAACCCGTGACGGCTGGACGCAGGTGATCTTCGGCACGGACGGTGAGACTCTGGAAGTCAACGCAGGCGGCCTGATGCAGGTAAAGGCTATTCCTGTGGAAAAGGTCGCGGGTCTGGATACTTACGTCAACGGTTTGGTCGAAAAGGCTGTTGGTAATCTGGATCTCAACGTCGACGTTGCGACAAAAGAAAAGGCCGGTATCGTTAAGCCCGGTAACGACTTCGAGGTAGGTGCTGATGGGACCCTGTCCCTCAAGGCTGTCGCCATCGAAAAAGTGACCGGTCTTGAAGACCGCCTGAATGAGTTCCAGCCTGTTGCTAAGGCTGGGCTGAATCCTGCTCAGATGGAGATCAAGGATAACGTTCTGAGCATTATCGGTGTGGATTCTGGAGTGGTGTCCCATCGTGGCACTTCTCTACAATCTGTGTTGGACGACATGTCTAAGTCCCTGATGTGGGAGGACATGGACGCCGAGGGTGTCTAAGCCCTCAAATAAACTCTTATGCAACGGTGTCGCCGTTACGGCGCCGATGTAAAACTTTTTCAAAGGAAAAATGGAATTATGGCTAATGTTTCTTTCAAGAAGGGTCTTGTATCCAAGCTGCCTGCCACTTATGTAGAGGGCACTTTCTATGTGACCACTGATGAGCGTGCAATTTATCTGGATATCAGCAATGAGGCCCGTATCCGCCTCGGTGACTTCCAGGAGTTTGCGACCGTCGAGGCTCTGACTGCCAACACCAATCCCTCTGCGACCGCTCTGTACTATGTTGCAGACATCAATTGCCTCGCTAAGTGGGATGGCTCCAAGTATGTTCAGATCAACCGCGATACCGGCATGACCTCTGTTGAGGTTACTGGCGAGGGTAACGCTGTGACCGCCGCCGTCTATGACGAGACTGGCCGCAAGCTGACCCTGACCAAGGGCGCTACCTACATGACCGCCGCCGACGTTGACTCCAAGATCTCTGCCAAGGTTGGCGATATCGAGGGCACTGTCAAGAAGTATGTCGACGACAAGACCGCCGGCATTGCTACCGATGCTTCTCTGGCCGCTCTGACCAAGCGTGTTGATACCGCTGAGACCGATATCGACGCACTGGAAACCAAGGTTGGTGCAAAGTCTGTTGGCGAGCAGATCGACGACAAGATCACCGCTTTGGATCTGGCCAACACCTACGACGCCAAGGGCGCTGCTGACGGCAAGGATGCCGCCATTGCCGCCGCTAAGAAGGCAGGCACTGACGCTCAGGCTGACGTGGATGCTCTGAAGGCCAAGGTTGGCACTGTCCCCGCCGACAAGACCGTCGTGAAGATGATCGAAGAAGCCCAGACCGCTGCTACCTATGACGATGCCGCTGTGAAGGCCGACATCAAGAAGAACGCTGATGCTATTGGTGTCCTGAATGGTTCCGGTGAGGGCTCTGTTGATAAGAAGATCACCGATGCCTTCAATGATTTCGCCACCAAGGTTTCTGACGATGGCGTTGTGAACAGCTACAAGGAGCTGATCGATTGGGCCGCTACCCACGGTTCTGAGGCTGCTCAGATGGCCGGTGAGATCACCAAGCTTCAGGCTATCCTGAAGGGTATCGGCGGCGAGGGCGAGAGCGCTACCGTCGTAGCTTACGTCACCGAGGCCATCAAAGCTCTGAAGATCGGCGATTACGCCAAGGCTGCTGACCTGACCGCTCTGGCTGGCCGTGTGACCACCGCCGAGGCTTCCATTACCACCCTGACCGGCGAGGGCGCTGGCTCTGTAAAGAAGGCTCAGGCTGACGCTGAGGCTCATGCTGATACCGTTGCCGGCACCGCTGAGACCAACGCCAAGAAGCACGCCACTGACCTGAACACCGCCATGGATACCCGTGTGAAGAAGGTGGAGGCTTCTGTCACCACCCTGACCGGTGAGGGCGAGGGTTCTGTCAAGAAGGCTCTGGTCGACGCCAAGGCTTACGCTGATGGTCTGGCCGGTAACTATGACGCCAAGGGTGACGCCGCTCAGGCCCTGACTGATGCTAAGGCTTATACCGACAACGCGCTCACTTGGGGGACCTTCTAAAGAATAACAGTTCTTCCTGTTCGGAGCGGGGCGGCAATAGCTGCTCCGCTCCCCTATTTATAGAAAGCGAGGTGCCATAGAATGGCCTTGTTTAAGATTCTGTCTGGTCCAAGTTCTCGCATTTCCACAAGCGTTACTCCCCTCCATGAAGGATTTGCGTACTTCACACCGGACACTGCTGGTTTTTATATTGACGCCAAGAACGGCGACAAACTTCAGCGTATTCAGATCAATCCTGATATTGCATCTAAGTGCTCTGAAGCCCTATCAAAGATTTAAGGAGGGGAAAGCATGGCACTTGAAAATGAAATTACCAGAGTTGCAGGCGGTACGAAAGACACGCTGAAAACTCTGATCACAAAGCTGGGCGGAACTGTCGGTGAAGAGCTGATTGACCAGTATTCCGGTCTTGCCGGCAAGGTGACCAAGCCAGATAAATGGGACAAGGGCGTCCTGCTGGATGGCGGCGCTCTGAAAGACGTCAATGGCAAGGATATTCACGCTGACGTTAAGGCGGCGCTTGACATCCCCGCGGCCAAAGACGCCAAATTGACCATTCAGAAAAACGGCGCGGAGGTCGGGACATTCAGCGCGAATGCATCTGCTGATAAGACGGTTAATATCACCGTGCCTACCAAGGCGAGCGATATTGGCGCTGCAACCGCAACCGATTTGCAGTCCACGCAGTCCGCTGTCGATACTCTGTCCGGCAAGGTCGGCGCTGTCCCGGCCGATAAGACCGTGGTCAAAATGATTGAGGACGCACAGGCTGCCGCTACTTATGATGATGCCGCGGTCAAAGCCGACATCAAAAAGAATGCTGACGCCATCGGTGTTCTGAACGGCTCTGGTGCTGGCTCCGTCGACAAGAAGATTACGGATGCGTTCAACGATTTTGCCACCAAGGTCAGCGACGACGGTGTGGTCAACAGCTATAAGGAACTGATTGATTGGGCGGCAACGCACGGTGCAGAAGCCGCCACTATGGCTGGTGAGATCACTACCCTCAAGAATATTCTCAAAGGTATTGGCGGCACTGGTGAAAGTGCGACTGTTGTTGCCTATGTGACCAGCGCAATCGACGCGCTCAAAATTGGTGACTACGCGAAGGCCGCCGACCTGACTGCGTTGGCAAAGCGTGTCACCGCTGCCGAGGGTTCTATCTCTACTCTGACCGGCGACGAAAAGACAGCCGGTTCCGTGAAGAAAGCTCTTGCTGACGCAAAGGCGTATGCGGATGGTCTGGCTCCCAACTACGATAAGGCTGGTGATGCCACCAAGGCACTGACCGACGCGAAGAGCTACACCGATGCTCAGATCAAGGCGATTCCCACTCCCGATGTAAGTGGCCAAATCAATGCCCACAACACCGACGCAACCGCCCATACGGATATTCGGACTGAACTTGGCAAGAAGGAGACCGCAGGTGCTGCAGCCGCCGTTCAGACCAAGCTGAATGCACATACCGGCGACGCCAACATCCATGTGACCGCTGACGATAAGGCGAAGTGGAATGCCGCGGCGACGAAGCCCAAGGCTTGCTTGGTGACGCTGAAATCTTCTGGTTGGGATGCTAATGCCAAGACTCAGGTTGCGACCGTTGCAAGTGTTGTTGCGGATGAGGCTGCACAGATGATCCACCCCATGCCCAAGATTGGTCAGATCACTACCTACAACGATGCTGGCATCCAACTGATCGGACAAGACGCAGGAAATGTTACTTTTATGTGCGATACGATTCCGACAGCAGATGTGGATGTCTGGGTCGTAACTGAGGAAGTGGAGGATGTGACACCGCCGCCCACTGCATCTGTTACTCCTCAATCTGGCGTGAATTATACAGCCGGTCTGTCTGATCTGGAAGCCGCTGATGTGACAGCGCCGGCAATGCTTATGGCGTCGCGTTCGGCTTCTGCGTTTAACACGTGCATAAAACCAACCTTTTACGGCCGGGGACAAGCGTCCCCGGCCTTCATATCACGGAGGTGATTCAGTGATTTATAACTTGCCGAGAGCGGCAAAGGAAACATGGCCCAACGATCTCGATACCGCACTGGAATTTACATCGCCGGAAGCGTTCTCTATTTCTGCCACACAATTTTGGGGCGGGAAAATTGAGTATACTAATGGAAGCGGTTGGAAGGTGTGGCGCGGTGGCAAAATAGATTCCCACCAAATCGGTCGCAAAAATGCTATCTACCTTAGAGGAAGTGGTAACACTCGAATAGCCTCCGGCGATGCATCACAAGGGTGGACGATGGTGGGAAATAATATATCTTGTAATGGGAATATTGAGCTTCTATTAGACTGGAAAACAGTTAAAAACGGCGATCATCCGACCATGATAGCTTCTTGTTACGATTCTATGTTCTATGGCTGCACAAGTCTCGTGACCGCACCAACGCTGCCTGCGACGACGTTGGTCGATCATTGTTACGATTCTATGTTCTATGGCTGCACAAGTCTCGCGACCGCACCAGCGCTGCCTGCAACGACGTTGGCGTATGGTTGTTACGATTCTATGTTCTATGGCTGCACAAGTCTCGCGACTGCACCAGCGCTGCCTGCGACTAGGCTGGCATGGTGGTGTTACGAGTCTATGTTCCAAGGTTG